AGTTCAAGCAGTTCTTCAAGTAGTAATACCAGTTCTTCAAGCAGTTCAAGCAGTTTAGGAACAAGTAAATCAAGTTCTTCAAGTAGTTCTAGCAATACTAGTTCAAGCAGTTCTAGCAATACAAGTTCAAGCAGTTCTTCAAGTAGTAATACCAGTTCTTCAAGCAGTTCAAGCAGTTCAAGTAACTCAAGTTCTTCAAGTAGCTCTTCTAGTAGTTCAAATTCAAGTATTTCACTTTCAAGTGTAAGCAGTCAATCGAGCTTAAGCTCTGTAGAAGAAATAATGGTAGGTAATATTTCTGTAGCAAATAGTCCTCTTAATGATTGGGCTTTTTTGACTTGCCCGGAGTTTCAATATAATACTATTTCTTTTCACGAGATAGACAATAATACTTATCTATATTTTTTAAACTGGGGCATACTTATAGATACTGAAATAGATACATCAAAAAAAATAGTAGATGAATCTTTTTTAAGAGAATCTTTATATCCATATAGAGAAAAATGTATAGGAATAGATCCTTTAACATATGATACTTATCCTCCTATATATAGGGCAGATAGTGTTGGAGGAGAAATTGCAGCAAATAAATCTGGGAGAATAATATGCACTGATGGAGGGGCTGTTTTTTTAGGAAAAGAGAACGAGATAATATATACTAAGAGAAGTTTATATTTTTCATATTATGATCATAAAAAGGCTTGGATAGCTAAGGGATTAGAAACTCCTTCTTATGATTTTATGAAAAGCCTTACTTTCTCAATAAGTAAAGAATATCGTTTAGATCATATATTGATGTCAACATATGGTGCAGATTACAGGTTAAATTTTATTGATTTAGTTCCATTGAAACATAGTAATATAAGAGATACAACATTTACTATAGATACTAGATATTCAGAAGTTGGCTTGGTAGCTTTTTCTGATGCTTTAGGGTCTGATATTAGAGGATTTCCGATAAAGCCGTTATTAGAGTCTACATTTTTACAATGTGATAAATTTCATAAATATAAACTTAAAAACAAGTATTCTTCTACGGTTTGTGATAATTTGGGAGTATTATATGTTTTTTATGAAGATCCTATACTTATTAATGGGATAGAAGGAACTGGAACAAACGATAATTGTAATATATCATGTGCGATATCATATGATCATGGAGCTAATTGGATAGATTATAAGGGATTGATAAGATTATTAGGTAAAGAGGTAGTGTATGGGCCTCTTGCCGTATGTGATTTTAAGGGTAATAATATAATATATTTGTTTTTTATTCTAGCCAGTGAACAGGATAGTGCTTTGCTTTGTATGAAAGAAATACATATTTCAGATTTTAATACCAGAGATGCTTACATAGATTATGATCCATTATATCCTTATAGCTCTATTAATAGGTATACTACTCAGGGAAAAAATATTAGAAATGCTGTTATGACTATAATAGATGGAGATTTTGGTCCTGATATGAGTATATATGGATATTATTATGGCTATGATAGAACTAGAATGGGATATAGTCAAGAAGATTTCGCTAACGGTAATGTTGGAACTATACGAGAGTTAGTTCCAGGGAGAGGGGCTGTTCCGGGTCATGGAGGATATTCTGATAATGCTTTGGTTTTTTATAGATTGCGTTTTTCTGTTTACGAAGATAATCGAGGAGTTTTAAGATTGTTTTATGTTGAAACCTATCCCCAGTTGCTCTCTTTGTGCTCTATATCAATAAAGAGTAGTTGTGATAAAATTTTTTGGACTTCTGATGTTACGAGAGAACCTTTTGAAGGAGAGATTATTATATCTCAAATACAAGCAATATATAACAAATATACAGACGAAACAGCTATATTGTATGTTCTTACTGATATGAAAGATGTTCCTGGTGAGCAACCTAATCCTAACAGTTTTAGAGTTCCTAATCATTCTGGAAGAGTTCCTAATCATTCTGGATTATATATTCAAAAAATTAGTAATGATATATTTAATAATATATTTAATAATATTTGGCTGTTTTTTAATTATGCTGTAAAAAGTCTTACTCTTTTTAGAATAGCAGGAGTTGATGTTACTATGGCATCATATGAATTGGCTTTTAGAAATCCAGGATTCGATCTTGGAAAAACTCTTAAATATAGTAAACCGGAGATACTTAATACTATACAGCCGGCCGGTTATTTTACTGATAGAGGTTTTTTAAAGATATTTTTCTTTATTACAGATGAAGATAAGGAAAGGAGTGATATGTTTGAAATAACTCTTTTCTCGTCTGATTTCACTCCAAATATAGGAGACTAAAATGGTAGAAACAACAACACCTGAGCCAGTTGATACTGATAGTTCTTTGACAGCAGTAGATAATGTTAGTGGTATAGTTAAAAATAAAAACACTGGACAAAATAATTATAATTCTGGTGTGGTTTCTGCTAAATGTGTTATTAATGGTTTTTGTCCAATAAAATCTAAGTTTTTAGTTAATGAAAATCTTTTGTTTAATGCTGAAACTGTTAAATCTTTTTCTGATGGCGATATCGGAGGATTGGGGGTAATTAAGAATGTTTCAGGAATATATTTAAAAGAATATTATAATTATTTATCTACTTTTATTGATGCTCCTTTTTCTGGCACAATTAATTCTCATTATCCCTTGCTTCCAGAAGAAGAAACTTTAGAAGATGTCTATTTTGATGAACAGACATTTATTGCTAAAACGAGTTTGTTTGGAGATCTTCCTTATAATACTTTAGAAGTAGATACGGCTCCCGGAAGAGCGGTTTGGATGTCTTATAGGGTATTAGAACCGTCTCAAAATAATTTTGTAGTTAGTGATCTTGATAGTAATGTATTACCTTCTTCTCAGAAGAGTGTGGGAGATGGTAAGGCTGTCTATTCTGGAGTTAATGCTGCCACTGTAGCTGGATCAAATAAAGGCATACATTGGGGAGCAGAAAAGAAAACATCTTTATTTCAGGGAGAAGATTTTTTTATATCATTTAGAAAACTTTCTGGTTCTGTAGATTTAACTAGCGTTGATATGGCTCCTTTTTCATATAATAGTTTACCAGATGCTTCTTTATTTCAGTCTATAGATGTTATTTATGAACCTGATACCAATAATACATTACCTGCCAATCAAGGAGTAGTTTCGTATAACAAAGTTATTAAAGATAATACCGAAGGGACACCTACATCTTCTTATGAAAAAGTTAAAGATTCAATGAAAGCTTTGAACTTAAATGATCAAGCTTATTATCTTATAGAATTTGATGTAAATGATAGCTTAGCTACTATTTTTATATTTATAACCCAACGAGCTTATCCTACGTGTGTTTATGTTAAAGATGGAATCTCTTATAATTTAGGATCTTATAAGAATGTTAAAGGAAGCGCTTTAATACAATCTGAAAAATTTGTAGTTTCAGTAAGAAATCACTTGGGGTATTTATCTATAACTTTTAGTGGATATGATGATGATCCTTGGATAATTTCTTCTCCAACAGGAAATGCTAAAGCTGACATTAATTATTCTGGCAATAAAAAACAAACAGATGCTGTTTTGATAACGTCTTATAAATTAAGAATATGGGTTGGTAATATACCTTCTAGTTTTTGTTTTTCTCCACTGTCTTATTATGAACAAAAACAAATAATATTACCAGCTAAACCTAAAAGTCAAGTGAATAACACTCAACTGGTTGCTACCGATATAAACCAAAGTGGTCAGGAAACAGAACAGGACTTAAAATACGAATTACCTTATATGGGAATACAAAATTGTTATTGTTTATTATCTACAACAAGTGATGCTCTTGATGCTAATATCGTAGAGAAGAATCCACATTTAGCAAATTCTCCGTTATTTGGAAATGATCTTCAAGAAGCTTCTGAAGCAGAAATAAAATTGCCCGGCAATGAACAAATTACTCCTATTGCTCCAGGTCAGGTTTTAGCTTCTAATTCTTCTGATATTCAAAGTTCTGGTATGCTGTCTCCTATTACTTATTTTTTATCTTTGGGAAGATATATCAAAGCAGTAGCAACAGAAAACGGAGATGCCGATGATGTTGTTGATAGCGCTTTTAGTAATACTTCTACAAGGATAACATTAATAGCTTTTAATGTTAAACCATCTAGTGATGGTCATACATTCTCTTTTAATTTATCCTGTGAATTAACTGCTGGAAGACATATATTTAAGGGGCAAAGATTTTCAGATGGGAAAGATATAAAATTAGTTCTTAATGGATGTAAAACTCCTATACTTAACAATATAAGATTGGTAGCTATTCCTAAAACACAAACAGCATGGCAGATTAATCCTGTAGATGTTTCTGCTTTGGTTATGAAATATAATGATACATGGAGCTCTAGTGATTTTCATTCTATAAGTCATACTGGAAATATAACTTTTTTAATGAATAAAGGAATGAGTGGAGGTCTAGATTCTCTAGTGACTAAAATGGAAGGTCTTAAGAATAAAGCTTTTTATATAGAGTTTTGGGCAGGGTATAGTGGATGTAATTATTCTCAATTAGAACCTAAAAAGGCATATAAACTATTTACTGGTATATGTTATGGAGGAGTTTTAGACGAAGCTCCAGGACAAAGGACTATGACATGTAAAATATATGATTATACTAAGATCATGGAGGAGTCATATATATTTAATTCGCCATTTTATGATGGAATGAGAGATATGAATGTTATTTATGATTTAACACAAATGGTTGGGTTTATGGATGCCGCCAGTCCACCAGGACCAGCATATTTGTGTAAAATACAAGCAAATAGCACTGGTAATCAATTTCAAGCTCAAACCCTAGATGGTAGGGGAAGTTTTTCTACGGTTTATGCTTTACCTAATTCTTATTCTAGATTAAAAGAGGCATATTATAAATTTCAAGACGGAACTAGTTATTGGGAAAATATTCAAAAAATTACTAAAGTTGCTGGTAAGGTGGTTTTTTTTGATACATTTGGTATGTTTCATTATGAAAATTTACCATATGATAAATTTTTATTTACTAATGCTAATGAGAGCACTGTTACTTCTTTATGGAATTATACTAGATATCCTAATGGCTCTGGTCAATTAATTTTTGACGTTTTAACAAGGGAAAGAACCGTAGAAGATGTATATAATATTATACATCTTATGACAAGTACTCCAGATTATGAGTTAATAATATATGATAAAGTTAATTGGGAATCTCTTTATAATGTTGATTATTCTGGATTCCTTGGATATAAAAAGGTATATTTGCAACAAGATGGTATTTTTGGTAGTTTAGATACTTTGTCTAGTTTGGCTAAAAATTATTCTAAGTTCTTTATAGCTCCGGTGGTCTATAAGTTTCAGAGTTACGGTCTACCAATTAGATGTTTGGATATAGTTTCCGTTGATGGACAAAAACTTATATTAACTAACGTTTCAACGGAAATAGACCCGTCTAAAAATCTTTGGTGGCAAAATTTAGAAGGTGAATGGTATGGATCGGAAGATGTGTTAGGATAAAATTTTTAAGGAGATAATAAAATGGAAGAAACATCTAATTTCATGGAAAGAATTAGGTTATATGTAGATAAAAGGGTGAGAAATATTGTAGCGCAAAACCAGGATATTGATGCCGTGCAAAATACTACTATAAATGGCTATAGAAGTTTAGGAACTTTTCAATTAATGCAATATGGTGATACTTCTGTACAGCAGGGATATACTATCGGAAGTTCTTCTACTCCTATTGTTTCTAATTAAGGAAAAATGAAAAATGGCAGGTTACACCTCTTACTTAAATTTAGCATTCTTTGATTTTGCTGATAGATTAGACTACGCTATTAATGTTCAAAGAGAAGTTGACCGTTTTACGGTTATTGATAAACAGCTTTATGGTTTATCTTCTGTATTTGGAAATGGAGTAATATCAGGTTGGGAAGTTTTTGATAATGGGTATAGTGAGACATCAGGTATATCTATAGGAATATCTTCTGGTCTAGGTTTAATACAAAATATTGCTACTCAAACTTTTGCTTCTGAGTTTTTAGACTCTCTTATTCCGGAATCTATTATATATTTATATGCAAATATTATGGGATCGAGTATAACGGATAGAAGAATTAATTTTATTTTATCTTCATCAGATACCTTAAATAGTCCATCTAACTTGTTATTGTCTAAGATAGTTACTTCTAGTAATGGTATAGTATCTATAGATGATACGGTAAGAACTAATATAGGTTTTGAGGAATCTATTTTGACAGCAATAAATAATCATAGACACAGAGGTCTACCCTCAAAAATAGATTTATTAACTGAAACAAAAAATTTATTATCCGGTTCTAGATTAGAAAGTTTTGATGCAAGTAAGATATCGTCTGGTATATTTAATGTTTATCAAATACCTGTTTTAGATCATAATAAATTAAATAATATTGGCTCTTTAACACATGCTCAAATAGATACTTTTGTTCAATCTTTAAGTAGTTCTAATCAGGGATTGTTCGGAGAGATATCTGTTATAGATCAATTGCATCAAATCATGTTTCTAAAAGCAAAATACCCTACGGTTGATAAGTATTTTGATAATGAAATATCTATTATACCAGGTATATCAAGTGATAGTCAAATAGATTTTTATAATAGTGCAGTTTTTATAGACAAGGGGGCTCGTAGTATAATAGGATTGCCAGTTAGCACTAATAATACATATTTTTTTACTAGTAATTTTTCTTTGTCATCACCTATAAAAAAAATGATTTTAACTAGTCATAAGTCTATTCCGGTTAACTCTCAAATAATATTTGGGATTAATACTACTAACTCTGTAATATTTTCAGATTATCAGGTTATTGAAGAGGATAAGTTGCAGGATATTGTGGCTTTTGGAGATAATTTAAGAATAGGAATAAAATTTGTATATACTGGGGGGATTGATGTCTCTGATCCATATAATTTTACCTTTAAAGATTTTGTGGATTTTGGTTTTGTAAATTCCTCATTGTCTCCTTTACATTTTCATTTCAGAATAAGATGGTATACGGATATGGCTATGAGTCATCTCTTTTATACTGCTTTTAGTTCTAATGATAAGCAGGAAGGCTGGTTGGTTAATGATACTCTTTCTGTTCCTCCAGAGGGATACCTAATAGAACCAGATGGTTCTATTGTTGTGACATATTTTCCTGATTTAAGTTTATTTCATCCATTTGTAGTGTATTACTTAAATATTGACGCCTGGGATGGAACTTCATTCTCTTCTGAAACGGTTGGATATACATTTATTACAGAAAGAGGAAGTTCTATATGTGATCAGTATGGATATTTGCCTCAAGTTAAAAATTTTGCATGTATGTTTTCTTTAGAAAATGATGAAAAAGTTAAATTAAATTTGTGAGATAATAATGCCTATTTTTACTAAAAACTATGGATTAACAGCATTTACAAATGGAGACGCTTACTCTGCGTCTTCTGACAGAAACAGAATGAGCATAATAGACAATCAATTGGCTTTTATCTCTGACATTGTAGGATATGGGGTTATTGATGGGTGGAATGTTATTGATGAATCAGGTTCTATTTCTGGTAATATATTATATTCTAATAGTGAACATATTATAAGAGTTTTACCAGGGTCGGGAATAATTAATAGATTTTATACTAGAACTTTCGGAGAACTAAATGCTACTATAAAAGATGGAGATACTGCATATGTTTATATGCAAAAAAAAGATAATTATAATGCTTCTTTTAGTTGTTTTTCTGATATAAAAAGTATTATTTGTAGTAATATTTTGCCTCCATCTATTCCTTCAGGATTTTCCTGTAATGGATCTACTGAAAATTCTATTAAACTTGTTTGGAATAAAAATTCAGAAGTAGATTTTTCTTATTATCTACTAAAAAGAAGTGTTGATAATATTTCATTTGTTGATATTGCTTCACAAATAGACAGTTCATATGAAGATATTGGATTATCTCAAAACACTATTTATTATTATAAATTATATGCTGTAGATTATAGTGGGAATATTAGTTTGTCTACAACAACTCTTAGTATTTCAACTTCTTTAGATTTAATCAAACCAGAAAATCCTAATATAATATCTTCTTTTGCTGGAAATAATTTTGTTCAATTTTTATGGCAACAACCCCCTAAAGGTAATGTTGATCATTATCAGATAGACGTATATGAAATGAATGATCAAAAGCAACCTATTTTTTTATTGAACACTTTTAATACAATAGACTTACAATTTATAATTAAAAATCTTATTAATGGAAAATTGTATAGATTTATTATTTATTCTGTTAGTATAAATGGGATTTTATCAGAAGGTGATATAATTAACCTTTCACCACAAACAATATTAGGACCTGCTGAAATAGAGAATTTAATTGTTTCTGAATCCTTAAGTCTAACTAGTCTTAATAATATAGATTTAACGATAGGATGGGATCCTGGAATTGATCCTTATTTATCTTTAGCGGAAAAATTTGCTATAACTATAATAGAAAATGGTAATATAGTTTCTGATATAATATATGTTTATAATGATTTTTCTAGTATTTTTAGTAAGGTAATTAGCACATATAAATATAATGGTCTTGTTCGAGCAATACTTCCTAAAACTTATTATATAATAAAGGTTCAAGCAGTAGATGCTAATGGTAATTTTAATAAAGGTATCGTAAATAGTATAACTACTTTAAATTATGTATCTCCATCGGCTCCTTCTAACATTATAGCAACACTTAAAGAGAATAATAAGCTTTTATTTACTTGGAAAAATAGTATAAACTTATTTGATCATAATTTATTAACTATAAAAAAAATAAATAAAACAACTTTAGTAGAAATTGTATTAGTAAATAATGAAAATTTTGGGCAAAAAAATTCCTATTTAACTAATGATATTATTGATATGAATAGCACTTATACTGTTGAGTTACAATCAGTTGATGAATATGGAAATAAAAGTGATATTGTTTCTTATTCTTTTGATACACTACCGTTAGATGGGACCTTACCAGAAGTTCCAAAAAATCAATTCGCTTTTAGTGGAGATAAAAAAGTATTTTTATCTTGGGACACATTTGAATTGCCGTTGGCTAAATATTATAAAATATGGAGAGCATTATATGGAACTAGTTTGGAAATTAGTGATTTTTCTTTAATAGAAACGTTGCCGTCAACACAATCTTCATATGTTGATTATTCTGTTGTAAATGGTAATAGGTATTATTATTTTGTTACTACTGTAGATGAATATGGGAGAGAATGTTTAAATCCAGTTGATGATGGATTTATTTTATATTCTTTGATATTGGCATATCCTCATAAAGATATAACATTTGAAGATATTGAAAATGTTTCTCTTACTCCATCTGGAGATCCAAATGGAAATGATGTTTTGATATCTTGGACAGTTGATACTCTAAAATATGATGGATATGATGGTTTTGAGATTTATAGATCTATTGGTAATAAATATTCTTGGGAAAAAATAGGACATACCGATAGGGATGTATCTAACTTTATAGATAGATCTATTCTTTTGATAAATAATACAACTTATTATTATATGGTTAGAAAATATAGAGATGAAGCAAGATTATCTTTATCTATTAATAGTGATTTATTTCCAATAGATTCTGTTCTTTTGGCTAAAATAATAGCTATTCCAAGTGGATTAATAATTACAGATTTAAGAGTTTCATTAAAAAACATTGGGTCTGTAGCAAATTCTTATTTAAACGAAAAAGTTAATAGTCATAATCATTTAAATACCTCTTTAGTAGATAAAAGGATTAATTTAGAAGATAATATATATATTACCAATTGGTCTTCTGTTGATAATTTAACTTTTACAACAACAGATGTTTTTTCTGGTGCTTTATTGTATGTTGTAAGAATAAATGGAGAACTTTCTAATATATTTTACGAAATAGATTATGTAAATAAGAAAATAATATTTTCTTCTCCAGTTATAGATTCAAATATATCTCTGGAGTGCATTGGTTTATCGGAAATACAAAACTTATTGTCATCAGAAAAATTACAAGAGATAGCAGCCTCTTTATGTGACACTGGAAAATTAAACAAAAAAACTATCCCTAAAATATCTCATAGTGGAAGAATATCTGAAGATATTATTCCTCTTCAACTATTATTGATGACTGAAGATGGATATAATTTTGATATATATCAAAATATTAAAAGTGGAACTTCTGAAAAGATAGGAACGGCTACAACTTTTTATGATATTTTAAATATAACAGGGAATACTTTTGCGGCTGTTACTAGTGTTGGTATACTAAAAAGTTTAGACGGAGGTTATTCTTGGGAAGTATCTTATTCTGCTAGTGGCCCCGTTTTTAAGTTATATTATTCTTCGTCTTCTAATAAATATTTTGCCATCGGAGGAAAAGAGGTATATATTAGCTCTAATGGATTAAACTGGAGTAGAACTAGTGGTCTTGATGGGGTATCTATTGTCAGAGATATTGTGGGAGATAATGCTTCTAATGTTTACGTTAGTTCTGATTTAGGAGTTTATGTTTTAAGTAATAATTCTTTTGGAGATTTTTTAATATGGACAAAAACTTCATTACAGAGTGAGATGTCTTCAGATTGTTATGGATTATGGTATGATAATACAAACAATGAGGTAGTAGTTAGCACGGAAATAGGTTTGTATTATACTAAAGATGTAGGGTTAACTTGGACATTGATATATGATTTTCCTTCACAAAGTCCGGTCTGGTTTTTTTCTGTATGTGGTAGTCATGTTTTTGCCTTAACAGATTCTTCTGTTTGGAGAAAGGAAATATCTGAAACTTATTTTTCTATGATATCTCAGATAGACGGTAACCTATCTAGAAAAATGGTAATTTTTAATGATAGCGGAAATAATAAAATTATAGTAGTTTCTGATATTGGTTTATTTATATCTAACAGTAATGATGATATATTTATTTCTAATTATGTAAATATGGAAAAACAGACATTAGAAATAAATAGTTCTACATCAGAAATAGATGTAACATCTTTGAACGTTTTAGGGAATTATATATATGTTGGAAGTGATAAGAAATTATTTAGATCAAGTGTTCTACATAACTTTTCTAAGATATATGAAAATTCTTTTGGTGTAACTCCAATTATATATGTTGATAATAGCCCTCAGCATATAGGATCATATTATAATACCGTAAATAATACTGTTTGTTTTGATTGGAGAATTGATGATAATTCTAAAATAACTATAGCTAATCAGTATAAAATATTTAGAGCTAAGAATAAGGGATGGATATCTCAAAATTTTGAATCTAAAATAACTATACATATAAATGGAACAGAAGTTATTGTAGATAGTCCTTTAGGTAGTGCTGCTTTTACTTCGTTGTCTAATGTTTCTTTTGGAGATTTATCTGAAACTAATTCTAATTATGATAGAACCTCTTTGTATATACAGGATTACAATTCAGAATTAACCCTGTTAACCAGTTCGGTATCCAATCAGGATTATTCTGTAGATATAGTAAATAATTTGTGTTATTTATATTATAGAGTATATTCTCAGGTAATTAAAAATATAAAATATTTTTCGGAAATAGTAATAAATGGATATAATTATTCTATAGTAGATTTTGAAAGAATATTAGATTCACTAATAGAACAAGAGCTAATAGATTATGAGTTGATTCCGGAGATACCTTCATTATTACCTTTTTTGCCAATTGACAATTCTTTAAAATATTTAGATGTGTCTTCTGGAATTCTTGTTTGGGATGAAAATTTTGATAAATATGACAATATAACTATAGATATAAATAGTTCTTTTATTAGAAATTCTGGTGTATTTACTCATAAAGATATTGATGATAATATAGAAATAAAAGATTCTGGTTTGCCATATTCTCTTGCTGAAGTTAATCAGACAAATTTAGTTAAGATGGGAATGTTTTTAGAAAAGAATTGGCCAAGTGAACAAAATCAGGTTGATATATGTAATATACCAGTGAAGAGCACAATTCAATCTTCTTATTTTATACCAAGAGATAAAAGCTGGTATGATGTTTTAAATTCGACGGTTGACTATAATAAAGAATATTACTGTAAGGTATCTGGTCTTACTGTTTTGTATCCAACTTCTGTTTGTTATGATTTTGTTTTAGGAAAGGTTTTGGTTGGATCTGTTACAGGACTATTAAGCATTGATATTAAAAATCTAAATATATCTGTAATAAATTTTAATGGAACATATGAAAACGAGTTTGTAAGAGACATAATTTATTATGGATATGTTTATATTGTAACAGAATATGCTATATATTATTCTACAGATTTATCTTCTTGGGATAGAATGGATCTAACTGGATTAAAAGGAAAATTTAACAAATTAACAGTATTTAATAATAATTATATATTATCAACAGATGATGGCATATACTATAGAGGAGCATATGATTTCTTGTGGAAAAATGTATCTACATTAAATAATGTTAGTGTTTTATATAGTCCAGATTTAATTTATGCTATAAATGATAATATTTTATACACTAGTAATAATGGTTTAGTTTGGAAAAATGGTGGAGATTTTGGATCTATACAGGTTAATAATATAACAAAATATCAGTCTAATATGGCAATAGCAACAAATAGTGGTGTAAGATATGATAATTCTACTTTCTTTGGAAGTAATGCTCAAGTTTCTCTTATAGATGTGTTGAATGATATAAATCTTTCATCTTATTTAAAAGTTAATGATGTCGTTAGTGATGGAAATAATTTATTCGCTTTTTCTTCTAACGGTAAATATTATACGATAAATAATTTAGGATTTACAGAATTGGATTCGTATCTTCCTTCGATACAAAGGGCTTTATTGGTAGAAAAAGATATTTGGATGTTTGGGTATAATTTATTAAGAATTAGCAGTTTAGATTATCCGATAATATTAGGTACTGGATCTATTTTTTAAAATGGTTATATCTTCAAAGAAATTTGTTACAGATTATGCTTCAAGAAATATACTTTCTGATATTATAACTATTAATGATATTAATCCTTCGTATGAGAATTATGATTTAGGATCTAATAAAACCATACTTAATGTTAGATTTAAGTTTAATAGAGGAGACATTTTATCTTCTGGGTCTAATAGGGATATAGTTATTTTAAGAGCATATAATTCGTCTAATACTTTATCTTATAGTGTATATTATAGAGTAGATACAAATACTATTTATTATGATGACGGTGTGGCTCATGGGACTGTATGCTCTAATGGATGGAATGTTATAGAAATTCAAAATAATTCTTCTGGTAACGATATTTTTTGGTTAAATGATATTGTTATATTTACTGCTGCAAGTTCAAATTTAAATATTAGGTATATCAAATATGGAGCGATATCTATATCTTCAAATATATCTAATTCTTATTATTTAGATGAATTAGTTTTTAGTAATTCTAAGATAGGAATGATTCCTTTTCTTCCTAATGCGATTTTTGCTGTGCCAAAAATATCTCAAAATTTTTCTGTATATAACACTTATATTCCTACGAAAGCTTCTGTTTATTTAAAACCTGTATGTAATGATGTGTCTAAGGCTTTTAATGTTGATATCATTAATGGAGATTTTATTAGTGGAGGGGCAAGTATTGATGCTTTAAATTTTTATAATATATCTGAAGTAAATGATAGCTTTTTGATTCCTAGTGATAATGATACAAATTTTTCTTCTGACAGTAAAGGGTTTTTACAGATAATTACTGAATTTAATACAGTAGATTATCCAACTATAAATTATCCTATACAAAGTTCTATAACGGGATCTTATAATGTTTGGATTAGATGTCAATGTTTTACTGGAAGTTTTAGTGCTGATATCTATATAGATGGAATTTTAGAAAATACAATACAAAATTATACCTTAAGTGGTGTTTCTTGGAATTGGTTTTCTTCTGTTATAAATATTCCAGATAAAGATGTTCATACTTTGGGTATAAGATTACATTCAAAGGGATCATCTTTAAATAAGATAGTTTTAAGTAAGAACTTTTTTATTCCAGTATCTTCTGGCCCGAAAATAACAAAAACTCCTTTTCAAACAATATTTGGGCAATTATATACTGTTGGAAATGATGGTCTTCCAAATTTGCCTCTTTTTATATATGATTATAAAAATACATTATTAGATATAAAGCAAGATGATTGGTATAATTTTAGTTTAGAGTTTTTAAAAAGTTATGGAGAAATAAATTTTGATTCTAAATATGCTTTTGTGTTATTTAGTGTAGGTGGAGAAAATAATAGATATATACTGTGGGAAACTGCCTTAAGTAATGAATATATCTGTGAAACTTCTGCTATTAAGTATTAAGGAAAAGTGAATGTCAATAGCTTATGCTTTTTTTACGTTAAATGGTTTAAAGATTTATTCCTTAAAAGAATGGGAAGATATTCAGTTAATTCCATTAAGCACAGATATAGAAACTTATAATCTTTTTTTTTATAACGCATATTATAAAAAATTAAATAATAATGATAATAATATTTGGCACATATATTCTAATAATTTATATTTCTATAACGTTTATTATAAAAAATTAGGAGATATTAGCAATATTTGGCATGAGAGTGAAACTGGTCATTCTTTAATAATATCTAGTTCGTATAACTCTTTTGATGAATATGGTGATAGGATAGTTATTCCTCCATCCTCTACAGAATCTTTAGTTGTCAATAACTTTATACCTTCTGTTTTAACTCTTAATAATACCAAAGTAGTTAATGATGAATATGGAAAAGAAGATATAGTTCTTGATTTTCCAGATAGAGTAGTTAATATTGTTGTAGATAACAGTGGAAGTATGACATGGAACGATGAGTCAGGATTGAGATATGATTTGATAAAAAGATTTATTGAAAGAGTGTCGGGGTATAAAAATTTAGGTAATGACAAAAATATTTGGCATACATATTCTAATAATCTTCTTTTTTATGATGTTTTTTATAAAAAACTAGGTAACGATATCTCTGGTAAATATCCTGGAAGTGTAGAATATAATATCATAAAATATGGAGGAAAATATATTTCAGTTTTATTATCGGCAACAACATCTGATAATAATCCTCTTAATCCAGCAACTAATATTCAAAAAATATATGAACAAGATGATTTTATTGATGATGCTAGTGATTTTTATGGTGTTAGAATTTTAAGAAGAAAAGATATGTTTTCTGCTTCTCCGATAGATGGAGAAATAATATTTGATGGTATTATTAATAAATTATCACAAACATGTTTAATTGAAAATCAAACTTATTATTATTCGTTGTATACTTATGATAAAAATTATCATTTTAGTAATCCTACTAGAATATCTGTTGTTCCTAGAAAGAATTTAATCCCAAAAGGAGTTAAAACTTTTTATTCAGAAGTTCTAAAGGGTAGCGGGATAATAACAGATAATAATGTTGTTTCTTCATGGCATTTCGGAGAAGGAAATGGAGATATTGTTTATGATTTTACTGGATATGGAGATTTAGTATCTCAAAATTATAGTTCAGTTAGAACTCAATGGTTAAATAAATATGAAGTTCCTGTAGGAAATTCCGGAATTAGATATGACTCTATCCCTTCTTTAACTATTATTCAGGATAAAACAATACCTTATAAAGCTCCTTTCACTTTTATGGCATGGTTTTATCCTTTTGATAATTCATTAACAAATCAGGTTATAGCCAGTAATGATAATGGAGTAAATTATGATTGGTATGTATCTTTGTCTGCTGGTAATATAAATTTTCATACTAATAACGGATCTAATATAGTATCTTCTATAGGATATATTTCCCAAAAAGAATGGCATCATTTAGCGATAACTGTAGCCTCTAACGGAAATACTAATATATATATAGATGGAGTTTTAAGCAATACTGGAACATCAGCATTGTCATCTTTCTCTTTAATGTCTTATCCTTCTTATGGTAATAATTTCAGAACAAGTATAGGTAGTGGGTTCTTGGGAAGTTTATCTTTTAAGGGATATATAACTGAAGTTAGTATTCATAATATAGAAAGAGATGTTTCGTATGTATTAAAATATTCTAAACCATCTTTAGTTTCAGATAGAGATAATGGTGATAGACTAATAGTTCTAAAGTATTCAATTCCAAATTCTTTTGATTATGTTGGAGGCAAGGTAAGAATCGTTGAAAAATATTCTGAGGTACCATCTAATGAAGAAGATGGAGAGGTTATATATGATGGAGATGCTTTGTCTGGTGATTTTTATAAAACATATAAAGAAGAATTAATTTTAGATAAAACTTATAATTTTAGAATTTTTTCCCAGAACTCAATAGGAAATTATAGTCATATAAGCGACTCTGTTAATCTGACAGTTAATATTCCTAATTTATCAGATGAGGCTAGACAAAATTTATTTCCTATAAGTGAAGAAATATATTTTCCTCATGATTTAACTATAAAAGAAGGTAACGGAAAAAATTATTTAAAATGGAAAATTCATAATTTAAATGATTTATCAAAAAGAATTTTAATATATTTTTCTACTGAATCATTTCCGTCTATAGAAGATAATAATTTCTCTGGCACTTTAGTTTTTGATGGTGACATTGATGACACAGGATTTGTTCATAGAGACTTACAAAATAATCAAATATATTATTATACTATTTTTTCAATAGATAGATATCTTAGGGTATCTGATTCTTTTAGAATTTCTGGAACTCCTCAATCTTCTTTTGATGATACTGGTATCCCTTTAGTGAAAATAAATAATTTATCTTATGAGATAAAAGATGAAAATACTGTTAATATATTTTGGGATAAACTTCCTAATATAAGAATAGTAAATGCTTATTTTGATCAAGATATTGTTTTGTTAGCAAAACTTACAGATGAATTTGGAAATTTAATAATTAAAGACGTTAATGTAAAATTAGAAAATAATATAGAATCCGTTATAGATTTACAGTCTGCTGAAGATGTTTTTATAGGAGAAAATTCTTTTGTTCCTCCAAACTCTCAAGATATATATAATTTTGTAATGTCTAATATGGATAGTGGTATTTCTAATGGAACATTAAAGTTAAAATTAACATCTGCTAATAATGAGTTTTTATTAAAGAACTTTAAAGAAATTATTATTAATACTAAAATAAAATTATTTATTCCTGATACTAGTAGTATATTAGATTCTAATGGTAATTATACTAATAATCTTTTTGAATATACTTCTTCTGAAATTAAAATTGTTTTAACTAATCCTTTTAATCTTGAAATAACAAATAGAGATAATAGATATATAAACGTAGTGTGTAAAAATTCTATATCAGCTTTAGATAATAATGTATCAACGGAAGTAAAAAAATATAGTGGAGCATATGTTGGATCTTCTCAAGGGTTTACCGTAAGGTGCTTGATGACATATAGAGGGAGCCCTCTTATTGGTGTTAGTAGCATATTAACTTCTGCTTATACAGCTAATAAAAACCTATGTGATTCTTCCTTGCCAGAAAGGGGAGATATAAGTTCTTTTTATAATAATCTTACTGGCTTTTCGGATACAGGATCAGTGCAATCTGAGATATTAGATGTTAATGGAAATCCTACCGGAGAATTTGAGACGGTAACTTATTCTGATATATTATTGAATGTTCCCTCTACTGCTCAAAATATATTATTATATATCAAGTCGAGTTTTGGAGGAATGTGTTTTGTTAAAAAAATGTTTTTAGTTTTTGATAGTCCTTTAAAAATTGACATGTCTGTTAAAGTCCCTCTCTCTGATGGAATGAGTATTTCTGAACAGTTTGCAAACGTTTATATATTGGATCCTAATTATCCAGAAGATATCAGCAAAAGAAGTTACCCTCCGGATAATACCATAGTAAAATGGGAACTTACAAAATTAAGAAGTGTTTTTCCAGACAGATTGATATATTCTACTAATAACGTTCCGATTGTAGATGGTATATATTCTTATACAAATAGTGGAGTTACAAGTGGAGTTTTTATCGGACCTATTTCTGGGGTTACTACGTATGATACAGAATCTAATATTGATAGTATATACGAAAGCGACTCATTAAAGGCTACTGTTTTATATAATGGAATTTCTGCCACAGATTATCAAGTTATAAGAATATTACCTCAATCAGTTTTAGGACATGCATCTGCCTCGTCTAGTTTTTTAATGGAATTTGAAGATATCAATAACAATCTATATACTGATGGACAATCTTATATTAAAATGATTATAAGCCATGACGCTAATACTTCAAACACAAAATATTCTTCTTGTTTTAGAAACTGTATGAATGATAAGGGCAAGACTATTTATGAATTGGTACCTGGTCAGTTGGTTTTTATAAATACGAACGAACCGGAAATAGAAATAATATGGGGGAATGTAATAGAAGACATAGATACCTATACTGGGCAAAAGACAATTGATATAACTAATGCCACTATAGGATTAGGGTCGGCATATGTTGAATTGTCTTCTGGAATTAACACTCCAGTATATTTTAGAATAAATAAAAATTATCAAAATCAACATTCTACAGGTTTTATAGAAAAGTCTACAGAATGTAAGTGTATAGGAAATGGGCAATTTATAAACTATTATAATGAAATTAATGTTTATGGGTCTATTACTTCTATTTTTAATGGGAGTAGCATAGCTCTGACCGGCGGTGGAGATATGACAAATGGTTTTCCTCCAACAATAATAATTCCACAGGAGCCCGTTTTGATAAAAGTTGTTGATAGAAAATCAGGAAATATATCTGTTAAAAGTTTAGTCGTAGATGGAGTTTCTGATAACAAAATAATATTAGATATTTCTTTTGCCGGGCAACCTGTTCCTAATGGAACTCCTATTAATTTACAGATTGTTAATAATTTTGAAGAAGCTATATCTTTAGTCAATAGTATTATATATACTACAAATGATATTATATCAGATATTGACCCGATAAACATTAGAAGTTACGCTGTAGTGGACATAGAACCTATTCCTACTAATGTCGTTTTTGATTCCAATCTTTATATTACAGTTAATTATGATAATTTGGGAAATATATCCAGGTCTAATGTTTTATGTATAAGATTTGTTTATGATGCAGAATACTCAATAAATCAATCTTCTACGGTTTTTAGTTCATCTGTTAATTCTTATGATATTTCTACAAATTCTTGGACCAGTGTTTCTAGTCTAAAATATGAAAGAGGATATCATTGTGTTCAAGGAGTTAATAACAGGGTCTATTCTATAGGTGGTATAAATAATAAAAGTATAGTTAATTATGTTGAAGAATATAATCCTATAACTAATGTCTGGACGGAAAAATCTAGTATGCCTACATCTAGGATGGGAGCTTTGTCTGTTGTTGTTGGTAATTATATATATGTATTTGGGGGCATAGTCTATGATAGCATTAATAATAGAGTATCAGTTTGCAATAAGACTGAAAGGTATAATACTATAACTAATGAATGGATATCTTTAGAGGATATGCCTTCTATATATTTAGATACTGTTGACCCAGTTGTGTATGGAAATGCATATGGAGCTATAGTTTATAATTCTGGGGTTATTTATATATTAAGCGGCATTAGAGACATATCATATGATGGATTAACTGTTGTTAATAACGATAAAGTTTTGTCTTATACGGTAGCTACAGATAGTTGGTCTTATTCTGATACCATATTAGATACAGAGGTAGAAAACTATGGAAGAATAGGTCCTTGGTATACTTTTGTGAGTGGAAATATTTTTATTGGAGGAGGAGCATTACAGGGGTTAGATCAAAGTTTGACTTATCCAACAAGTATTTATAAATATGATATATCAACATTTTCTTTTGATGGAGCAGAAAATGTTTTTTCTAATATTCCCATCTCGTCATATAGGACCGGAATTTCTGCTATAACTACTCCTAATATATTTTATTTAGCTGGAGGGAGTAATAGTAGTTCTCAAAATATTAGTAGGTTTGAGTCTGTTAATGTAAATTCTGTTTCGCTATTGTCATCATTTACGACCAAACTTAGTAGTATGGTCTCTGGTAAAAATGGTTTAGGTTTAGGTTTATACTCTTTACTTGGAAAAGATTATATTTTGGAAGTTGGAGGGGTTGAAAGCGGCAGGGGTAATAATTTTCTTAAGATATACAACTTAATAAGACCTAACTCTTTAGAATTAAATGGGAAACAGCACATTGAAGTAGAGATACAACTGTTAGATGAAGAGAACAATTATCCTTCTTCTAATATAGATGTTGAGGTAAAGGGATATGTTCAGTTTTATTTTGCTAATAATTTATCTTTATCTAATATACAGGAAGACACTTTACACTCTCAGGTTTTATTTGATTCTAATAGAGTTACTACTATAAACGGAAGAGGAATAGTCACATTAAAACCTAGAGCAGATGATATAATTAAAAACATTATGTCTAATTTATCTTTTGAAGAGGATAAGAAAAATTTAAGATATAAAATTATTATTCAATCTATTATATATGATAATATTTATTTTGGTAGGAATTTTATCCATATAGTTTCATTATTTGAAAATATATATAGTTATGGAGATAATGTATGTATAGATTCAAGCACTAATATAAATATTAAATCATTAAATAATTCTTTAGAAGATAATTCTAAATTTAGTTTAATATCTAATGTTTTATATCAAGAAAAATCTTCTTCTTTAGATTGTATAATATCAAGAGGTCATATTATTGAAATAGAAAATCTTACAGAGCATGGGTCGGTTAGTGCTTCTGAGGGAATGTTATTAATTGATAGTGTTAAAGAAGAGGATCCTATAGGAGGATCTCCTTTGTCGGATTCTTTATTTGATGCTTCTAATGCTCTTTCTCTTGTTTCTTATGATAATATAAAGAAAAATATAGTATCATTTGTTGATAGCGAACCTAATTCTTCTGTGAATTCTCTTGATTATATTATTTCCTATATTAATGGGATTGCGGGATATACGAAGGTCCCTGTTATCTGTTCTAATATGTCTGTAATTTCTCCATCTATACAACCTATACTTGAGAATGGTACCACAAATGTTTTTCTAAACAGAATAACAAAAGAGACAGGTGGACAATCTTTTACTGTTGTATCCAGTTCTTTTATTAATGATGCCATTGATTTATTGATAGGAAATATGCGTGGAACTTTAGGATACGGTTCTGCTATATATGTTGTTGACCTTTCTGAAATATCTGAAATAAATTGTGTAACAGTATTTTTTAATTTATATTCAAACACTAATGGAAAATGGAATATTTCTGTAAGTGATGATAATTATACCTATTCTTCTGTAACGGATAAATTTAGTCCTAATTATACAGCTTATTTCGATAAAATATTTGGTAGATATATTAAGTTTAACATGGAACTTTTTAGTGAGTTAAGTTCGTCAAACGAAGAAATTTTAGTTCCTGGATCTCCGTCAATAACAGGAATATCTATATCTTACACACCGGAAAAGGTTGATTATTTATATATTAACAAGAAAAATATAGGATCAGAAGTTCAGCAGGTTGTTATTTCTACTAATTCTGATAATAGTTCTTATGGAGTTAATAGCATTAGAGTAGGGACTTCTACATATGACTCTCATAATTGGAGAGATTTCGATACTATTTCTAAACCTTCAAAAAAAGAAAGTGGAAAAATTATTATTCCTGTAAGATACGGGACAGCAAGCGGAAACATAATAGAGCAATTAGTTTTTGTTGATGGATTTATGTATAAAACTTTATATGGAGGGTGGGACCAGGAATCTATAGTTAATATATATGATAAAAATAATGTTCTCATAAATTATAGTGAATATAAAACATATCCAAGGGAGGGTATAGTTATTTTTAACGCAAAAAGATCGGACAATTGTAGAGTAGAAATTGTAAATCCAAAAGATTTAAGAATTGGACTAAAAATAATTAATAAAACTACAAATCAATTCACCTATATTGATGGAGTAGGATATTTAAATAACACAAATCAATTTTAACACAGTGGAAGACGTATAGGTATAATGAAATGATGGAAAAAACTCATTTATTTGAAAAATTATATGTTTTTCAGGGTAATCAAATTCCCTATGGGGAGTTAGATTTAATTGTTTTGTCTCATAATGGAATAGAAACTACTAAAAAGTTTTTAGATCATTTTTATAAATTTACAGACAATAAATTTTGTAGGCTAATTTGGATAGACAATGGATCATCAGATGGATCGGTGGAATTTTTAAAAGATTTTTTTGCGCAAAAATTAAAAAATTATGTATTACATTTTTCTAAAGAAAATTTAGGAGTTATTGGAGGAAGAAATTTAGGATATAATATTTCTCAAATGATAAATGGTAGAGGGGAACTATTTCCTTATTTAATGTTTCTCGATAATGATCAATATGTAGAAGAAGGATGGCTAGAGCATCATTTGTCGGTATTAAATAAAGGGTATGATATGATTGGGGTGGAGGCGTGGAAGTTGAGCGATGCTTTTTTGCCTATATTAAAAATACCAAACATAAATTATGATTTTTCTTATGTTGGATGTGGAGGTATGTTAATTCGTAGAGAAGTGACTAATAGAATAGGTATATTTGACGAACAATTTAATCCGGCGTATTTCGAGGACCCCGATTTTAATTTTCGATCTCATGATGCTGGTTTTAAGATAGGATGGAACTGTAAGGCAAAAATAATTCATTTTCCTCATCAGACATTAGGAAAAATGGATCAAACAAATAAACATAAAAAACTAATGGACAGTTATACAAAGTTTATAAATAAATGGAAACACAGAAAACCTACAATTTTAAAGCAAAAAGATTTGCCAGAATTTCATTGAAAGAAAAGAATAATGAATATGATATATGCTAATACTATACCTAAGTATAAAGATGTTTTATTTAATAATTGTGATAATGTTAAAATTTTAGCAAAAATAATTTATGATAAAATATAATTTAGTAATAATTAATTTGATAAGAGTAAATAAAAATGCACATAGCTATATGCTGTAATCATTCTTGGCCATTAATCGGAGGCTCTGAGCAAATCGTTAGACAGGTGGCAGAAAGATTAAAAATAAGATATAGTCACGAAAAGGTTACTGTTTATAGTAAATCATTTATCGGACAGGAAGCGGTTCATAATGGGGTGACGTATAAATCTGTAGATATTTTTCCGGCAAAATTTATTTCTCAACTTATAGATGATCAGGTAGATGAACTTTTGGTTTATAGTGATTTTTTTTGTCATTGGAATGCTATATTAAGTGCCATAGACGATATTCCTTTTAAAGTATCAATAGCTTTGGTCGGGATGAACTATATGAGGAAAAATATTTCAGTATTAAATGTTTTTAAGCAAAAAATAGATAAAATTAAAATTATTACTCATTCAGATAAATACATAGATTATTTAACTTGTAAATATTATAATATACCTGTTTCTGTTATTCCAAATGGTGTAGATGTAAATGAGTTTATAGAAAATAAAGATATTAATTTTAGAGAAAAATATAATATAAAAGAAAAGAAAATTATTCTTTGTGTTTCTAATTTTTTTCCAGGAAAAGGACAAATAGAAACTATTCCAGCATTAGAAGAACTTTGTAGAAATGAAAAAGATTTTGTTGTTGTTTATATTTGTAGCACTATAAATTTTCCGTTAGGAAAGATTTTAAGACAAAAATGTGAATTACTTTTGAAACAAAAAAATATACCACACAAGATTTTATTAGACATTCCAAGAGAATATACAATTCAAGCATTCTTATACTCAGATGTGTTTTTCTTTCCTTCGCAAAAAGAAGTTGCTCCTTTAGTTATTTTAGAAGCAAGTGCATCAGGACTACCTTGGGTGTCATTTAATGTGGGTAATATATCTGAGTTGTCAGGCGGAATTGTAGTGAAAAATTCGCAGAAAGATATAGAGAATAATATAATAATAGGAATTGAAGAAAATAAAGAAATGTGTAAAAATTTGAAAAAAATATTAAATAATAGTGATTTAAGGAACAAATTGTCAAAAGATGGAAGAAATATGGTTTTAGAAAAATTTGATATAGACGTTGTATCAAAACAGTATAATGATTTATTTTGTAGAGGTTTTTAATAAGGTATTTTTTATGGAAAAAAATAAAAAAGCTATTAATGTTTGGACGAATGAAGAGTTATCTCTTTTATATCTGTTAAGGCAAGAAGGTGTTCCATATAAGATCATAGCTGTTGAATTAAAAAAAAGTATAAATGCTTGCGAAAAGAAGTATCAATCAACCATTTGGAAAGATATGCCTTTTTATGATCCTATTAAAAATAGAATAAATGAAGATTTTAAAAAAGCATATTTAGAAAAAATAACTAAAGCAAACGATAAGAGGTTAGACTCGGAAAAGTTTAAAACAGAAATAATAGCAGATAAAATAGCAACTGCTGTTTATGCTTTGCCTAATATCTCAAGGGAAGTATATAAATTAAATTCTAAAAGTATAAAAAGTAGTTCAACAGAAGATGTTGGATTGTTGTTTAGTGATACACACATTGGACATCATCATACGTTAGAGGAGACCGGTGGTATTAGTGAATATAATGAACAGATCTTTTATAATAGAATAGACATATTAAAGAAAGCTCTTATTGATATAGTAGATTTACATTCTCATTTATATAAACTTCCTAATTTACATATTTTTTCTTTGGGAGATGTTGTTGCCGGAATGAATTCTGTAGGAAATTGGTCTCCTATATATATAAATATGCCTATCTATGATCAGATGGTAGCAGGATTTGAAGCTATATCTAATATGATATATTATTGGCTTGGAAAATTTGATACTATAAATTTTTATGGGTGTTATGGAAATCATGGAAGAGGTAGTATTAAAGGTGTAGAAAAAGAATATGTTAATTGGGATTATATTTGTTATAAGTTTTTAGAAGCGAGATTTAAAGATAATCCAAGAGTTATATTTGATGTTCCAAAAACTTGGTGGATAATGAAAACTATCAGGAATCATAAGTTTTTAATGGTTCATGGAGATGATATAAAAGGGGGGTCTATTGTTGGTTTAAGAAATTTTGAACAAAAAATGATAGGAGTTATTAAAGATATTCCTGATTATACACTTGCTGCTCATTTTCACCATGCCGCAGAAATGACTACCAATCATGGAAGACTTATTTTAAATAGTTCATTTATGGGACCTGATATCTATTCTCTAAAAGATCTTCAAAATAGCGCTAAGCCAGAACAGAAAATTTTTGGCATACATGATAAGAGAGGTATTACTTGGACATACAATCTGGATTTGAGTAAAGAAAGATAAAACAAGGAATTTTTGTTAAAGAATACAATATACTTATATAGTTTTTTTGTTAAAAAAGGTTGATAATGATAGATATTCCTAATTGGATAAAAGTTTATATTAAGAATTATGTTTGTCCTCAATGTTCAAGTAACATGAGAACGGAAAACGTTTCAGGTATTGGTATTAGATATAGTAGCAAACATAAAAATAAGACAGTTTTATTTTTTGAATATGTATGTGATAAATGTAATAATCATATTTTTGTTGAATTAGATTTTATGACTATTAAAGATTTTGTAAATAAAATGAGGAATGAAAAAACTGATATAGATTCAAATTTAGTAAGGAGGGATACAGATGTATCTACTATAGATAAAAAAGAAAATAAAAGTAGAATATCTATAGAAGAAATTAAACAAATGAAAGAAGTTTTAGACAAAAGTGTTTATTGGGATGATATATTAATTAATGTAGGATTAACTCAAGAGGAGATAGATAAATATAAAGAGGATGGTATAAAAGAGTGTAACGATATAAGAAAAGAGAATAAGAATAAAAATGTATAAAATAAGTCATTTTAAATTAGCTAAGGATATTATAAAATCTGCTTGTTTGTCAAGCAGGTGTCATTTTTCAGATATTATTATAGAAACTGATGAAAATGGTTTTGTTGGTTTAAAAGATGGTAAGATTTTCTTTGGAAATCCTATAAAGATGCCTATGTCTGTATATAATATTGTATTTGTTTATTTTAATAATTTTGAAGAAATAAGTGGAGTAAAGTTGTTCTCTTCAGAAAAACAAAAGCAAGAGGTTTATTTAACTATATTTAATTTTTTAAGAAGTTTATCTTATTTTTCAATAGATAATTTTGTTTATTATGATACTATTGTGTCAAGAATATATCAATATCCTTTGATATGGATATTAATGAAAGATATAATAGAACCTGTTTATAATATTTCTATTAATAATACTAAAGTAATATTAAATAGTAATCCATTAATGGATGTTTCACATTTTAACAAGTGTGATGTAGAGGAGGGAGAAGACTTTATCTTTCTTAATGGAGATATATCTTATGAACCTTGTAAACTTGCTTATTTATTAAATTCAGTGTTGGAAGCTCACGGTTTAGACGCAAATAAAGTTATAAAAAATATTTTAGATTCTGAATTAAAAAATAAACTTATAGGTTTATTAAAGTTAGCTTTTAAAGAAGAAAATTTTATTAATGATTTTATTACAACGATATCTTCTTCTGTAGAAATAGATAATAAGATGGAAAGTATGATTTATAATTTTAAGGGAAATAAGACCGCTCAATATGAGACAAGAGAATCTACTCAGTCTGGAAATTCTACTGGCTCTTGGTGGTATTTAGGATTAATAGAAAAAATGTTAGAACCAGTTCGCGGTGATGATTGGACCGTATATCATAATTTAGAACCTTTCAGAAAAGAATTATGGGACAAAATAGAAAAAGCCAGAAAAAAAGTAGGTCGTGAAGGTTTGAATTATGAAGCTCTTTTGAGAATACAATCTGGAGAAAATTCTAAAGATAATGTTAAACTTATAGAAAAAATGTTAGGATCTGATAGGGTTTGGTGAATAAAAGGATATAATAATGAAGAATGAAGATATTATTAGGGAAATTAAAGACGTAATGGCAAAGCTTCAGGGGACTAGTAATCTTTTATTAGATGGAAAAATTATTGTTTCTTATAATAGATTATTTGGTATAAATCAAAAATTAGCATATTTACTTAAAAGTATGGTAGAGAGTGAAAATGAAAATATTAAAAACAAAGATATTTGAAAAAATGGCTTATCCTTCATACGATGATCAGCCGGGATATGTGGATAGGGATGTTTCTGGCGAAGGAGCGTCAATATATATAGACCAGACAGAAATGTCAGATGAAGAACAAGTAAAAAATAATTGGAAAAAGAAAAAGAAGCAAGAAAAAATAGAAAAAATACCTAAAGGTAGTATTTGATGACAGATAAGATAAAATTAGTCGTAACAAACACAGCAACATATATTCAGGGAAAGTTAGAATCTTTAATTTATAAAGATTTAAAGAAATTAATTGGATATAGACCTGAAGATGCTATTTTTAGAATGCGTCGTTCTAATAAACACTGGGATGGGATTGTTAGCACATTATGTTATAATAAAGCTTTTTGTCATTGTGCTATAAAAAAAGATGGAACTCATTTTCCTACTGGATTATTTAATAGGGTTAAAGATTTTTTAATTAGTAAAAATATAGAGTTTGAAGTATTTGATAATAGAGAACAAATAGAAAAAACTTTAAGTTTAACAATGTCAAAAGAAGGAGAGATAAGAGATTATCAGCAGCAGACGATAAAAGATGCCGTAAAAAGACAAAGAGGCATTATTAAAATGGCGACTGGGGGAGGTAAGACATATTGTGGGGCTGGAATTATAGCAGAATTAGGCATATCTCCGTTTATATTTTACGTGCCTTCAATAGATCTATTAAAACAAACCAGATCAGAATTATCTAAATTTTTATTACAAAACGGAAGCAGTTTGAAGGTAGGAGCAATCGGGGGTGGGGAATTTGATATTCAGAATATTAATGTAATGACAACTCAAACGGCAGTTAAGGCTTGTGGAGCGGAGTATGTAAAATATGACGATGAAGAAAGCGTTGATGACAAAGAAGTTTTGGTAGAAAAAAGAAAAGATATTTTAGATTTAATATGTTCGGCAAAAGGGATAATCATTGATGAATGTCAACATTGTGCTTCAGAAACTGTTCAAATTATTTCTGATTATTCTATTAATGCTAGATATAGATGGGGGGTATCTGCTACTCCTTACAGGGACCACGGAGATGATATATTAATAGATGCTTGTTTTGGTAGGGTTATTTCTGAAGTTAATGCTTCTTATTTAATAAATAAGGGGTATCTGATTAAGCCTGAAATTTTTATAGTTCCAATAAAAGAAGGGATGCCATCGAACTTGAACGGATATCAATCTTATTATAAATCTGGAATAGTAGAAAATATAAATAGAAATAAAACTATAGCTAGTATAACTAAAAAATTATATGAACAGGGAAGAAATATTTTAATTCTTTGTAAGCACATAGAACATGGTAAAATGTTAAATACGATGATAGAAAATAGTGTATTTTTACACGGAGCTACTTCTGGAGAAGAAAGATTGAGACATTTAGAAAAAATGCGCAAAAGAGAAGAGAGAATAACAATAGCTAGTATTATTTTTGATGAAGGAATAGACTGTAGAGCATTAGATACTTTAATTTTGAGTGGTAGTGGAAAATCTTCTACTCGTGCATTACAGAGGATAGGAAGAGTTTTAAGACCGTATGAAATTGATGGATATAAAAAGAAAGATGCTATAGTTATTGATTTTGAAGATCATTGTAAGTATCTATTACAACATTCTAAAAAGAGAATAAAGATATATAAAACAGAACCAAATTTTAGTATAAAGTATATTTGACACTTAGAAAACTAAAGTTATTTTTATTCAATGATCAAACTTTCATAAGTAGAATACAATGAAAAAAATATATTGTCCAGAAGAAATAGATTTTGTGTCAGGAGAGTGTTCTAACTCTTTTGAGTCTTTGTTATCTTTTTGTTGTGAAAAAGTAAAAAAGATAACAAATCCTTATGTCGGGAATAAGAGAAAAATACTTTTTAATATAGTAAAAACCATAGAAGATGAAGGTATTAAATATGACTCGATTTTAGATTTGTTTGGAGGAAGTGCTTGTGTTTCTATGGTTATGAAAATGCTTGGAAAACGTGTAATATATAATGATTTATTGAAAAGTTCTTATTATTATGGTCTTTCATTTATAGAAAATAATCAATACTATTTAAATAAGAAAGAAATAGAATATTTGTTAAACGAATCAGATAATATAGGTTTATTTGTTGAGAAAAATTATTTAGACAGATTTACTATAAACGAGGCCCGCTTTTTAGATAGTTATCGTGAAAATGTATTGTATTTAAAAGAATTATATGAGGATAAAGACTTGTGGGATATAAAAACACAACAGATAAAAGAAGCATTAGCATTTTCTAGTCTTCAGCTTTATGTTATGGATAAATGTTTTGTTGGAGGAAGACTAAATAGAGGACAGATTTTAGCAGAAATGAAACATAGAATTTCTCATAAAAGAAATAATGGTTCAGAAATGTCTTTTAAGAATATAAAATATAAAACTTTTATTGTGAAAGATAACGCTAAAGAGAATAAGGCATATAATATGGATGCTTTAGATCTATTAAGTAATAAAAATATAGATACTGATGTTGATTTAGCATATATTGATCCTCCTTATGGAAATGAAATGAGTGATTATTGTGATATGTATAGTTTTTTTGAAAATTATTTAAATAATCGTGTTGTTGTTTTGTCAGATAAAGATAAGTTTTCTAAATCTAAAGGATATGAAAAAAACTTTGTTGAATTGTTAAGGAGCTTAGAACATATTCCAGTTTGGGTAATAAGTTATAATGATTCAAGTTGGTCTGGTATAAAAGAAATAAAAAATATAATTTATAATTTTAGGAAAAATGTAAAAGAGAAAGAAATGGTATATAATTATAAATATAGAAAGATTGGTAATGGAAAAGAATACTTAATTATTGCTAAATGAATAAAAAAGGAAAAAAATATGGAATTAGATGTTAAGTCTTTAATAGTTGATGCTATTAAAGAGATATCTTCAATCAGTCAAGTAGAAAACACAAAAAAAGACAATCAGGAAAAAAGAAAGATAAAAAAACATATAGAAATAAAATCTTTATTTAAAGATGGAGATTCTGTTGAGTTGTCTAACGAGTTTGATGCTTCTCCTATTGTTTATAAAAATATAAAGAAATCTTCTTGGGAAATTAAGAGTGAAAATATTTCAGAATGGACTAATAGGGATTTTTCTATATATATGTATAAACAATATCGAGATAGATACGGTATTGGGTGGGATTTTAATCACTATAGCGTTATAACTTATCTAGATGGAGTTAAAGAGGAGATAAGACAGACTCTTGGATTTTGTGACAATATAGTATTTAAGGATTATATTGATTATTTTTTTATGAAATGGTTAGATATTTATAAGATACAAAAAGGTGTAAAGTTTTGGTTGAGATCTTTAAAAAATTCTGATCCAATAAATGATTTTTGTTCAAAATATGATTATAATAGAAGTATAAAAAATAGAGAACAAGTATCTGTAAATAAAGAGGTAATTGAAAATAAAGATATTGAAACTTATTATTTATTAGGAATAGAAAGTCTAATTCTTAAATTTGGTATAATAAATGCTATAAATTATTTAATAATAAATAAAAATATTTCTAAAGAAAAAGCTCTAGATAAAATGGCATTTTATTTAGTTAAGCTATATAATAATAAGCAAATTGATAAGGTTATTGAGATAACAAATAAAAGCGGGCCTTATGTAGACAAGTGTGTTTTTAGAGATTATAAAGAGATTTTTTTGGCAATTAAGGAAAAAGGTTTTAACTTTTTAGGAGAAACAAAGTAAATGGAAAGCAATCATAGAGTTAATTGGCAAATTACTCATTCTAAAATAATGGTTATTTCTGCCGAAGGGAGCAATTTGGGAGTTATGACTAAAGACCAGGCTATTAGTGAAGCGAAAAAACAAGGTCTTGATTTAGTTCAATTTTCTGGAGAGAAAAGTGATATTCCGGTTTGTAAAATGGTAGATTATGGCAAAATTAAATATCAAGAATCTAAAAAACAAAAGAAATCTCATATATTTTCAAATGATATAAAAGAAATGCGTATTGGATGTAATATTTCTCAACATGATTTAGAAATAAAAAATAGAAAAGTTATTGAATTTTTAAAAAATAAACATAAGGTAAATTATGTATTATTTTTAAGAGCAAATGTTAATGGAAATAGAATATTTACTCATAAGGTTAACACTCCAGTAGAAGCTTCGGAAATGATGAGAAAAATGCTCGATACTTTTTCTGAAGTAGCAGAATGGTCTCCCATAAAACAATCTGGTGGTCCAGAGTTTTCAAAATGGTCTGTATCTACAACTTTAACGCCTAAGCATATAGTCCATAAGGATAAAAACAGAGAAGAACAAGTCGTAGTTAAATAATTTTGGAGAAAAAAAATGACAGAAGAAACATTGACGCCACAAAAAGAACACGAAAAAGCATTAAAGCAAATGGGAACAGTTTCTTTTACTAGTGATTTGCTTTCACTTCTAAGAAGTAGAGCTCCACTTATCTATTTAACATGTAATGAAGAAAAGAGAATGAAAATATACTTTAAACACTTGGCCGCCTCTGAGGGTTATAAGATATATATATGGGATTGTTTTCTTGGATTATTAGATTTGATGAGTGAAAAGAAGAGCAAGGGGATAACAGACGATCTGACTCAACCAACTGTTGTGCTTGATAAAATTATAGAACAAGCTCAACAGGATGAAGATAACGCTAAATCATTAAAGAGTGAAGGTATTAGAGGGACTATTTATATTCTTTTAGATTTTCATCGCTTTATGGAAGAAGCTGTTCCTGATTTGGAGAGAAGATTAAAAACATTTTCTAATATTGAGTCTATGACTCATATTATTATGACTGGCCCATATTTGGTTACAACTCCAACGTTGGAAGATTCTATTTCTGTTTTAGATTTTCCTTATCCAAATAGTGATGAAATAAGTTGTGCATTAAATTCATTGGTTTCTGCCATAAAAAAGCAAGGAAAACTTCCTAATTTAGAAAAAGAGACAGAAGAGCATAAAGATGAGATTATAAAGGCAGCAAATGGTTTAACTTTAAATGAAGCTCAGATGGCTTTTTCCAAATCTGTAGTTATGAATAAAACTTTTAGTATACCAGTTATCTTAAAAGAAAAACAACAAATCATAAGGAAGAAAGGCATATTAGAATTCTTTGAACCTAAAGTGTCTATGAAAGACATTGGAGGATTAAAGCATTTAGTAAATTGGTTAGAAAGAAGAAAACTATCTTTTCATTCTGATGCTAAAAAGTATGGATTGCCTTCTTTAAGAGGAATTATGCTCCTTGGTGGAGCGGGAACGGGAAAAAGTTTAACCTGTAAGGCTATAGCTGGTTTGTATCAACTACCATTGTTGAGATTAGATTTTGGAAAATTATTTGGATCACTAGTAGGACAGTCGGAAGCTACAGTTAGAGATATGATACGTCTAGCTGAAAATATTTCACCTGCCGTTCTATGGATTGACGAGATCGAAAAAGGTCTTTCTGGATCAAGATCAAGCGGGCAAACGGATGGGGGAACAACTAGTAGGGTTGTATCTACATTTTTAACTTGGTTACAGGAAAAAGAAGCTCCAGTTTTTGTTGTATGCACAGCAAATGATTATTCTACAATTCCTCCTGAATTTATGCGAGCAGGTCGTCTCGATGAAGTTTTTTTCGTCGATTTACCTACAAAGACTGAACGTAAAGATATATATAAAGTTTTATTTAAAAAACACAATAGAGATCCGTTAAAGTTTGACATAGATTCTCTTGCTTCTGTTACTGAGAACTATAGTGGAGCAGAAATTGAAAAATCTATAGTTTCAGCTTTGTTTGAGGGATTTAGTGATAATAAAAGAGAAATTACAACAAAAGATGTCTCTATGGCAGTAAAATCTTTTAAGCCTTTATATGATATTAGACAGGAAGAATTTGATGAAATGAGGGATTGGGCAAAGGGTAGATGTGTTATGGCAAATTCTGACGAAGAAGATGTATCAGCAACGAAGGAAAAGGAATATAAGAATTTAGATTTATGAAAAATATAACTTTATTAAAAAATAAATTTGAGAAAGAGAATGCTCAAAAATACTGTAATGTTTCTGATGTAAATAAGTGTCCAGACCCTAAAAAAGAATGCACTTGTGCAATAGCAGCAGAGACAAAAGCATATTTACATACTATTATACCTGAGCCTTTTTATAAATATTCTATTAATGATTTTGATGGAAGATCAAAAGATGATAGTGAAGAACTTATTGACGCAAGAATAGCTTTGGCTGCTAAGAAAAAAGTTATAGAATATTGTTGGGAAAGTGTTTCTATAGAAAATATTGGCAGTATTAGTTCAATAGAGTTAGATAAAAAATCTATTATTTGTAAAAGAAAAGATGAATGTTCTAATGTTGTTATACATGCTGGATTTTCTTCTGGTGATGATATCCGTAAGGGGATATTTTGTCCAAGAGGGAAAACCCTCATAGCTTCTATTATTATGAAAGAAGCCATAAACAGCAGGACAAGGGGAGGAATATATTCTTCTCAAACATTTGATTGGATAGAATTTCCCATATTAGAAAATATGATTAAAAATAAAGAGGACATATCTGTTTCAGACATAAGATCTGCTGATTGGCTTGTTGTAGATGATATTCCTTATAGTAAATATTATGCCAAAAATCTTTTAGATCCTTTTTTCCTTGAAAGGTTAAGTGATGGGCTCCCTTCTATATTTGTTTTTAAATTTGATGTAAAAAAAATAATAGAAGAAGATATTCTTGGGGTTGCTATATCTAAAGTTATACATGATCCTAAAACATTTTTTATTAAGTTGTCAAGTTAATATGATTGATAGAAAACAAAAAATTAGTATTGAAAAAGAATTTATTAGTTTATTATTAAAATATAAAGATTTAGTTTCTGAATGGAGAGAGACTGGCCCTGATAGGATTTTTTTTGATAATAATCATAAATACATATTAGAAGCGATTATAGAATCTTTTAATAACGATGTTCTTTTAACAAGAAAAACATTTGAAAGTTTTTTAGAGAAAAGAATATCCGTTAAAAGTGATATAGTTGCTCAAGGATATTTATATTTATCAACTAATTCTATTCCTGTTAAAAGAGATGATTTTCCAAATCTTAAAGATAAAATAACAGAAGCTTTTTTGTCAAAAAAAGCAATATCAGCTATAGAAGAATTTAGAGATATTTTTTCTAAAAAGGGAGCCGGCGTAGCTACTAAAAGTCTTTTAGAAAAATTAAAAAATTTAGTAGATGACACAAAAGAAACAAAACAGATATACTATGAATCAATAACTGATTATTCTGAAGAATATTACGAAAAACTTGTTGAAAAAAGAAATAGAGGGGCAGATGTTGACGTAATAAGATCTCATATTAAGGAAATAGATGAAGCTATGGTTGTTGGTTTCGCTCCTGGAACATTAACTTTATTTTGTGGAGACGTTGGAGGATTCAAATCGGCCCAGATGTTAAATGTCGGATCAAATATTTGGCAGTTTTCTAAAAAGAATGTATTGTTTGTTCCCCTTGAAATGCCAAGGGAAAAAATGTTTCAAAAATTTGTTTCAAGATTTTTGAAGATACCATTTGATAGAATAGAACATCCAACTCTTCTTACGGAAGATGAATTAAAAAAAATAGGAACTATAGGTAAATCTATTTTAGATATAGATATTAAAAATAATTCAAAGTTTTTTATAATGGAGGCTCCTGATCAAATTAAAGTATCAGTTATAAGGAGAGAAATAGAAAAACATATTGATATCTTTAAGCCTAATGTTGTTATAATAGATTATATTGCCAATTTAGTGCCTGATGGTAATGATAGAAATGATCTAGAAATAGGATATATGTTAAAGGCTTTGAGGACAATGGGGAAACCTGGAGGAATGACTCATGATGGATTCGCTATTGTTTCTGGAGCTCAAATAGGAAGAGAAGCATTAAAAAGGATAAGAAGAAGCGCGGCTAATAAAATGGCTTTTTATTCTGAAGATTTAAGGGGATCTCATGAATATTCTGCTGATGCTGATAATATTTTTGCACAAATGGAAGATCCTCAACAACCTCAAAGTCGGTTAAATATATATGTCATTAAGGCTAGATATGGAAAGAAGATTTTCAATAACGGATCAATTAAAGCATCTTTAGAAGTAAAACCTGAAATAAGTTTAATTCAAAGTGTTAATGATTCTTTTTATAAAGTTAAGCATGAAGAGATAATGAACAAAATAAATAGTTCTAATGATTTGAATTTTGAAGAAAATAAGACTACAGAAAAATCTATTACTAATGATGTTGAACTTGATAAAATACTAGGACTGTAATGGCGGAAAAAATTAGTAAATTTGTTGTTGATACTATTTGTTCAAAATATTCTATTGAAGATTTTCTGTCTTCTATTGGTATAGAATTAAAATATAAATATGAAGACAAACTAATATATATATGTCCTTTACATAAAGATAGTAAACCTTCTTTTGTTGTATATACGAGTGGGGAGTTCCAAACTTATTATTGCTTTGGATGTCAATCTACTGGAAATATAATTTCATTATACTCTAAAGTAAAAAATATATCTTTTACGGAAACAATAAATCAATTAGGTGGATATAATGTTTCTAATAAAGATGAAATAAATTTTATAGTTGATTATCTTAAAAAAAAAGAAGAAAATAGTAAAGACAAAAAAGATAATGAAGATATATTTTCTAATATATCGTTAAACATAAGTAGAGTATGTTATGATTTTTTAATAAGAGTCAATTTTGATATAGAAGAACAAAATATTTTAGAAAAATTATATAAAAAAATAGATAATTATATTTTATTGGAGAACATAAAAGGTTTATTAGAATTATATTTTATTATTATTGGAGAAAATAAATATGATAAAAATATTTTAATGGAAAGAGAAAAGATATACGAAGACAGAAAGAATAAAATAGATACAGAATATGATGAAGTTTATAAAGAACTGGGTATAACATTATGAATGATAAAAATGATTTCATAGATAAAATTATATGTGAAGACAATTTATCTGTTTTAAAAAGAATGCCTGATTCTTTTGTTGATCTTATATTCACTTCTCCTGTTTATAACGTAAATATAAAATATTTAAGTCATGATGATTGTATGCCGTATGATGTTTATCTTAATTGGCTTAAAGATAGGTTTATTGAGTGTAAGAGAGTATTAAAGCCAGGTGGAAGATTGGCTATTAATATTGACGCTATGACAAATAGACAATCAGATAAAGAAAAAGAATATGTTAGACCTATTTATGCTGATTTGGTAAACATGATGAAAAGTAAGGAAATAGATCTTAACTTTAGAACTGAAATATGTTGGTATAAACAGAATGCGGTAGGAAAAAAGACTGGGTGGGGTAGTTTTTGTTCTTCTAGCAACCCAGTTATACGACGAAATCATGAATATATTTTAGTTTGGTCAAAAGATCAATGGAAATTAGAGGGAGATAGTGAACAATCGGATATGACATTTGAAGAGTTTAATGAATATACTTTTTCTACATGGTTTATTCAGCCAGAAACAAGGAAATTGGGAGGTCATCCAGTCCCATTTCCATGCGAATTAGCAAAAAGAGTTATTAAACTATTTACTTATAGAGACAATATAGTTATGGATATTTTCTCTGGATCAGGGACAACCTGTTATGTAGCTAAACAATTTAATAGAAAATATATTGGAATAGATATTGATAAGCAGTATTGTGAGTTTGCTAATAATAGAATAAAACAGTTTGAAGACGATATAATGAGTGAAGAAAAATATATTATTAGATCTGAAAGATTAAAAAAAAGTAAAATATTAGATAAAGAAATGGAAAATTTGTTATGATCCTTCCAGATAATGATTTAGTTTTTGAAATAGAGTTTGATGACATAACTATGTTAGAGTCAGAAGGAAACTTTTTTGAAGTTGAAAAAATAATGGAAAAAGAAATGTTTGGAGGAAAAGAGTGGATGATAGAAACTAATGTTATGATAAATAACCCTTATGGATCATCAGAAATGAACTTACATTTTTTTTCTAATAAAGATGTTTTTATAATGAGTTTTGCTACAACATCTAAAGAGGATGTTTTTTATAATCCAGATATAAGGTGTGTTTCTATGTGGGCTCAAGAAAATGGATGGAATATACCACAACCGAGTCCAGATTTAATTGGAGATAATTTAAATTTTTGGAAACATTTTTGGGAAACAGGTCTTATTAATTCTAAATATTTAGATAAAAAATATGGAAAGAAATAATGTTTCGAACATGTAAATATTGTTATATAAAAGAAAAAATGATTTTTGATAATTCTTTGCTTGAGTATGAAAACTTATTTGGATTTTTGTGTAAAAATTGTGGTATGTTTAATGAACCAGTTGCGGATTTGCCTATAGTAGAATATAATAAGAAAGTTAAAGAGAGATTTTTAGAAACAATAAGAGAAAAAATGAGGAGAAAATTTAATGCCAATAAATTCTGATAAGTCGAAAATTACTTTAGATTTTGAGTATGAAAACGAAAAAATAAAATACTTAGTGAAATATCATCATACTGATGATTTCGGTCCCACTGTCTCTTTGTCTGAAGAAGGAACTAATTCTGTTAGTTTTCCTGCTGAAATGTTTTCTGAGATAACTGACTTTTTAAGAGAACAAAAACACTTGCGATATCCTAAAATAGAAGTAAGGCAAAAAGAAACAGTAGAAAAAACTTTACCAATTCCGGAAATACAAATAGAAGAAGATGATAAGAAAATAGACATGATAAACGAAGATAGCAAGGGAGAAATTAAGGAATTTGAAAGTTTTGATATTGAGACTAAAACAGTCAAAGAGCAAGAAGAAATAAACACGCAAGTTAAAAAACAACCTATTAATATTGAAGCAAAAGAAGTAGATTCTAAAGAATTTATAGAAGAACGAAGAAATGCTGCTGAAAAAGCTAAATTATCTCAAAAAAAGATTAAGAGATTAGATAATATAGAGGAATAAAAAATGGAATATCCCTGTAAGCTAGTTCCGGTATTAAAAGTTTTATCAACTCCAAAAGGACTTTTTGAGCCTTTATGTAATAGTTGTAAAACTAAAGATTGCACTAATCCGGTGGAGGAAAGAGAGATTAGTATATTAGGAGTAAATAAAAAGTTTAGAATGTATATGCGTGGAGATGACCCATGTTTTGTAATTCAATGTAATGAAGGATATACTACAGATGATAATGAAGAAGATGACATTTGATGAATATCAACAAATAAATAACGATATAAATGCTAAATACAAACAAAATGCTCAATTATTAAAAGATAATATTGAGAAGATAAGTAAACGCAAAGATACTAAAACAATAGTTTATCCTGAATTAAAAGAAGCATTTGACTTTGTTGATTCTGTTTTTCCTAAATCTAATGTTAAAGAAGTTAAAGTTCTTGTTTGTGATAGAAAATTTCTTGAAGATTTAGGATATAAGGGGATTGGCGGATTTTTTGAAAGAGTTATGAAGACTGTTGTTATACCTGATAATTTAAATTTCTCTTCTAATAAAAAAACAGATAAAAAAACAGATATAAAAATATGTGCTAAATTAACTACTGATGAAGTCCTCGTTCATGAACTTTTTCATTATGTTTCTGATACATTTAATAAAAAGATTAGTTCTATAGAAATGGAAGAAGAATTTGCTTATGGAAATTCTATAGCATATTTAAAGAAAAAAGGTTATTCTGAAGAACAAATTATAAATGATAAATTTATGCCGTTTTTATATAATTCTATTGATAAAAATAAAATAGTTAAAAAAGTTTTAATAGATAAAGATTATGATATTAAAGAGTTTTCTACTAAATCTACCAAATATCAAAAAGATATTATAAACAAATATAAAAAACAAATAATTGAAGAAACAAAAAAAGAAGCATTCAAAAAGGGTCAAGAAATAATAGAAATATATAAACCTTTTACTACTCAAGAAATAAAAATAGAAGACGGTTCAAAAAGATTTGATTTAATTGATTTTGGAGATTAAAAATGCCAATATATCAATATAAAGGTAAAATAAATGGTAAAATATATGAGATATCTCGTTCTATCTCTGAACGAGAAAAAGAATATATTGCTGAAGATGAAGAAGTGTGTGAATTTATTCCTTGGTATTTAGTAGAGAAAATAAAGTCTAATCTTGGTATTATTGATAAAAATGCTGAGGCTTGGGAAAAAGATGCTGAGTATGTAAAGAAGTGTGCTCCAAAATATGTAAAGTATAGAGATGGACATCGGGAAAAATTTGACCCAACAAGACATTGTTGAAGAAAAATAAAAAGGCTGGCTGTGACTGAAGTGTCTCAAATTAGAGACCGGATTGATTTTGATGTTTTTAGAGAGAATATGTTAAAATTAGGAGATTCTTGTTGAGATATATTAGGCAACAAGTTGTAACTACTACAATATCTAATGAAGAACTTACTTCAAAAGATATTATTTTATCTCTATGTAAAAAAATACAAGAGTCAAGTGTAGATGTCTCTATAGAATATAGAGATAAAAAAACTGATAGTGTAAAATCATACGCTAAAGCAAGAGTCACATCTGTTAAAGACAATTCTCTTAGCATAAGAGCATTTTTTGGTAAGAGTAATATAACTATTGAAGATATTGATTTTGAAAGTATTATCACTTTGAAACTGGTGACAGCAAAACATAATATAGTGTCTGGTAACCAAGAAATGTCTAAGTTTGACTTTCTTGATATTGAGTAAAAAATATATGAAGTTTAATAATTGTGATTTTGTGCATACACATAGTCATACGGACTTCTCGCAATTTGACGGAATGTGTAATGTTAAAGAGTTTGCCCTAAAAGCAAGAGAGATGGGTTTTCCTGCTTTAGCGATTACTGATCATGGAAATATAGGTGGATGGATTAAGTTTATTAAAGAATGTTCTGCTACTAAAGATAAAAAAGATAATCCTATTCCTTTTAAGCCTATTAAACCCATTTTAGGCTGTGAATTTTATTTATGTCGTCATAGAGAGTATAAAAATAAAGAATTACAGCCAGATGGAAGAAAGGGTAATCGTCATTTAATTTTACACGCTAAGAACTGGAAGGGATATCAAAATCTTTGTTCATTATCTCAAGAGTCTTGGGTTGATGGATTTTATTCTAATCCAAGAATAGATTTAGAGCTTCTTGAAAAATATCATGAAGGACTAATTTGTCAAACAGCATGTCTGTCAAGTATAGTTAATGCTAATCTTTTGGCTGGAAGATATGATAAGGCAAAAAGAATATGTTCTATATTTAAGGATATGTTTAAGGAAGATCTGTTTTTAGAAGTTCAATATCATGGAATAGATTCTGAAAGAATAATAATTCCAGATATAATAAAACTTTCTAAAGAATTGAACCTATTAATGGTTTGCTCGAACGATTCTCACTATTTGGAAAAATCTCATGCCAAGTCTCATGAAGTATTACTTTGTATGTCTTCGTCAAGATGCCTTAGTGATCCAAAGCATTTAAGTTTTCCGTATGATGAGTTTTATATGAAGAGTGCAGATGAAATGGGGAAAATGTTTGGAGATATTCCTCAATGTATTTATAACACTATTGCTTTGGCTGAGAGAATTAATTCTGATGATATAAATAAAAACCTATTTGGAGGCATGAGACTTCCCGATATTGATATCCCAAAAGAATTTGAAACAAATGTTAAATTTGAAGGGCAATACAATTATATTGTAAAATTAGCCCAAGACGGAATGAAAGCAAAAGGATGGGATAAAAGTCAAAAACATATTGATCAATTAAATAAAGAACTAAATGATATTAGAGTTGCTTGGGAAAATAATGGTTATGACTTTGCTACTTATTTTCTTATAGAATATACTATTATCAATGAAGCAAAAAAGAGAGGGATATTAACGGGTCCGGGTCGTGGAAGTGGATTTGCTAGTGTTTTATTACACTGTTTGGGAATAGCTTATGGGTGCGATCCGATAAATTATGATTTAATTTGGGAAAGGTTCCTAGGTTTCGATCACAAAAAATTCATAAAAGAGTCTGACTTTGGATTTAAGGATGAGTCGTATGATATTGGTAATATACAAGATACTACAGAAGAAGAAAACGAAGAAATAAATCAGGTTCTTGAGGGAGATGAAGAAGAATTATGAAAACAGGAAATATTTAATGGACAATAGTGGAACACAAACTGGAACGCCCTATGATATCAAAAAGAGTAGAATGATATATTTAAGTGGGGACGTAAACGAAGAACAGTCTAAATCTGTTATTAAGGATATTTTAGAACTTGAAGTTTCCAATCCTCAATCTGATATTGTTTTGTATATAGATTCTCCCGGGGGTTATGTAGACAGTTTTATAGCCATGCACGATTTTATGAAATTGTGCAGATGTGATATAGCTACCGTGTGTATGGGTAGGGCGATGAGTTGCGGTATGCTTTTGTTGATTAGCGGGACCAAAGGAAAAAGGTTTATAACTCCTAACTCAAGAGTTTTAGTTCATGCTATATCTTCATGGAGTGGTGGTAATGTTCACCAGTTAGATAATGATATAAAAGAAACAAAAAGACTACAGGAACTATTAGAAGGACTGATAAAAAGATATACTAATATGTCTTCTAAAAAAATAAAAGAATTGATGTCTAAGGATTCATATTTAGATGCTAATTCCGCATTGAATTTTGGAATTGTTGATCATATAATATACAAGTCTTCTGATCTGCATTCTCACATAAGGGTATAATGTGGCAAAAAGTGATATAGAAATTAGAAACGAGTTATTATCTTTTGTAAAAATTAAGGATAGTAATGAGTTAAAAAAAATAGAACAGGAATTAGATATTCTGTCTATTACTGAAGGTTTGGATGAAAAAAGTAATCTTGAATCCTTTTACAATATTTGGGATAAAAGAAAAGGTCAAATTGGTAACGAAAATAAAATTAACAGTTGGCTTGCTTATCATTTAGGTTTAACGTTAGCTAAACCTAATGGGGAATTTTTGCCATTAAGAAGAGCTTTTGCTAGAGCAGGTTTTCCTGATATAGATAGTGATTTTGATTATTTTCATCGTCAAGAAATTTATGATTTTATTATAGAAAAATTTGGCAGAGAATATGTTGGTAATATTGGAACTTATAATGGATTAAAATTAAAAGCCACTATTAGAAGATTAGGAAAAGCTTTAGATGTTGCTGGTTCTTTTTTTAAGGGATCTAAAGCTAATAAAACCGACAATGAAGAAAAGGTGACAGAAATAGTAAAGTCATTACCTCCTCAAAGGGGAGCGGTTCTTAAAGTTAAAGATGAAGATGGTAATGATAGGGCTATAAAGACTGTTGAGGATGCCTATAAATATTGTGGTGATTTTAGAAATTATATAGATAAATATCCTGGTATTAGAGAACACGCTAAGAAAATTGAGGGTTTAACATCTAATGTAGGATGTCATGCTTCTGGGATTTTAATATCTAATGTCCCACTAAAACAGATAGCTCCATTAAAAAATATTAAAAAAGGATTAGTCACTCAGTTTCCTTATGAAGATTTAGAAAGCATCGGATTGATAAAATTTGATATTCTTGCCTTAAGCTCTTTGACTGTTATTCAAAAAACTATAGAAATGGTAAAACAAAATTATGGCATAACTATTGATATTGCCAATTTGCCTCTTGATGATGAAAAAACATTTGAACTTTATAGAAGTGGAAATTTGGTTGGAGTGTTTCAGTGTGAAAACGGGGGAATGCAAAACACAATTCAAGAAATTGAGGCAAGCTGTTTTGATGATATTATGGCAGCGATTGCTTTGTATCGTCCTGGTCCAATGATATCTATTCCCGAGTATTGTGCAAGAAAGAAGGGGATAAATGAAGTAAATTATTTTCATCCATCAATAGAAAAATATGTAAAACCTTATTTAGAGAAAACATATGGTCTTATTGTATATCAAGAGCAAGTTATGCAGATATGTAATTCTCTTGCTGATTTTAGTATAACAGAAGGCTATGTTATGATTAAGGGTGTAGGTAAAAAGAAAGATTATTTAATACAAAAGTTTAAGAAGAGATTTTTAGAAGGAACAGCTAAGAAGGGTGTATTAAATTCTGTTTCTGAAGAATATTGGGATAAGTATATAACTCCATTTTCCAGCTACGGTTTTAATAAGTCACATTCCTGTTCTTACGGTTTATTGTCTTACTATAGTGCTTTTTTGAAGGCTAATTATACAGAAGAGTTTATGGTGTCATTTTTGAATGTTGAAAATTATAGAAAAAAACACGACAAAATAGCAGTTTTAGAAAAAGACTTAAAGAGATTTGATATTTATCTTCATCCAAGAAACATTAACACTTGTGGAGTTGATTACAAAATAATAAAGAAAAAAGATACTTTATCGGGTGTTGTTAGATCTGAGATAATGCCTTCTGTTATGTGTAAGGGTATGGGTCTAGATGCCGCTCAAGAGTTAGAAAAAAATGCTCCATATGAAGGATTAAGAGATATAGCTTTTAAGACTAATTCTAAATTATTTGATAATAGAGCCATGACCTGTTTAATAGAAGCTGGATTTTTTGATAATGAGTTTAAGGAATATAAAAAAGCTAATAAGGGTGTAAAAAAAGAAGAATTTCAAGAAATAATTCTTAAAAAATTTACTTCACTAAGAGAAGATTCTAAGGCTTCTAAAAAATTAGGATTAGGAACTGAATCGCTTTTTGATTAAAAGGAGAAATAAATGGCAGATGAGATTAAGAGTAGTATTTCTGAAAGAAATACTAAAGTGATTAAAGGGATAGAGAGAACATTAAATACTGGCAAGTATGAGAGTATTAGAATATCTGTTTCTTTTGAAGAAGAAATTGTTTGGACCACTCTTGATGAAAGACAAAAAAAAATAGATGCTATATCTAAGCATGTTATTAATGATTTTCAGAAGACTAAAAGTGAAGTTTGTCAGTCTTTAGGATTAGAAGAGAAAAAAGCTTTTGGAAACAACAAAGAAGATACTGTTGTAGATAATGGTATTTTTGATAAACTATAAAGAAAAGGAAATATTATGCCAGAAATAGATGAAATAATGGACATATTTGGTATCCCCAAAAAAAGTAATGATCCTGGATCGGAAACTGAAGAGGCTACGGATAATGATGAAGTGTATGATACTCTAGGAAAACAGGGAGATACTGTTCCATTTGAAGAAAAGGTTAAAGATGTTAAAGAAGTTATACAAAAAGCTGTAGCTGAACTTGGAATACCATCTTCAGTCAAGAAAGAAGATAAATCTGTTTCTAATGAAGAAACTATTAAGGTGTCAGTAGAAGAAGTAAAGTCAAAAAGCTGTGAGGAAGATATTCTTGATATATCTAATGAGATAATTAAAGAAGATATTAAAAAAGAAGAAGATAAAAGAATTGATGTCATGTTAAATAAACCGGCAATTCCTTTTATGGTTTCTGAGACAAAAGAAGAATTACCAGCAGGTGTTGAAAACAAAAAAGAAACATATGTTATTGTAAATCTTCAGGATTGGAATTTAGAGTCTCCATCGCCTAAATATGATAAATTTTATGCGGAAAAAAAGAATATTCTTAAAACCATATTAAAGGGTGGAAAATTGCCTTTTGATGATTATGAGAAAGATCTAATTGACTGTAAGGTTGATGTCTCTATACCTATTTTTGATACTGCTGAAATACATAGAAAAATGCAAGAAGTTCAGGGGTGGAGAGACAGGATAAAAGAAATACAGATGAATTGCTCTAAACAATATTTTAAGTGGGAAACGGCCTTACAGCTTCTTGAGGGCTTATTATCCAAAGTTGAATATACTAAACCATCGGCAGGCAGGGACGGTATTATTTATGAACATTTGGCTGATATGAAGTTTTATTTTGATGATTTAAAAAACATACACAGGTCTGCTGAAATAGTATCTAAACACATGGATAATGCTTTTGATTGTCTGTCTAGACAAGCAACTATAGCTATGCCTAATAGGAACATAGAAAGATCTAATACCACTTGGGGAAATGTAAATAAAGATGAAGCGTTTTCTGAAAAAAAAGATATATTGACAAAAGAAATATTTCCCATAGCTAAAAAAGAAGAAGTAAATATACCAGAAAAACTAAAAGATTTTGATATTTTAGGAGAATTAGGAGATGGAGCAATTAAACCTGTAGTTAAAGAGAAAAAAATAGATTTAGATAATGGGGCAAAGCAAATATCTTGGGAATCCTTAATGAAATAATGGAGGATAAGCATGAATTTTTGGGACAATATAAGTAAAGGTATAGACAAGAATAAGCCGAGATACATGAAACTTGTTAGTGGCCATAAATATAAGATTAGGCCATTAGGGATACCATATGAAATTAAAAAATATCTATTAAAGCATAATGAACAGTGGAGATCTGCTATATGTTTAGACGTAGAAACATGTCCAGTGGCTAATAAACATAACATTTTGCCCAAAGACAAATGTGTTATGAATGTTATTAATAGGGAAAGTGGTCAGATAGAAATACTTGAAAATTATCCAAATGTTTTTTACGAGATGGCTAATTTTTACAATAAAACAGGTAAAAATCCCGGAGGAACAGATGGAGCTCATTTTGAATTGTCTGTATCTGGGTCTGGTTCATCTACAAAATATACTATGAAGTTTTTAGGGCCACACATCCTTTCAGAAGAAGATATAGCGTTAGTTAAGAAAAATGGACTGTATGATCTTAAAAAAATATATAGAGCTACTGATCCGAATAAAATAGAACAGGTTTTATTTGGAGAAAATGGATATAAAAATGATGAAAAAGAAGTTAATGTTATTACTGGAACAAATAAGCATTTTAGTGATGAAGATGTCGATAATAGTATAAGTAAAGCATATCAAAAAGAGAAAGTCACAACGACATTACTTGATCTTGATTTTTAATATCAAAAAGGAGATTTTATGACAAAAGATAAGAAAAAAGAACCTAAAAAAGATATAGTTTTAGAGAACTTAAAGGGGTTTGTTCGTCTTGGAGCTTCTTCTGAGATATCGGGAAATGTTCCTACAGGGCATTTTGATTTAGACTTTGTTATTCATCATGGAACGTTGCCTTCTAATGTAGACCTGTCAACATTAAAAGATTATGATCCTTCTAAGTCTCTTGGTTTGCCATTAGGTAAATTGGTAGAGATATTTGGAGAGGAAGGTGGAGGAAAATCATCTCTTGCTTATAGGATAGTAGGATATGCTCAGAAAATGGGTTTTAAGTGTGCGTGGATTGATACAGAACATAGTTTTTCTGATAGTCTATCTTACATAAATGGTGCAAGAAAAGAAGATATTTATTATGCTAACATGTCAAATTCTGAGAATGTTGATACCGTTTTTTTTGCGGAAGATGTTTTTGATGCTATTGTTAATTTAATAAAGAGTGAGGTTAAAGTTATAGTTCTGGATTCAGTTGCTAATCTTGTCCCTCAAGCTAGATTTGAAAAAGAAGCAGGACAAGCCACTGTAGGTATTGTTGCTAAATTGATGTCTGAAAACTTAGGAAAAATAGTTAATTATGCTGCTAAATATGGAGCATTGGTAATATTCATAAATCAGTTGAGAGAAAAGATTGGTGTATTTTTTGGATCTCCTGAAACTACTCCTGGTGGTCGAAGTTTGAAACATAATGCTTCCGTGAGATTACAGGTATCAAAAAAGAACAGTAAAGAAGCCGACATTTTCAGAGAAGATGAAGGTGGAAAACAGGTTCTTATTGGGCGAAAGGCCAGGATTAATGTTAAAAAGAATAGATTTGCTAAGCCATTTTTTGAAGGAATAGAAGTTCCAATTTATTATGAACCATATTTTCCTGATATTGAAGAAATGATGTTTGATACAGGTAGGCAGTTAAAAATTATTAGTGTTTATAAGGGAGTGTTTAAGTGGGAAGGAGTGGAAGAAGAAGGACGTAAATCTTTTGTTAAAAAATTAAAAGAAGAAAAATTACAAAATAAATTATTTTTTGATTTACAAAAACAAGCTTTAGAAGATGGTTTGTTTTTAGCTCCAGAACTTTCTCAGTGGGCCGAAGAAAATTATAATCCAGAAGATATACAAGAGGCAGCAAAGCAGATAGATGAAGGAGTAAATAATGAGAAACCAACAGATGAGGGACAAACTGAATGATGCTGAAAGGGTGAAAATAGTTGAAAATGCTAAATTAGAAATAAAAAATCATAAAGATGTTGTAGAATATCTGAAATCTAATAAAAGACATTTTACTGATGAAGGTATAGATTTTATAGTAAAAGAGTTTTCTGTAGGATATATGCCAGAAGGCGTATATAATTTATATGGAGATTTTCACGAATTTTCTGGAAGAATAATTTTACCCATATATGATCAGTATAATGAATTGATCGCATTATCTTCAAGAGATTGGAGAGAAAATGCTTATATGAAGTTTTTTCATGAGAGTTTTCCTAAAACTCGTTATTTATATGGATTAAATGTAGCAAAAGAAAGTATCATAAAAAACAAAAGAGCTATTTTGGTAGAAGGTGAATTTGATGTTCAATATCTACATTATAGAGGAATTAAAGAAACAGCAGGCATTATGAGTAGTAATTTACATCTATATCAAATATCTTTATTGTGTAGGTATTGTAAAGATATATATATAGTTTTTGATGGAGATAATTCTGGCAAAAAGTCTAAAGATAAAATTGTAAATAAAAGTATTTCTATGAAGATGTTTTCTATGTATGATATCAATATTATTCCTGTTATATTGCCAGACAAAATGGATCCTGATGATTTTGTTTTTAACAATGGAGTAAAAGAGTTTAATAATTTATTAGAAAAATCGAAGAAAGATTTTGACGAGGGTTCGGACGAAAGAATTAAAGAAGAAATATTATATAAGGTGTAAAAAATGTCAAATGATTCTAGTATTTTTTTAGTGTCTCCTGAAATAAGTTCTGTAATGGGCGTTATGGATGCTCACTTGAAATGGAAAAGTGCGAACGGAAAACCCAGGGGATATGAGACATATCATCCTAGTGCGTTTGGGGCATGTTTAAGAAATATGCAGTATTTTAGATATGTAGAAAAGGGATATATTCAAATATCTGTTGAGGAGTTTGATAGTAAGACAATAAGGATATTTGACACAGGTCATACCATGCACTCTCGTTGGGCTTCTTATTCTGAAGATATAGGGATATTAAGAGGATATTGGATATGCACAAATCCAATGTGCAGAATAATAGATGATGAAGGAAAATTAATAAAAAATATATCTAATGATATAATAAGTTCGCAAACAGAAAAGCCAAGAATGTATGGTAAAAAAGACCCATTAGGATGTTTTAAACCGGAAAAATGTATTTGTGGAAATAATGTTTTTGAATATAGAGAAATTGATGTTAGTAGTAAAGAGCTTAACTTTTACGGTCATGCTGATATGGTTTGGGATTTTTCTAAGTTTAATCCTGAAAAATACAACGGATTTAAGAAGGGTTTTAATATGGAATTGCTTCCAAAAAATCCAGTTGTTGTTGACATGAAAACGATAAATGATTATGGATATAAAAAAGTGTTACAATCAGGACCAGATCTAAAATATAAAATTCAACTAACTATATATGCCAATTTGTTACCTGTGGAATATGGACTACTTATTTATGAAAATAAAAATTCATCAGAGGTTGCTCCCTATAAGATAGACAAATCAACAGATAATATTTTTGCGCAAATAAAAAAACAAGCAATTTCTATGAATGAAATGGTTCCGTTAAAATTATTACCTCCTCCGAGGCCATTAGATCAAGATGATATTGAGTGTAGAAAATGTCCTTTTGCTCAAGTTTGTCATAAATCTAAGATTTGGTCTGATAAAGATTTAGTTCAAAAGAGAAAGAGCTTTTATGGCAATTTAATGAAATAAAATTATTATGTCGATATAATTGATGTATATATTTTGAGATTATTTTTGTAAAACAAGGAGAAAAACATGACAAACTCAAAAGAAAACGTGAACGGAAATGTAAAAACACCTTTTAGTAATTCTAGTGATCCGGCTTTTCTTGCTGTTAAAGGTAATTTTGAAAACAAGGATGACGCCAAGGCTTATGTAAAAGATTTAGCTAAAGCTGTTTTTGTTGTATTTCAAAAGCTTAATACAGCAAAACTTCGTTGTATTGGTGCAGCATCACTGAATAATGCGATTAAGGCTACGATTATTGCTTCTGGAGAAGCAAAGAAAAAGAGTTTGAATTTTGCTATAGTTCCATCATTTACTACTGTTCAATTTGATGGAGGAGAAGATAGAACTGCTGTAGTATTAGAAGTCGTTAAGATTTGATTTTGCACAAAAAATAGTAAGTCAGAAATGATTTGCTATTTGTTTTAATGAGGATAAATGTTGATGTTAAATCAAAAAAAAATAGCAGACATAATAGAAACGAAGCAGTCTATTCCATTAGATAATGAGATGGAAATAGAAGATGTCATTGTAGCCATAAGCGGTTTAGATAAAAAATTAAATTTTCTTGCCAAATTAAAAAAGAATAGGGTAGAAAAAATAGATGAAGAAATAGAAAAGTTTGAAGAAAGAAAAAAATTATTAAAGCAAGTTATAGAAGATACTCTTAAAAAGTTTAACTATAAATCTTTGAATTTTCCGGGAATTGGTAGAGTGATTATGAAAAATCCACAATCTAAGTGGACAATAATAAATGAAGAAGAACTTCTTAAGGTATTAAAATCTGAACTTGGAAGCGATTATGATAAAATAGTTCAAACTAAGCTTTCGATTATAAAAAAGGAACTTACTGCCTTATTAGATGAATGGGAGAAAACTAATAAAGTTCCAGCATGTGTAGATAAGGAAATAGGAAATACTATTGTAAATATATCTTACGGAGACCAGATTGAAGAAAAATCTGAAAAAATGGAAGAGATAAATGAAAATAGAAAGGACACAGAAGTAAGTAAAGAGAACTTTGATGGAATAGATTTTTAAGGATATCTATGAAAAAGATAAAAAGAGTTACTGAAGATAATAGAGTTAAAATAGCAAATCAAAAATTAAAATCTTTATATAAAAAGATACCTAATACAAATGGTTGTTTAGAAAATCTTAGTAAATGTTGTTCGTATTGTTGCCAGATACAAAACCCTCAGGTTTTATATTGCGAATTTCTAAATTCTTGGTATAACATTATTACTACGTGGGAGACTGAAGATGTTATTAGATTATTTGAAAGAGCATTAAGAAATTATTTATCAAACAACATTACTAAAGGTTGTATTTTTTGGGATGAAAATACAAGGTTGTGTAAACAACATAAAACAAGACCGTATTCTTGTATGATGTATGGAATAACACCTGATGAAGAATTTGCTCCTAGATATGAAAGATTGAAAGCTTTATATAAAGATAGGACTGATGTGTGTTTTAGAGAACAATGTAATTTAGTTAAAACAGAACATAATAAAAAAGTAAATATTAAGGATACAGGTCACTGGTGGAGATGTTTGAACGAAATAGAACAGGGTTTAGGAGTAAAGAAAAAAGAGATTAATGATGGACCGGGAGGTTCTTATAGAACATATCATGACCATTTGTTAATTCAGTTGCTTCCTGAAAATATTCTTGAACAATTAACTCAAGTTAGATTAGATGGAGATATAATAAGTAAAGAAATGGCAATAAGAAATCTGGTTGATCAGTTGAAACAAAATATAGAAAAAGGCTTTAAGGGAGATAGAGTAAGTGGCAACGAAGAAACAAAGAGTTAAGATTTTAGATACTAAATATACTAAAAAATCTAATTTAGTAGAATGGTTAGTTGAGTTGGAAAATAAAGATCAATTGGTTTTAGCGTTACCTGGAGATGATATAGGGCCATCTATAGGTATTAAGGGACATATGACCACTGAACAAATAAAAGAGCTTTGTGAAAAAATAAAGGGTAAAGAAGTTAATTTGATTATAGAGGGAGATCAAAAAGAAATACCGAAACTTAAAGATATGACTAATGATCAAATTCAAAAACTCAGTGATGAAATGGATAAGTTTCCTTTTCATGAGGTTATCAGTGAGATCAATAAATCAGAGAAAGATGAAAAGTGAAAATCTATTTTTTTGGTAGCAATCAATGTAAGAATTGTATTAAACAGTTGAGAAGTATAAAAAAAGAGCATATAATACTTCCAGTTAACGGATTGTTTTTGTATGTAGATGCTTTTGATATGGATAACGAAAACATTTGTAATGAGCATAATATTGATGAAATACCTCATACTAAAGTTTATGATGATAATGAAGTATTAGTTTTTGATAAAATAGGATTATTTGATCCAAAAAGACTTTGGGATAAAATATATCCTGACGAAAATAAAAGAAAAATCGCAATAGAAAAATCTAAAAGGATGTGATATAAATGGAAGAGTTAAATGAACAACAAAAGATTGTCATAGAGCATCTTGATGGTCCTTGTTTGGTTATAGCATCTCCGGGAAGTGGAAAAACTAAGACTATAGTTGAAAGAACTATTAAACTTATAGAAAAAGGGATAAGTTCTCATAATATACTTTGTATAACTTTTACCAATAAAGCTGCGAAAGAGATGAAAGATAGAATATGTAAAAGATTAAGAATAACAAAAGCTGATTTTTTTATTGGAACATTTCATTCATTATGCGCGAATATAATAAGAACATATGGTAGTAAAATAGGTTATACAGATAAATTATCTATAATGGATGAAAGTGACCAGGTTCATTTAATAGAAAAGATTATTAGACAAAAAGGCAAGAGTAAAAAAGATGATAATATTGATGTTGAAAAAATAATAAATATATTAAATCATAGCAGAGAAAGATTGGAAACTGAAGAAGAGATTTTATCTAACTTTAAGGATGTGTTATTTGAAGAGATAGCAAAAGAATATCTTAAACAAATTAAAGAAAATAATTTAATAGACTTTAGTGGATTATTGTATGAAGCTGTAAATTTGTTAAAAAATCATAATGATGTATTACAGAAATTACAATCTCTTTTCTTATACATACAGGTAGATGAAGTTCAGGATACAAATTATACTCAATTTGCTTTAGTAAATCTCTTGGAAGGAGAAAAGGCTAATATAATGATGGTGGGAGATCTGGATCAAAGTATCTATAAATTTCGTGGGGCAAGATATCAGAATATTTTAGATTTTCTAAAACTACATCCTAATTGTAAAAAGATAACACTTGGAAAAAATTATCGTTCAACTCCTCAGATAGTTGCTTGTGCAGACAAGCTAATAAAGCACAATAAATCTCATATGGCAGAGTTTTTTGAAACTGACAATCCTGATGGAGAAGAGGTTTCTTGTAATAAACATTTTGATGCCACATATGAAGCTCAATCTGTTGCGAAAAAAATAAAGTATTATATAAACGAATTGGGATGGGATTATTCTGATATCGCAATACTTTATAGGTTAAATAGGTTATCACTAGAGCTTCAATCTGCTTTTTCTGTTGAAGGTATTCCTTTCACGGTTATTGGAGGATTTAACTTCTTTGACAGAAAAGAAGTTAAAGACACTTTATCTATGTTAAAATTTGCTTCTAATGATAAAGATACTGTAGCATTTAGTAGAATAGCAGGTCTATTTAAGGGTATGGGAGATGTGAATATTGGCTCTATAGAAAATCTTTCAAAATCTAATGGTATTAGTTTATTAGATGTATGTAAGAGAATAGATGAGTTTTCTAATAAAGTGGCAGTAAAAAATGCTGCTAAAAAGATTTATGAAGCTTTTGGCATAGATTTTTCTTCTATGAATTCTGGTGATTGTATGGCTTATTTGGTAAACAAGTTAGACTATCTAAACTATTTACAATTACATGAAAAGCAAGAAGGAGAGGCAATTGAGAGAACGGACAATGTTAACGAGTTAATAGTAAATGCTACAGAGTTCAGTAAAAAGAATAATAAAATTGAAGCATATTTACAGAATATCTCTTTAATTACAGCAAGTGATAAAGAGGGAAATGAAAACTCTGTATTACTAATGACAGGACACGCTTCAAAAGGTCTTGAATTTCCGATAGTATTTGTTGTTGGAATTGAACAGGGAATACTTCCTCATGATTGGCCTATTATGGAAGCAGATACAAAAGAGAAAAAAGAGGAAGCACTTGAAGAAGAGAGAAGGATTTTATATGTCTCTCAAACGAGATGTAAAAAACACTTAAATCTATCGTATTGTCAAAACAGGAAGTTTAGAGGTAAAAACGGTGCTTTTATGTATAAAAAAGCTTTTCCAAGTCAGTTTCTTAAAGAATGTGGTTTTGAAATTAAGGAGTGAAGAAAATGGAAGAAAACAAACCTGATGATCAGAAAATCATGATGAAATATAAAGCTTTTATGCACTGTTTCCCAGCATTGATGAGTTTGCCAGGTGCTGAAAAAAAGTTTAAAACTATATGTTTGTATTTTCAAGATCAAGAAATAGAGGGTCCAGCTTATAGTGAGAGTTTTGCTATTACCAAAGACGATGCCTGGAAGTTGGTATTAGATGTTTTAAGGGGGTTATGTGATATGGGAGAGCCTTTGGCTGAAAAATTTATGAGTGATTATTTCAAAGAAAAACAAGAAGAAAGAAAAAAAAAGACTAACATTAAAAAGAAAAGAAAGAAAAAGAAAGATTTTCCAAAAAACGATCAGGGATATCCAGAGAACAATGAAACTGAAGATGGAGGAGAGGACATAAGAACGGATTAAATGTTATGAATACGATAGAATGTCTTCATGTTTGTATTCCTTCTCCTAAAGATTATATAACTATATCTGAAAATAGTAATAGAATAAATATAAATGAGATAGAAAAGATATCTATTGATATGGGAAGGAGAAATGTTGAACTTGTATTTTGGCTTTCTACAACTGTTGTGATGCTTATTCCGGTTTTTTATAAGGGAGCAATAGAGACAAGTCCAATAGAGTGTAATGTTTCTGGAAAATTCTATAATACAAAAACTAATACAATTATATCTTTTCCTTGCGAAATAATTTTGGTAGCTTATAATTCACAGAGACATGCGTATATGGTAAAATGTAAAATAGATATATCTCCTATCATTAAAGAAGTAAAACTTCAAGATTTTAAAAATCTTAAAAAAGAAGATAGTCAGTTCAAATTTATCGAGGTTGAATAATGAGAATAAAAGACTTACAAGATAAATATAAAGGGAAGATGGGATTTGTTGTAGGTTCTGGTCCATCTTTACACTTTCAGGATGTTTCAAAAATGATGAATTATCCTGTTATTTGTGTAAATTCATCTATATTAAAATTTGCGCAAAAAAATAAAGATTTGTATTTTTTGGCAGATGATTGGTCTGTGAAAACTTGGAGCTACTTTTATGAATTGTCAAACATAAATTGTATAAACTTATTGTATAAAGAAAAATTAGAAAAATATTCAAAACATTTAGATGAAAACAAAATTATTTGGTTTAACCATAAAACTTGGTATAATGTAGAAAAGAGAGAATATCCTAAAGATGGGTTATTTCTAACTAAAGATGTTGAACTTCCAATAATAGGAGCGAGAACTGCTGTGGGGTCAGCAATTCATTTTGCATATATTATGGGATATGATCCAATTGTTGTGACGGGAATAGACTGTTCGTATCGAGATGGTAAAAAATATTACTGGCAGTATAATAATGAACCACAAGTTTATTTAATGGAAAATAAAAATAGTAAAATTATTTGTAATAGTATAAATAATCAAGATGTTCATACTTTAGAGTTTATTAAATATTTTATTCAATTATCAGAACAAACTAAAAAGCAAAATATAAATATTATAGATGTTTCTGGTGGTGTTTTGAAGTGCTTTAATAAGATGAAATATGATGAAGTTTTTGAAAGATATGGAGAAAAAAATGAAAAGTGTTAAATGTATTATTTGCGAAAAAGAATTAGAAAAAGATGTTACTCTTGGTGATGTAAAACCAACAGATATAATTGAACCTATTTATGATGGATTATCTTGTCGTTCTTATGGAAACTATGGAAGTCAAGTTTATGACCCTATGGCTGATGGACAATTTTTGTTATTTTATATTTGTGATGATTGTATGGTTAAAAAGGGAGATTTGGTGACATATGTTAGATATATTAAAAAATCTATAAATTTAGATGAAAAAACTTTTTCTCAAAAAATAAAAGAAGATCAAGAAAATGAGAAAAAATATAAAAAAAGTGATTTATCAAAAAAATTTGACGATATGAACAGGTCTTTAAGAAAAAATATATCAAGGAGATAAGGGATGCTCGATGGAAAAAAGATACTCGCAATCATTTTGGCTCGAAAAAATAGTGTCGGCCTTCCGGGTAAAAATTATAGAAAACTATGTGGTAAACCTCTTTTTATATGGTCGGTTATCGCTGCTATAAATAGTAAATATGTAGATGCTGTTGTAGTGTCGAGTTGTTGCACTGTAGTTAAAAAGGATTTTTTTAATTATGTAAATAATTTGTATGGAAATAATAAAGTAATTGAGTTTATAGATAGAGATGAGAAGCTAAATGGTCCTCAAGTTAAAAATGAACCTGTGATGATAGATGCTTATGATAAAATGGTAAAGATAAATAGTTTTTATGCTGATATTATTGTATCTTTACAGCCAACTTCTCCAGTTAGAACAAATAATTTAATAGATCAATGTTTGGAAAAATACAAGTTAGATAAAGCTGATAGTTTGGTGACGGTATCTAAAAATTATCCTTTTATATTTCATCAACACGATGAAAGGGCTACTTGTCCAAATATGTATTTCACAGACAGACCTATGAGACAAGAAATTAGAGATTGGCAATTTGCTCTAATAGATAATGGTAATGTTTATATAACAAAGAAAGATATATTATTAAACCATAATAATAGGTTAGGAGGACGCATAACAACTTATGTGACAGATAAATATCAGAGTTTACAGATAGATGATCTTGAAGATTTTAATCTAATAGAAAAAATGGCTGAGATATATCAAGAAATTATTTAATTATTTTTATGCGCAATAAATATAAAACAGAAAGTGAAGAATTGTTTAACTACTTACAAGAAGTTTTGCCGGGGGACTGGAAGGTAATAGAAAATAGTTCTAATAAAATAAGTAGCGTCTTAACTGAAGCGGGAGTGAATATTCCGCATAGTAAAATGGGAGGTAGTTATGCTATTTATTTTTATGATTTTGCTTATTTTGTTTTAGGGAAATATGATAGATTTCAGGTTTTTATTGTAAGAGATAAAGAGAGAAGTGAAAACAAATATAAGTATAATCTTTTTATCTTATATTATGACGAATTAGATCCGATTTTTACTCATAAATCAAAAGACTATAAAGAATGTGTGGATTTTTTATTTGTATTTTCTATTAGGGCAAGAACATTTTTTGGTGAAATACTGAAAAATTCGCATAAAAAGGATATGAATGAAATAATAAACTCGCCAAATGAAAAAGCAGAAAGAAACTTTTCGTTTTTAGAGATTAAGGAATAACTCTTAGTTTCTTTCTATTTTTTATTTCTCCTTCAGTTAAATCTATGTTTTTATATTGAAGTGCTTTGTGTGTTGCTTTTAGATCTCTTACAAGTTTATACAAACCATCTCTTTCTAGAGAAGCACTGTGATCATTTCCTTTAGCCGTTCGATCTAATGTAAAGTGTCGTTCAAACCAAGAGCAGCCTAAAGTGTAAGCAGCTATATCGACTGCTATACCAAGATTATGTCCGCTAAAGCCTTTAGTAAAAGAATTAGGTATTTGTGATATTTCTAAAAGAAACAAATCTTCAAATTTAACAGGATAGTCTGATGTTGTCCAATATAAAACTATTCTTTTTCTAAAATCATAAAGAAAGCCATAAAGTTTATTTAACTCTTCTTTAGTTGACATTCCTAATGAAATATGTATATCTCCATTATATTTATTTAATAGAGTTTTTATTAGATCGTAGTTGTTATTACAGGCAGAAGGAACTTTAATATAATCAGGATTTAATGAAATTATTTCTTCTGCTGAGGGTATATCCCAAACCGAACAAGAGTATTTTATTCCTATTTCATCACAATATTTTTTTAGTTCTTTATGAGTTTCTATATTAAACTCTAAAAACTTACGATGTTGAAGGTAGGTTTCGCCAAAAGAGTGCATTGGACAGGAGTGAGGCTGATTTTGAATTTCTTTTGGAACACAAATTTCAGGAACTCTTTTTTGAAACTTTACATAGTCGGCATTACATAATTTTGCCATTTTAATAAGTTCTTTTGCTGTTTCCGGATTGCCTTGATGATTTGCGCATAGTTCAGCGATGGTTTTTGGACTTTTATATTCCATTTTTTTGCTTTCTGAAAAATTGAGGATATAATATTTCATCGGCAGAAAAGTGGCGAAAAGGTAAATAGAATATGTGGAGCAGTAAGATTTTGTTCTAATGGATTACCATCATTGGTAAAATGTATGTTTGAAAACCTTTTAGACGCACATAGAATGGCAGAAAAAGATTATGAAAAAAATATAAAGGTAGGTAATATTAAAGTCGATAAAAACTTTTATAACTCGTTAATAGTAAAAGATAGCATATACATGTGAATAGGAGAAAAATATGGAAATAATATATGATAATGCTGATGATGCTCACTATGTCTACTTTGATAATATATCGGTATATGTGATATATCATCCTAAAATAGATAATAAACAGATTGATAAATGGGTGGTATATAGGGAGCAATACGATGCTGGTCATTTAGTCTATAATAAAAATAAACAAGTAAAGTTAATTGTTTCAATGTGGGGCGATGAGTTTTGGGAAACATTACCACTTAATATACAATATTTCTTTAATACAATAAAAGAAGCAACAAATATAGCAAGTAGAGATTATTGTGAAAATATAGAAACTGGAATATACAAAAATAAACAAGATTATTATGTTCCTTTTGCGCAAAAAATAAAAGATGAAAAAATTCATAAAATATTAGATATGATGAAGTATTTAGATATGACTAGTGTAGAGATGGGTGCTAAAAAAGAATGGTTTCCCAGAAATGCGGTAGCAGATGATGCGAACTTGTGTCTTGGTGTGTGTTTCAATACAACATGTCCAAAAAAAATACATTTAACGTGTTATTATGTGACATGGGATAAGACGAGTAAATCTTATCATGACAAACTAGAAAGTATATCATTATTTAATATAACAGAAGACATTAAGGATGGCATAATAGATCATCTAAAAGAAAAATGTATAAAATTCGCACAAAAGAAAGCATTAGAGAAAATAACGAAAGAAGAACTTAATAACAATAATCTCTCATATTGCCTTAAGGAACAAAAATGATAAAAGTTTTGATAGTTGATGTAGATGGCGTATTGAGCGATGGAAAGTATTATATCTCATCGTCCGGCGAAGTGATGAAGTCTTTTTACACAAGAGATTTTGATGCTTTAAGAAGGATACAAGAACTTGGGGTTATTGTTGTTATTTTAAGCCAAGCTAAAGATGATTGTATGTGGCAAAAGTTTTGGCAACTTAATTTAGAGAGTAAAAAGAAAATGTATGTTTTTAGTGAGGTAAAAAATAAATTAGAAAAAGTTGAAAATATTCTTGAAAATTGGGACCTAAAATGGGAGAATGTTGCGTATGTTGGTGATGCCGAAAACGATTTAGAATGTATGAAAAAAGCATTTTTGTCATTTTGTCCTAATGATGCTATAGAGAAAGTTAAAGAGGAAGCTAATTTAATATCTAATAAAGATGGTGGGTGTGGTGTAGTGTATGATATATTTTGTAGAACATGCGATGAGAATTATGGTGCCTTTTGTGATTATGGAGATATGACAAATGATTAAATTGAGAGATTGGCAGAAGGTTGTTCTTGATGAAATAGATAAACATGATGAAATAGTTGATTCTGAACTTTATTCTTCTATGTCTGATTTAGAAATAAATAATAGAACAAGTATAAAGGTTAAGTTTCCTAAAGGTGCAGGTCATACTTTTTTAACAGCATATTTAGCAAGTCAAAAATATAATACTTTATTTATTTATTCTGATACAGATCATCTAAAAGAAATTCAACACTATAAAGAAGACATTCGTTCTAGCAGAAGTAAGGAAGAGATGAGTTCTGCTATTAAAGAGGTTGTAAATGATGGTTTATCTTTGTATGAAATATATTATGCTGTAAATCATGCTAATATGGTTAATCCCACAGAGAAACCAATAGTCACATTAGCTTCTGTGAAGGCGAAAATATCAGGAAAAGATATCATTGTAATTGATAAGACTTCTTCGTTGCCTACTATTGTAGAAAGTTTTATTTTCAATGTAGCAACAGGAACTATTGTTCTTTTAGGTTAAATAGAGAAACAAAAATGACTAATGATGAATTTGAAAAAGATTGGAGAAGTTATTCTATTGAATGTGATGATGGAGTAATAATTTGTTTGAAGGATAAGATGATGATTTGTTGGGGAACTGTTGAGGACGGATTATTTTTTGATACTGGAGGAGAACAGGGGAGTCCCGCCTACCTCCTTAAAGTTGAAGGTAATGATCTTTTTCAAAAAGATAATGATGAAAAATGGGAAAAACTTGGCAAACTAGTGAAAACCAGCATATAATATACAAAATGCTATTTAAGGAAAGAGAGGTGGCAAATTTCAGAATTCACCGTTGGTCGCGCGAAATATTTAATGATTTAGTAAATAAAAGAAGGACTTGTCATGTAGTTGAAGTATAAGTAGAATATGAATATGAAAAAGTTTAATAAAAGTAAAAAGTGGCTAGAAAAAGAATATTGTATTAAAAGAAATAAACTTGAGGATATCGCTGAAAAAATAGGAGTAGATAGAACAACTATTTTTAATTGGACAAAAACATTTGGTCTTAAAAGACAAAAAATAGTTCCAGAAGTGGCAAATAGTAGAAAATATTCTGTAAATGAAGAATACTTTAATAAAATAGATACTGAAGAAAAAGCTTATTGGTTAGGATTTATTGCGGCAGATGGATGTGTTCAGTGTAGAAAAAGTAAAACTCTTCTTTCTGTAGAATTAGCAAAAAAGGATGAAGATCACTTGATAAAACTAAAAAACGCTATAGAATATACCGGTCCTCTTCATCAGAGAAAGGCAAAAAACGGCAAGGGATCAAGCTGTTGCTTACAGGTATCAAGTATGAAAATGGTTCCTGATTTAATGAGACACGGAATAGTTGAAAGAAAATCTAAAATCTTACAACCTCCCTTTATGATAAATAAAGAGTTTTATAGACATTGGATTAGGGGATTTTTTGATGGAGATGGGTCCATAAGTTTATGTAAAGATGGTAGAATTAAAGGTGAATTCTTTTCAGGGTCAAAAAATATTATTGAGTTTATAGTTAAAGAATTTTTCCCGTTAAATATTTTTTTGACATTAGATATTTATACGTCAAAAAATTGTCTTGGATTTCATAAAAGTTTTTCTGGAAAATATAGAATAAATCAACTACATAAGACAATGTATGATAATGCAACTGTTTATTTAGATAGAAAAAAGAAAATATTTGAACAAAATGTTATTTAATGAAAGAGAGGTGGACAATTAGTGAATTCACCGTTGTAAATATAGAGTTAGACGACCAGGAGTGTCTTGTAAAATCTCTTGAAGAAATGGGATATAAGCCAGAAATTCATGAAGAGGCAAAAAACCTTTACGGATATCATGGAGATAAAAGAGTGCAAAAGGCTCATGTTATTGTTCCAAGATCACAAGTAGGTTCAGCCTCTAATGATGTTGGTTTTGAAAAAAATAATAATGGCAAGTTTACTATGCACCTTTCAGAATATGATCGTCATGTTTTTAAGACAGATAAATTAAAGCAATTATATGCCAAGCATAGAGTAAATCAGTTTGTGAAAAAAAATGCCGGTAAGTATTCTCATAAAACTACCAAAGTAGATAAAGATGGAACTATTAGAATTCGTTTAACTAGATTTGGATAAGGATAAATATGCCAAAAACAAAAGATCAAAAAAGAAATACATTAAAAAGGGCAAAAGACTTTCAAAAAAGGCACTATTTTAATGAACTAAAAAATAGTATTTTAACTTTTAATAATCCTATTTTATCTCAGGTGTCACAAGATGTGGCAAAAGAAGATAATTTAGATTTTATTGAAAAAATGAAAAAGGTATTATTTGTTAGTGAGAAAGGGGTGGGTTTAGCTGCTCCGCAGATAGGTGTATTAAAGAAAGTTATTGTTTTAGACCCGAAAAAAGAAAATAAAATTAAAGTAATGATAAATCCAAGAATAACAGAAATATCTCAAGAGACCAATAATGTTTCTGAAGGATGTTTATCTTATCCTGATATTTATGTTCCAGTTGATAGAGCGAATAAAATTAAAGTAGAATATTTTACTACTTTATTTGAGAAGAAAGAAGAAGAGTTTATTGGGTTTGAAGCAAGAATAATTCAGCATGAAGTTGATCACTTGATAGGGGTTTGCTTGGTAGGGGAAGTGTGGAAAGAAAGTAAAGAAAAAGGTTTGCCAGTAGAAGAAATAATTAGAATAAGAAAAGAAGAAATAGAAAAAGCCGAATTAAGTATGAAATAAGGAGAAAAAAGATGAAGAAACAAGTGTTTATTAGTGTTCATGGATTATCTAAAAGCTTTGAGAGAGATGTTGCGTTTGATTTTGTTCGTGGTATTTTAGATTTAGAAGAAAAATATGAAGTATATTTTAATATAAGTTTTCCAGAGATGTCTAAACAAGAAATTTATGATATGGCAGATGAAATGCCTATTGATATCTATTAGCAAAAGGAGAAGAAAATGAAGAAACAAATGTTATTAAAAGGAAATTATATACATCAAGATGAAGATTTTTTAACGCAAACAAATATTGTGACGCAAGTTCAGATAGAAGATGAAGAAGGTATGTGTTTAGTGAATACTAAAGCAATTGGCGAGATAGGTTTTAGTCCTAATTGGAGCTCTGAGAGTTTGCGCGGATATCATCAAAGTTCTGGTGTTCCAGATGGAATGACATTATCTATGGATAATGCTAAGAAAATGTGGAGTTGTCGGCTTCCTGAGAATGGAGCAATTTTCTTTTTTGAAACTAAACAAGAAAGAGATGATTTTATCGGAGAATAAAAGGTATGGTAGAACTTCCTAAAACACCATTAGATCTATATAATTTATTTCTTGCGCAAAAAAATAAATTATATGATTATTCTTGGCTCTATGAAACTATCCGGCCACACTGTAAGTTTAAGAAAATACCAGGTCTTCAGCATTGTGGACCAAGAAGAATAATTCAAGTTCCATCTGAATTTACTAAGTTTTTATTGTGGATGAATGATAAAAAAATAAAGAGTTATTTAGAAATAGGTATATCTACAGGTGGTTCTTTTTTTACGACAGACGCTTATTTAAGAAATGTAAATGAAGAATATCAGTATTCTTATGGTCTTGATATAAGAGAAAAATGCGGAGGCTATATTGAATATAATTCAAAGTTTTCTACCTGTCAATTCGTAAAAGGAACAAGCCAAGAAGTAAAACATATAGATTTCTTTTTTGATTTATGTTTTATTGATGCTAATCATACGGAAAAATGTTCTTTAGAAGATTTTGATATCGTTAAAGAAAGATGTAAATATGTTGCTTTTCATGATATTGTTTTAGATATTGATGAAAAGTATTTTGGTAAAAGAAAAAGTTCGACTGTGTTTAAGACTTGGAATAAATTAAAAGAAAAGTATAATTTTGTTGAGTTTATTGATAAAAGTTTGCCAGAAACTTGTGGTATCGGTATAATAGAGATGTGAAAGGAATAAAAATGACCATATTTACTGAAGGAAAAGAAGTGTCAGAACCTAAAGTGGGAGAGTATTTAATTGAAGCAGAGCATAGACATTGTAATAGTATATGTGTTCAGGTTACGGAAGTAAATGGAAAAAACTTTAAGGGCAAATTGCTTGATATTTATGATCCTCATTTTGAACAATACGTGACAATAGGAAAAACCTATAGCTTTAATAGGTGGAAAGATGGAGATAATATTTGGCATGTTCCAGATAAAGAACTAAATAGGGGTTGTGGTCCGTCTCAGCTTTTATTATATTCATGGCCAGAAGGCTATTCTTTTGATTTGGATTGTTGAGAATACATTTTATGGATAAGATCTCTGATTGCGTAATAGCGTGGTATGTTTCTTCTGAGAGGTTTCGTTTTTCTTATAGTAAAGATGAGTGGACAGAATTAGTATATAATATGTTAGTGGAGAATAAAACTATTCAAGAACTTTGGGATTGTCTTAAACTGGAGGCCAAGGCTACGCAGAAAGATTTAGATGAGATAGATATAAATAATAATCCTAAAGATTTGTTTGTAAAAGCATATGGTTTATCACTTGATGTTTATCTTAAAGAAGGAATATCTCTATGTCACAAATAACTGGATTATATCGAGATATTGTTAGTGGTAAAAGTTATTTTGTTTTTGCTACGGCAAGACATACAGAAACAGGTGAAGATTTGGTTGCATACAAGGACGAATATGAACAATATTATGTTCAACCTAAAAAAATATTTAATGAAGATATTTGCTATAATGGAAAGTGGAGTAAAAGATTTGAATTATTTAAGATAGTCAGAGAAGGACATATTTCTTTCAAAGATATGATGGCTGATTAAAGAGAAAAGGAGATAAAAATGGAAACATTTAGGAAACTTATTGAAGATGATGAACTGCCTAGAGGTTATTTGCACGGTTATTATTGTGATGTTATGGCAGAAGCAGTTGCTCGTGGCTATAAGCTGATAAGTGAAAAAGAGTATTGGGCTGAAGATACCAAGCGGTGCGAAAAAGAAAATAGAGAAAATCCCATAACGGCTAATGAAAACATAAAAATAAGTGAATATATTACTATAAATATATTTAGAAGGAAAAATGATATAGAACCAAGAGTTTATTTAGAAGATAAGGATCCTCATGCTGGTGGTCCATCTGACAGTACTCTTGCTTCAGCAAAGGCATATATTAGTCTTTTTGGATATAAGGATATGATATCTAAAGTAGATGATGCGTATAATAGAGCAAAATAAAAATGAATAATATATGTCAGCTTTGTCCTCATAAATGTTCTTTATCTGTTGGAGAATATGGAAAGTGCAAAGTTAGAAAGTTTGATGGAAATAATTTTGTTTTAGATTATTATGGCAAAATAACTACAATAGCAGTTGAGCCAATTGAAAAGAAACCAATTTATCATTTTAAGCCAAATTCTAAAGTTTTGTCTGTTGGAGGTTTCTCTTGTAATATGTCTTGTGATTTTTGTCAAAATTATTTAATTTCTCAAGCAAATAAAATAAATAAATATAAAACTTTAATGCCAGATGATGTTATTTCTTTAGCAAAAGAAAAAGAATGTTCTGGTATTTGCGTTACTTTTAACGAACCTACGATTTATTATGAGTATTTATTTGATTTAGCAAAAGAGGCACACAATAATGGTTTATTTTTCATTATTAAAACTAATGGCTACTTGTGTGAAGACCCTTGGTTTAGCCTTCTTTCTGTTGTAGATGCTGTTAATATTGATTATAAGGGAAATGAATGGTATTATGAGAAGGTGGCAGGTATAAGTTCTAATACTTATCCAACTATATTAGATAATATAAAAAAAGCATTAACACAGACACATGTTGAGATAAGTATTCCTATTCATTATGATTATAAACTGGAAGATTATAATGATGTTTTTAATATTTTAGAAGAAAAGAAAGAAACTCCTATTCATTTATTAAAGATTTTTTCTGTTAATAAGAATTTTGATCCAATTGTTCAAGATGATGTTATTTTTGATATGAGAAATGAGTTATTAAAAACATTTCCTTTTGTTTATGTGCAAAATATTTTTTCGCAAAAAGGAAAAGATGCCAGAAAAACCTATGATCCTATTACTAAAGAGGTTTTAATAAATAGAGAAGCATTAAAATCGGAGATTTTGGTAGGAGAAGACGATAATAATATAGAGAAATACTTCACAATGTGAGTTTGAATATGATATCTTTAGAGTTTTGCACAACTGCTACTTTTCGTCCTGAAATAATAGATCGAACATATAAGTCTTTTACTGATAATCTTTTAGGAATAGATTTTAAGATATCTACACTATATTTAAATGTAGATCCTATTCCAGTAGGAAACACTAAAGAAGTTATAGATGTTGCTAAAAAGTATTTTGGAAATGTTGTTTATAATATTCCAGAAGAACCTAATTTTACAAAGGCAATAAAATGGTGCTGGTCTCAAGTAAAAAATGAATATTTTTTTAATTTAGAAGATGATTGGGAACTTTTGACTAGAGTAAAAATAGATGATTTAATTTTTAAGTTAAACAGAGACAAACAGTGTATTGCTATAAACTTGAGAGCGTATTCTCATATAAGAGATGGAAGAGTTTGTTTATCTCCTGGTTTATTTCTTTCTTCTTGGGGAAAAAAGTTTGCTTCTGCTCTTGATCCAAGGTTTAATCCTGAAAAACAAATTAGATATGGATCAGGAGTAGAAATACAATTTTTACTTAAAAGTATTTCTAAACAACATCCAACTAATACCGATGTATTTATTAGAGATATAGGTAGAGACTGGTTAAATAATAGACAAGACTATGGTAGAGGTGCGGGAAATTCTTTTACTACTTGGACTAAAAAATGATTTTTTCAATTTTAATATGCTCTTTAGAAAAAAGAGCAAATTCATTAAAGAGATTGATGGATGTATTAATTCCTCAATTAAATGATGAAGTAGAAGTTTTGGTTGAGATAGATAATGGACAAAAAACAATTGGAAAAAAAAGAAATAATTTACTAGAAAAATCAATTGGAACTTTTTTGGCATACATAGACGATGATGATGTTCCATCTGTTGATTACGTCTCAAAAATATTAAATGCTCTAAAAGAAGAACCTGATTGTTGTGGAATAGAGGGGATAATAACTACTAACGGAATAAATCCTAAAAAATTTATCCATTCTATAAAATATACAACGTGGTTTCAGAAAGATAATATATATTATCGTTGTCCTAATCATATCAATCCAATAAGAAGAGATTTGGCTATACAAATAAAATTTCCCGAAATAAACAAAAGTGAAGATAGGGGGTTTTCTTTAGGAATATTACATTTATTAAAAAAAGAAGTTTATATTAGTGGACCAATATATAATTATTTATATATAACAAGAAAGTGATAAAGATATAGAAAATAAAAATGTTATATCTTGTGTTCTTTTTGGAAACGACGATAGATATTGGAGTTGTTTACCATTAGTTATTTTAACTAATTATTTTTTTCATAAAGAGTTTTATTTAAGATTTTTTATACATAAAGAATGTGAAAATAATATTGTTTTTCCTTTTTTAAAAGAAATATCAGAAAAATATGATAAAATAGAAATAAAGATTATTGATAAAACTTATCAAAATACAGAACCAACAACTTGGAGAATGATGCCATTATGGGATAATGATATAGAATATCTTTTCTGTCGAGATATTGACTCAATCCCTTGCTCGTTAGAAGCTAGGGCAGTTAGGACATTTATTAACCATAAAGAATTTTATATTAGTAGTATTAGAAGTCATCCATTACATACTATTTCTTTAATGGCTGGTCTTTGTGGATTTTATGTTCCTAAAATAAAAAATATTTTACCATCTAATTTTGATGATTATATTAGTTTTGGTAAAAAAAATTGTCCATATTGTTCTGATTGGAGATGGGGATGTGATCAGGAACTTTTAGATAGATTTTTTGTTAAAACAAGAGATAATAATTTTATAAAACACATTTTAGATATTCCTGTTCAAAACAGTATTGGAGAAGTAAAAAGTATGAGAAGCATTGGTTCTTCTATTTTGCCAAAAAATATTTATAACACTTGTGATTTATCTAATATAAATGAAAAAGTTTTATATTTATGTGATAGTAATTATGGAAAGTTTGTAGGAATGCCATTAGAAGAATCCTGGGGATATAAAAAGGAAAACAAGATATATTTGTTAAATGAAATATTATCTATTAATGCCGATATAACTAATATGATGAAAGAGTTTTTTGATAAATATAAAAATATTAAAGAATATTTTGGAGTGATATAATTATATGGAACTTGACTTTGACATAGTAGTGGTGGCTAATCATCATAGGAAGGCTTTGATTTTAGATCATTTAAAAGATATTCCACATCAGGTAAGTTATACTCCTGATTATGAATTTAGTAAAAGTTTTAAACCTCAATATGATCAATGGGTAAAAAGTTTTACAGGACATCAAGGGGCTTTTAGATGTTTACATGGGCACCAGGATGCCCTTAAACTTTCTAAAAAAAATAGAGTTTTAGTTATTGAAGATGATGCTATTCCTAATAGAAGTGATTGGATAAATGTGATTATAGACATTTTGCCATTTATGACACAATATGACATTATATCTTTACACGGAAGAAATATAGATATAAGAGAATGTAGTAGGCTTTTACATTTAGATAAATCTATTTTATATGGATATACTAATAAAAAATTTAATTATGTTTTAGGTTCTTTGTGCTATATGATAGATCGTAGAGTGATATCTAGAATAATGGATTATTCTTATGTTGGTCTTCCTATGGATTTATTTATTGCTAATAATTTTAGTTTTGCACTTGTTGATCCGAGTCCGTTTTTACATGATCGTTCACAAGGAAGTTTAATAGATATTGGAGTGACATCATAATGTCAATAGTGCAGTTTTCAATGTTGGGAAAGTTTGGTAGGTTTGGAAATTCACTTTTTCAGTATGTATTTGCTAGAAGTTATGCTGAAAGCATTGGAGCAGAATTGGAGATCCCTCAAGATTGGGTTGGAAGAAGAATATTTAAGGATATTAATGAAAGATCTATTAGTCGTTCTTTGCCTAAAACTGAATTAGACAAGATACCAGGCAGACGATGTGATATAGATTTGTTTGGATATTTTCAATATATAGAGGCATTTAAATTTTTATCTCTTAATAAAATAAAAGCCTGGTTAAAATTTCAAGATCGGTGGGAAAATCTTTTTTTATCATCAGAAAAATATATTGCTGCTCATCTTCGTAGAGGAGATTATGTATCAACTTTTTCTAATATATTCTGTATTGTTTCTGATATGTCTTATAAGAATGCTTGTCATAAGTTTTCATTAAACTATAATGAAATAGTTTGGGTATCGGACGAACGTTCTCGATATAATGAAATGGCATCGGCAGAAGGAATTGATTTTTTGCCGGACTTTTTTATATTAAAGAATTCTACTCATTTGCTTAGATCTAATTCTACTTTTAGCTGGTGGGCTGGAACTTTAGGTAATGCTAAAATATATAGTCCTCTTGTTGAAGACAAAGTGGGACATTGTGATGTAGATTTTGTAGAAGGAAATTGGCCTCGTTTAATTGATAAAAAAAACAATCATCCTAAACACGGAGAACCTGGAGATTTTCATATACCAGAATGATTTTTTTAGGTAAAAATAATTTTGCGCAAACAAAAAAAGTAGCTGTCATCTCTACGGATAGTAATGATATGTATTTCTTTTTTATGCCGATTACTTCATACCTGTGGACACAAATGGGTTATCAGCCATTTTGTTTTGTTGTAGGAGATAATAATTCGTTGTTACATAAAATGGTTATAGAAGAGACTGTGAAAATGGGTGGACAGATAGGTATGTTAACTAATGACATGATGAACGCTCATGGTATTCTTAGGGGATATAATGCGTCATTAATATCTCAAATATCTAGGTTATGTATTTGTTCTTTGAGGGAATATGAAGATGATACAACTTTTATAGTTGGTGACATAGATATGTTTCCTCTTAATAAGACATATTTTAATACTTATAATCAAAATAGCGTATTTACTATTTTTCACGGAAATGCTTATGATCATACTAGATATCCAATGTGTTACTTGTGTGGTAAAAAAAATATTTGGCGAGATATCATGGGTATAGACCAGACATCTATATATGGTTGTTTGAAATTTAATATATTAAGTTATTTGAGAATGAGATCTGATACATCAACTCAAAGGAACTTTGATGAGATTTTTTTCTTTAAAAGAATAAAACATTGGAATAAATATGGACTAGTAGAGTTTCTTAATAGGAATATAATAGTAAATCCTGGTTTTAATAATTTGCCATCAGAGATTGGTTTAGTGCCAAATTTTTCCCCCTCTGATAGATTGGAAAGGTCTTATTGGGTTATACCTGATAATATATCTACTTACGTTGATGCTCATTGCCCTAGACCTGGTTTTAGTGAAGAAAACTGGAATAAAATACTTGCATTGCTTAGTCTATTTGTTAGTAAAGAAATTTTAAATTGGGCAGTAGAATATAAAAATAATTTTGTTAATTTGTTAAATAGAGGATTGTAGTATGTTTTATCCAGATTTATATTTTCACGATGGTTGTCCCTGGATGTATCCAGATCATTTATCTTTATTAAAAAAAATAGAAATATATTCTAATATGTTGAATGTGAAAGAAAATGATTTACCTAAAGTTCTTTGTCTTGTAGCGGAATCTAGATATATGAGACCTCACGCAGAAAATCATAATGTTATTATTAATAAAGATAAGTTTAAGTTAATATTGACTCACGATGAAGAAATATTGAGCCAATGTAATAATGCTATTTTTATGCCATTTGGAACAACTTGGATCAGTAAAGATGATTGGCATGGAAATATGCTAAAAGAATATGGAGTTTCTTTTTTGTGTGGAAATAAATTATTATTAGAAGGTCACTATTTAAGACATAGTATTTGGAAAAATCAAAAAGATATTAAAATGCCAAAGTATTTTTTTAATAGTTCTAGTATCCCCATGCCTAATAGTAATAATCCTATGCTATCTAGCTGTCCTACTTCTAAAATTGAATTAATGAAATGTCAATTTCATATTGCTATTGAAAACTGTCAGATTAATAATTATTTTACGGAAAAGATTATTGATTGTTTTATTACAAAAACCATTCCTGTATATCGAGGATGTCCTAATATAAAAGATTTTTTTAATATAAAAGGTATGTTTTTATTTCAGGATGAAAATGATTTACTAGATATATTAAATAGACAGATTAAAGACACAACATATGAGAGCATGGCAGAGTGTGTAGAAGAAAATTATAATTTATGTAAGCAGTATTGTGTTTCTATACAAAAGAGGTTAGAAGAGATTATTAATAAAAATATAGATAGATTATGAAAATAACTTTTATATGTTATTCTGATGAAAATTATTTTACATATCAAAAAAGATTGGTAGACAATATCTCTACAATGGGATTTAGTGATATTGTAGCCTTTAATAGAAACGATTTAATAAAAACAGAATTTTACAAAGAAAACCAAAATATATTAGACAAAAAAAGAGGTGGCGGTTACTGGTTATGGAAACCCTTTTTTATATTAGAAACATTAAAGAAACAAAATGATGGAGATATTATTTTTTATATGGACTGTGGAGATCTATGTAGTAAAAATATATTAGATCTAATTCAAGTTAAGATACAAAGTAATGATGGATTTTTTGTTATTAGATCTAATAACATAAATAAGCAATGGACTAAAAGAGATTGTTTTGTTTTAATGGATTGTGATAATGAGAGATATCATAATGGAACACAGTTAGAAGCAGGATGTTGTGGATTTATGAAAAATAAATTTACTATTGAATTTTTACAAGAATGGTTAAAATTTGCTTTAAATGAAAATATTTTAACTGATGTAAAAAATATTTGTGGTAAAGAAAATTTTCCTGAATTTATAGATCATAGACACGATCAAAGTATATTATCATTATTAACTATAAAATATAATATAAAAAGCATTTATTCAGATGATATTTCATCATATATAGGATATAATGTATTATAAAAATGTATTCAAAAAATTTATCATTTGTAGTCCAGGGACCAATTATTGATAAAGATAATTGCACTATTAGGTGCCTGTCGTCGATAAGAAAGTATTTTCCTCAGTCAGAAATTATTTTATCTACATGGCCTAATTATGATGTAAAAAATATATCTTATGATAAACTGGTTGTTTCATATAACGATCCTGGAGATCATTATATGAATTTAAATAGACAGATAATTACCACACAAAGAGGGTTAGAAAAAGCTTCTAATGATACATCTATAAAGATACGAACAGATATCATATTTAGTAACGATAATATTTTACAATATTATGGAAAATGGAATATAAAGAATATAATGCCGGTTTTTGATGATATTATTATGGTATCTAATATGCAAACTATAGATCCAGAAAATAATGTAGAAATGAAAAGTTGGCACAGATGTTTTAATCCAAGCGACTGGGCTATTATGGGAGCAACTTCTGATCTGGGATTTTTATTTGATATTCCTCTGATAGATAATAGTGTAGAGTTCACCATTAGTCCTGAACAATATATTTGGTTACACACTATACAAAAAAAATATCCAGAAATAAAATTAAAAAACATGACAGAAGTTAATAGTGACTTGATAGAAAAAACTTTGATTTTTTATGCTTGTAATTTAACTATTTTGAATATATATAGTCAATTTGGAATATATTCAGAAAAATATAAGTATCAAAATGAGTTGGACAATCATTTTATGCAACATCAAAAATGGTTAGATTATAGAGAAAAACTATGAATATTATATATTTTATTACACATAAAACTTTAACTAAAGAAAACGCAAGAATGTCTTTGTTGTCTTTAAAAAATCAAAATTTTGATTTTCATTGGAATGCTTTATGTATATATAATTCTCATCAAGAAGATATTAATAATAGTGAGATTAAAAATATTATTGATCAATTTGGATTAAAATATGATCTCATAGATTTTCTTTCTGAAACAAATACTAAAACTCTCGCACAAGATATTCATCATATATCCTGTCACGCAAAAAAAAATGTTTCTGATAATGATAAAATTCTTTTATTAAAATCAGATTATTATTTATCTGTAAATTTTAACAAAAGTATCAATTCTATTTTAGATAATAATTTTATTTTTTCTTTACCTATCTATAATGCTAAAGAGTGGGTATTAAGTGATGATATAATAAAAAAATCTTTAGAAATAGACTTTAAGTATGTAGATAACGAAACATATTATAGAGGATCAGATATTTTTGAGCCTAAAGAAGAATTCGGATTACATTTAAACATTAAAGATACTGATGATAAAATTAAGTTTGTTTCTCATTGTGTAAAAGGAGATTTTAATTGTCATGTTCTTGATGGTTGTGCTATAAAAAACTTAAATATTGAGAAAAATGATATGGAGGCAAGTTGGGGAGGAATGGGAAATTCTATTAATTCTCTTAGAGAATTTAGAGTTAAATTTTTGAATAATTTAGATTGTTTTGCTATTCATATGTTTCATGATATTATTTCTAAAAATAGAAAAGAAGTTAGAAAAGATGATAGAAAAAACTTTTTAGGACAAAGGTATTAAGGATGAAAACAAAAGAAGATTATGCAAATATGCAAAAATTTTGGTATGATAAAAACGTAAAATGGATGGACGATACCGGTAATCACAGAGAACATGATAAGAATAATGATTATTGGGAGATATTACTTAAGCCAATGTTTGAAAATCATTTTGATTATGTTCTAGATTTTGGATGTGGACATGGTAGGAATATATCTAATATTTTAAAGAATAGTAGTTGTTTAAGATGTGATGGAGTGGACATTTCAAGTGAAAATATAAAATATACTGAAAAAAATTTAAATAAAGAGATTGAAGATAAGAACAGATATAAACTTTATGTTAATAATGGAATAGATATTAAAATAATAGATAATGATAGTTATAATTTTATTGTTTCAACAATTGTTTTTCAACATATTTGTGTTTATGAAATAAGATATAATTTATTAAAAGATATTTATAGGATTTTAAAACAAGATGGTATATTTTCATTTCAGATGGGATTCGGTTTTGGACACAAGGCTGCTGCCGATTATTATGATAATATATATGATGCAGAAGGTACAAATTCTTTATATGATGTTAGAGTGGAAAAATCAGAATATATAGAAAATGATTTAAAAAATATTGGATATAAAAATATATCATATATTATATCAAAATCATATTTAGACAGTCATGAAAATTGGATTTATTTTAAGGCTAAAAAATGAAAATAGCATTATGTTTATCTGGTTTCTTGAGGAATTTTGATAAAACTTTTTCTTTTTGGAAAAAATATTTATTTGATATATATAATGTGGATATTTTTATAGATACATGGAATACAATAGATTATAATAGTGACGTTGCCTCTCAAGATGTGTTATCTGCATTTCAAAAAAACATTAAGAATATTAATATAGAAAAAAGGATTATAAATTTTAATAAAAATATAATGTTGTCACATTTTAGACAGGCTACAAATGGGAATATTAATAATCCTATTTCTATGTTTTATAAAATAAAGTCTTGTTATCTTTTATGTAAACAGTCGAGTGTTAATTATGATATAATTATTAGAGCAAGACCTGATTTATTTATTATTTCTCCTTTTATATTTGAGGAAGATTATAATCAATATATTTATGTTCCTACTCATGATTTTCATAATGACTTTGATAAAATAGGAAGAGTAGAATATAAAGATTATTTATTAAAAAAGTATGTAGATTTTCAAAAAGATGAATTGCAGGGAAATGGGTTAATAAAAGAACAAGGATTATTAGATCATTTAGCGTATTCTTCTGTGAATAATATGGAAGCATATTCTGGGGTTTATGATAATTATGAAAAGTATTATCAAGAAGGATGTAATGTAAGGCCGGAGATTATATTGGCTTATCATCTTTTAAATAACAATATTAAAACAAAAAGTTTTCTTTGTAATTTTAGGATAAATTTATGAAATGGACATTTGGAATTGTTACTGCTGGAGGACAAGAAGATAGAATCATGTTGATGATAGAATCTATAGAAAAACAAAATATTCCTATTAACGATTATGAAATAATTATAGTAGGAAATTGTAAAATACAAAGAAATAATTTAAAAAATTTAGATTTTAATGAAAACATAAAACCTGGATGGATTACTCGTAAAAAAAACATGATATCTCAAGTGTCTTTTTTTAATAATGTTTGTCTTATGCACGATTATATTATATTATTAGATGATTGGTATAAAAATTTTGTTAATTTTGGAGAAGATTGGGATGTATGTATGAATAGAATAGAAAGAATGGATGGTAAGAGATATAGAGATTGGACATTATGGATGCCAGATAATATACCATATGAAGATCATTCTAGAATTAAAGACATGTATGTTTCTGGGGCTTATTTTTGTGCAAAAAAACAATTTTTATTACAATATCCCTTTGACGAAAATAGAGTGTGGGGCAGAGGAGAAGACCTGGAGTGGTCTATGCGAGTTAGGGGACATTGGAATTATAAGTGTAATTCTAATTCAATAGTGAGATTGTTAAAAAAGCCAGTATGCACTACAGGTTGTCATGATTGAAAAATATTATAATTTTTTGCATATAATAAATATCCAGTGTGAAGGCCAATATTGAGAATGTGAAAAACCATTAAAATTATTATATTTATCACTTACTTGAAAAAAAGATATTTTTACATCTGAAAACAATGATGCAAAGTCTTCTTTCATTAAATTAATACAATTATCATTTACTATTACATCGCATCCTGCATTAGTTTTTTCGGCATCGAATTTATCTATATCCCAAGTGACATGTGGTTTTTCATTAAAAGTTGAATGATATGCAAGTTGTATGGAAATAAATCCATTTGGTTTTAATGCTCTTGACATACTTTCAAGTATCATCTTTCTGATAGTTCTGGAGGCTATGTGTTGCATACAGATTGAACTATAAATAAGATCGTAGCTCTCTAGTGAGACTGGTCCAACATCGCCTCCATTAGTTAAATAGAATTGAGAGTTTGGATATTTTGTTTTGGCGATGTTAATTAGTCTTATAGATATATCTGCTCCATCTACTCTTTGAAATAGTGGAGACATTCGATTGATCATTCTACCTGGTCCACAACCAAAGTCTAATGCTATTTTATCTTTAGTTGTTTGGAACAGAGGACGATTAATATCACCATCATAATGTAATAAATATTTTTCATATGGAAATTGTTCGTGCCACCCCCAATGACCGACAATATCTTCTGGACTGTCTAGTCCATCGTAGTATGTTCTTTGCATGTCTATATAATTTTGTTTTGTAGTCATAGTGATTATATCGGAATAAAAGGTAAAAAATTTTAAACAATTTTTAAAAAATATTCCGATATAAACATTATGATTAAGGCAATATTGTATGATCTTGATGGTGTTTTAGTTGACGCCTGTGATTGGCATTATGAATCATTGAATTTAGCGCTTAAAAGGGTTGCTAATTATGAGATATCAAGACAAAAACACTTAGATACTTTTAATGGTATTCCTACAAAAAGAAAACTAGAGATATTGAAAGAAATGAAAGTTCTTCGTGAAGACCAGTTTGATAAGGTTTGGAAATTAAAACAGGAATATACTATAGATGTTATAAAACAAAAAGCTCATTTTGATGGTTATAAAATAAAACTTCATAAATATACAAAAGGCATAGGTATTGTGTCGGCATGTGTGACTAATTCTATTGCAAAAACTGCCAGTTTAATGCTGGAATATACTGGACAGCTTTCATATATGGAATTTGTTGTTTCAAATGAAGATGTAAAAGAATCGAAACCTAGTCCAATGCCATACATATATGCTACACATAAACTGGGGTTAATGGCCAAAGATATTTTAGTAGTAGAAGATTCACCAAAAGGTATAGAGTCGGCTTATGCTTCTGGATGTCAAGTTTTAGAAGTAAAAGGTTGTTATGATGTTATTGAAGAAATAATAGAAAAAGTTATTAAGGAGAAAATCTAAATGGTAAATATAGTTATTCCAATGGCGGGTCGTGGAAAAAGATTTACTGAAGCAGGATATGCTTGTCCTAAACCTTTTATTGATGTTAATGGTAAACCTATGATTATTAGAGTTGTTGAAAACTTAAAGATTAGTGATACATGTTGTTTTATTTTTATTTGTCTTCAAGAGTTTATTGATAAATTTGGAAGCACATTTGAGAAAATGATACGTGATTGTATTGGTAATAATTTTAAGATAGTTATTGTAAACCAGGTTACAGAGGGAGCGGCTTGCACAGTCCTTTTAACAGAGAAATATATTAACAATGATGATGAGTTAGTTATAGCTAATTGTGACCAGTTGGTTTTAGATAATGATTTTAATCAAAAATCTATTGATTATTATAGAAAACATAAAGTAGATGGAGGAATACTTTGTTTTTTAAATGATTCACCCAAGTGGAGTTATGTAAAATTATCTAACAGTAAAATAGTAGAAGTAGTTGAAAAACAGGTAGTAAGTAATTTAGCAACAGTCGGCATTTATTATTTTAGTAAAGGCAAAACCTTTGTTGATTGTGCTAAAAGTATGATATTAAACAATATGCGTGTAAATGGAGAGTTTTATGTAGCTCCAGTGTTTAATGGCATGATTATTCGTGGATTAAGTGTTTTACCATTTTTAGTTAATGAAATGGTTGGACTTGGTGTTCCAGAAGATTTAGAAAGATATGAGAATGGAGATTATATTTGATAGGCTTTTTTCATATAGCAACTATTGGTAATTATAAATCTGTTATAGAGGAAATTTTTAATTCTATATGTGAAAGTGGTATTTTATTAGAAATAAACCAGTTAAATATATGTATTGTTGGTAATGGAGATGTAAATATAAAGAATAATGAAAAAATTATTATTCATAGATTAGGGGACATAGGGCTTTATGAGTTTCCAACATTACAGATTTTAGAAAATACAGCACAGATCTCTGATGATAATTTATTTTATATACATACTAAAGGTGTTGGAACAGAAAATAATGAATGTATAGATGATTGGCGAAAATACATGATTTATTTTATTATTAAAAAATATAAAAAGTGTAATGAAGAACTTGATAAGGGATTCGATGTTGTAGGTGTGGACTGGAGAAATGAACCAGTAGGACATTTTTCAGGAAATTTTTGGTGGACTAAAAGTTCTTATATAAAAAGTTTGCCAAAAATAAAAGATATATCTCAAGAAAACTATCCAAGAGTTTTAACATTAAGACATAATGCTGAGTTTTGGATAGGAATGAATAAGGAAGCAAAAATAAAATCCTTATGGGATTGTGGAATAAACCAATATCAAAGACACTTACATAGATATGAAAGTTTTAATTATATTAATAAGGACTTTTAGAAAAGATAAAATTACTATGAAAACATTAGATCAAATAAAAGAATATGTTGTGAATGTAGGTTCTAATAGTGTAGGAGTTTTTGGTGGAAATTTTGAAGGAGGATATGAACTTCAGCAAGATATAGTTGAAGTTAGTGAATTTATTATGGATCACCAAACTGCTAATATACAAAACTATATTGAAATAGGGTGTGCCGCTGGTGGATTTACAAGGTTATTTTGTGATATTATTAACGTTGAAAATGTTTATACAATAGATCTGGGTAATCATCCTTCGATTGATAATATTAAAAATCCTAAAGCTCTTGATAGGAATATAAAAAACACTCGTCATACAGGAGGATTTGAAAGATTTATAGGAGATAGTCATTCTCAAGAATGTAAAGAATGGATACAAAAACAAAATGTTAAGTTTGATTTTGTTTTTATAGATGGAGATCATAGTTATGGGGGAGTTAGACAGGACACAGAACTGGTTTTACCGTATATTAATTTAGGCTGTATTGTTATGTATCATGATCATATAGTTGTTAATGATATTGTTGTTTTTGTAAAAGAATTAAAAAATAATCTTTTTCCAGATTTAAGTTTTGTAAAAGAATATAAAGGGTATCTTGTTAAAGGAATAGCCGTGTTTACTAAGAAATAATATCGTGTGAGAAAAACTAATTTTTAGGAGATTGTAATATGTATGAGCATATTAAAGACTTAGATATTAAAAAAACTTTAGAAACTTATAAACCTCTTTTAGATTCTTGTAAAAATAAACCACTTGATTTAAGTGGATATAGAGTTGAAAAACATTGGGGATATGAAATTTGGCTTGAAGTTAATGAATTTTATGCATACAAGTTAATTCATATGAATCTTGGATGCCGTTGTAGTTTGCAATCTCATGCCATTAAGGTTGAAGCTAATTATGTTATAGATGGAGAGGCAGAAGTTCTTTTAGAAAATGATAAAGGAGAAATGGAATCTACTATTTATACCGTGGGACAGGGATGGTGTGTGCCTGCTGGTAAAAAACATAGAGTTATTGCCAAAACTGCATATACGGCATTAGAGGTCTCAACTCCCCATCTTGATGATATTACAAGATTTGCTGATGACATGAATAGGGGAAATGGAAAAATAGAATCAGAACATAAAAAACAATGAATTATAAACTTTGTATCATGTGTGCTGGAGTAGGATCAAGAGTCCAAATATACTCTAATCTTCATAAGGCATTATTACCAATAGGTAATAGGGCAGTTATTTCTAGAATATTAGATAGTTTTCCAAAAGAAGTAGAAATAGTTATAGCATTAGGATATATGGCAGATCAGGTAAGATCTTTTTTAGAATATGCACATTATGATAGAAAATTTACTTTTGTTTATGTAGATAATTATGACAAAGTTGGTTCTGGTCCGGGTTACAGTTTGCTACAATGTAAAAACTTTTTACAATGTCCTTTTGTTTTTACTTCTGCTGATACTATTGTAGATAAAGAAGAAAATAATCTTATACCTGATAAAAATTGGATTGGTATAGGATATATTCCGGAAAATAAATCAGGAGGTTCTTTTTTGCTGTATGATGAGAGAAAAGGTTTATACTATGGTAAGGGGACAAATGTGTTCGTTGGTATGGCTGGTATATTTGATTTTGAAAAATTCTGGAATGGTCTAGAAAATTCCAAGTTACAATTGGGAGAATATCAGGTAGTTAACGGTCTTTCTGTTATCAATAATTTTGTTGTGAAAAGATTTAATTCTTGGCAGGACACTGGAAGTGTTGATAATTATAATAATACATTATCTAAATATGGAAAGATTGTAGAAAATAAAAAAAATGAAGTTATATATATAGAAAACAATAGAGTTATTAAGTTATATTCTAATTCACATAGTATTGATAATAGAATAAAAAGATCTAAAATTTTACACGATTTTGTTCCAAGTGTAAAAAAAATAAATGAAAATATGTATGGATATGATTATATTAATGGAAAACTTTTGTCGGATGTTAAAGATGAAAAAATTTTTGATGCTTTTTATGATTTTTTGGAAAAGTTTATTATTAAAGCAAATACATTTAATTTAGATGCCTTCAAAAAAGATTGTATTAAAATACATAAAGATAAAACATATGAAAGAGTGAAACAAAATAAATATTTACAAGAGCTTGATGGTATTAAAGAAATTAATGGTATATCTATTAGACCAATAGATAAATTATTAGATGAAATTGACTGGATACAAATTATAGATAGTGCTATTCCGATTTATTTTCATGGTGATTTACAGCCAGAAAATATTATATGTAGTGAAAATAATTTTATTTTAATAGATTGGAGAGAAGCGTTTGGTGATAGTCTTGAAATAGGTGACCTTTATTATGATTTAGGAAAATTATATCATGCTATTATAGTAAATGGAGAAGTTATTAGAAGAAAACAATTTTCTATTGACATCATAGATAATAGGGCTTTTATTAATATAAGTGTTAATAATAATTTACTTGTGCTTTTAAGTAAATTTGTAGATTTTTGTAAAAAGAAACAATATGACTGGAATAAAGTTTTATTGTTAGGAGCACTACAGTACATTAATATATCATCTGTGCATTTTGGAGATTATTCAAGATTCTTATTTCTATTTGGTAAGTTATGTTTAGAAAAATATTTTCAAAAAGAGATAAAAAATGAAATATTATGATTTAATTAACTTGTATAAAAGTGAATCTTCAAGTGTTTTTAGTAACATTTCTAATGGTGTTATTGATAGTTTTGTCCAGATGGTTATTGATACTTATGATTTAGAAAAGAAAGTTTTTGTTTGTGGTAATGGTGGTAATGCTTCTTTTGTAGGAAATTTTGTTACAGATTTAAATTTACATCCGTTTATGTCTGAAGATAAATCGAAGCCTATGAATGTTACTAAAAGAATGTTTGCTATTAATTTAACTGATTCTGCCTCTACTATTACTGGCATATTAAATGACGTTGGAGCAGATTTTATTTTTAGTGAACAAATGAAATATTCTGCTAAAACAGGTGATCTTTTTGTAGGACTTAGTGGATCTGGTAATTCTAAAAATATTTTGGAAGCTATGAAACTTGGAAAAACGATTGGTATGAAGAATATTTTGATAACAAAATATTCTAAATCTAATTGTGCTCAATATGCCGATCTTATTATAGAAATAGTTGGTAATTCTTTATTTCCAGGTCAAACAGGTAAGAATAATAATAATTTTCATTTTGAAGACTGTATATCTAAACTTTCTCATATAGCTACTGGTATCTTAAAGGAAAAGGTGAAAAATGAAAATCAATCCTAATATTTTAAGAAAACACGTTTTAGATATGGTATATGATAAAAAATCAGGTCACATAGGTGGGAGTTTTTCTATAGCAGACGTAATAGCATATTTGTATTCTAATTTTAATTTAGCAACAATAGATATGCTTTCAGATAAACTTATTTTATCTAAAGGTCATGCAGTTCCTATTTTATATGCGGTATTTTATGAACTTCAATTGCTAAACGATAATGATATGAAAAAGTTTAGAGAAATAGATTCTCCACTTCAAGGACATCCAGTGAGAGAAAAATTATCATTATTACATGCTACGACTGGATCTTTAGGGCAAGGTCTTAGTATCGCTATTGGTCATGCTTTAGCAATGAAACTTTTGAAACAATCTTATAAGATATTTTGTATATTGGGTGACGGTGAAGTTCAAGAGGGACAAATATGGGAAGCTTTTATGCTTGCTCCAAAATATAAACTAAACAACCTTATAGTTATGGTTGATATTAATAAGGGACAAAGTGAGGGATTTACAAAAGATATTTTAGATATTGAAGATATGGAACAAAAAGTAAAATCATTTAACTGGAATGTTATAAGAATAAACGGTAATGATATGGGACAAATTGATATTGCTGTTAAGTTATGTGTTAACAATAAGGTTTCTCCTAATTGTATATTGTTAGATACCATTAAGGGAAAAGGTGTTTCGTTTATGGAGGGTCCAAATTGGCACTCTAGAAATCCTACAGAAGCAGAATATTTTCAAGCCATAAAGGAGTTAAATATATGATTGCTACTCGTGACGGCTTTGGAGAACAACTTGCTATTTGTGGAAAAGATAATGAAAAAATAATAGTTTTAGGAGCAGATCTGTCTCATGCTACAAAGTGTTCTGTTTTTCAAGATAAATTTCCTAATAGATTTTTTGAGATAGGAATAGCAGAAGCTAATTGTATAGGTATTGCTTCTGGATTATCTGAATATGGTTATAGAGTTTTTATTTCTTCTTTTGCTTCTTTTTTAACTGGTAGATATGATATTATAAGATGTTCTTTGGCATATTCTAATGCTAATGTAGTTGTTGTTGGAACTCATTCTGGTATGGCTATTGGAAGAGATGGTGTGACACAAATGGGACTAGAAGATGTTAATGTTATGAGAGGTCTTCCGGGAATACAAATATTACAACCAGCTACTCCGTTAGAGGCAAGATTAATAACCAAATATTTATGTGAGACAGGGGGTTTGTCTTATTTGAGATTAGGAAGGCAGCCGGTAGAAGAAGTTTTTGATGGAAGTTATAAATTTGTTTTTGGAAAAGGATCAGTAATAAAGACCGGTAATGATATTGCTATTTTTTCAAGTGGTTGTGTATTAACTGAAGTATTAGATGTCGCAAAGAGACTTGATGCTAAAGGATTTTATACTTCTGTTATAAATATTTCTGTAATAAAGCCAATAGATAAAGACTTAATATTAGAAACTGCTCAGAATACAGGAATGCTTGTTTCTGTTGAAGATCATTCAATTATAGGAGGTTTAGGGACTGCCATATCAGAAGTATTAACAGATAATTATCCTAAAAAGCTTTTAAGAATAGGATTAAGTGATATTTTTCCTGAATCTGGAAAACCAAATGATTTGTATGAAAAGTATGGACTTTCAGTTGAAAAGATATTTAATAGAATACTAAAAAGTAAATGATAGACAAGAATACTAAAATATATTGTTCTTTTGCAAAGATGGCAGGTAATTTTGGTTGTAATATTTTTAATAAATCTTTTATCTATCTTAATTTAAATTGTATATATAAGTCTTTTTCAGTAGAAAATATAAAAAAAGCACTAGAATGTGTAAGGGTTTTAGATATTAAGGGATGTGCAGTTACTATGCCTTATAAGATTGAGTGCTTAAAATATGTTGATGAAATATCAGAAGAGGTTAAGGAGATAGGCTCTGCTAATACGATATTAAATAATGGGTTTTTAAACGCTTTTAATACTGACTGGTATGCTGCTTTTTGTGTGCTAAAAGAGTGTAACAATAAAAAAGTTTATATATTAGGTGATGGTGGGTATGCAAAAGCTGTATTATATGCAGCTTTAAAATTGAATTTATATTGTGAAAAAATAACTAGACAAAATTGGAACGATATAGGTGACATAAAAGAATCTATAGTATATAATTGTACTCCTGTTGAAAATGTAATAATAGATAAAACAAATATTTTTATAGATTGTAATATAAAAACTTATACAGGAAAAAAATTAGCATTATTACAGGCAAGTAAACAATTCGAGATGTATACAGGATTAAGTTTTCCAATAGATATTTTTAAGGATGTGCAGTAATGGTAAGACCAAAAACGATATTTATAGATATAGATGGAACTATTTTACATCATTATGGAGATTTAAGTCAACAGATTACAAAAATTCCTATTGTTTTAGATGGGGTTAAGGAAAAATTTATAGAATGGGATAAAAAAGGATATATTATTATTTTAACTACAGGGAGAAAAGAAGCATTAAGAAAGATTACAGAAAAACAGATTGTGGATGTTGGACTTTTTTTTGACCAGTTAATTATGGGTTGTGGTGGTGGTGAAAGAATACTTATTAATGATATGAAGGTTGATTCTGATGTTTTTACAGCTAGTGTTTATTGTCCTAAAAGGAATAATGGCATAAAAATGTTAGATATTTAATGTTTACATTATTATGAAAAAAGTATTATTAATATTTCCTAATACAGCAAATCGACCTTTTATTACTGCTGCTATACCCATTCTTGCTGGGATAGCAAAAGAAAAATGTTGGGAATGTAGTTATTTTGATACTTCTAATTATCAAAAAGAGAGTGACTCTATTGAAGACAAAGAGAAGTTTGGGTTCTTTATGAATCATTCTATTGATTTTAGAACAGGGTTTAAGTCATTTTCTGATATTACTAAAGACTTACAATCGCTTATAGATAATTTTAAACCAAATTTAATTGCTATAACTGCGATGACGTGTGATTATGAATTTCTTATGACATGGTGGAGAGAGATTGATACTAAGGGGGCCATATCTACTATTGGTGGTTTTCATGCAACTGTTGCTCATACTGAAATAGAAAAAGAGAAACTTTTTGATATAATATGTATTGGACAAGGAGAATCTGTATTTTGTGATATATTGGACAACATAGATTCTGGAACGGAATGTTTTTCAAATATTGATGGTGTTTCTGTATATAATAAAAAAGATAAAATTTATAGTGTTGGTAAAAAAAAGAAGTTACTTTCTCCGGAACTTTTGTGGAAAATTAAAACCGATTATTCGCTCTTCGATCAGAGTTATTTTCGTTTTCCTTTTGACGGAAAAACTATGAATCTTTTTCAAATAGATGCCGGGAGGGGGTGTCCATATAGTTGTTCTTATTGTGGTAATAATAGTTTAAGACAACACTATAAGGGATTAGGTAAATATGTTTGCACTCGTCCTATGGAATCAACCTTTTCTGTTATGAGACAGATGCTTGTTGACCGTCAGGTTGATATATTTTCTTTTACTGATGAATGTTTTTTAGCGCGATCTTCATCTTGGATTAGGGTTTTTTTTGAAAAATATAAAAATGAGATTTGTAAACCATTTATAATGCAAACCCGAGCCGAGACAATCACAAATGAAACACTTGATATACTTTCTTCTGTTGGCGTTATTTTTTTTCAAATTGGGCTTGGAGTTGAGTCGGGATCAGTTCGTATACTTGAAAAAATATGTAATCGTATGATTAAACCTGATGAGATTATTAGGGCTTATGATCTTATGCATACCTATCCTAATATACGCACTAATGCGTATTTTATGTTAGGATTTCCAACAGAAACTAGAGAAGAAATATGGATGACTATAAATTTATGTAAGAGGATAAAAAGTAAGGTTAATTCAGCTTCGATTTATCAGCCGTTTCCAGGCCAGACTTTGCGTGAAAAATGTATAGAACTTGGGTATATAAAAGGTAATGAAAGGATGGAAAGCTTTACTGGAAAATCTGTATTAAAGCAGCCTCATATTACTTCAGAAGAGATTAGTGGGTTATGGAGAACTTTTATATTATATGCAAAATTACCAGAATCGTTTTATCCTGATATTGAAAAATGTGAGAAAACGTATAATAAAGAAATGTTTGATAAGTTAATTGCATTAAGGTGGAATATAGAAAAGACTGGGAGTTAATATTTATGTTTGTGATATCTTGTAAATATTCTCAAAAAAATAATTTTATTTTTAATTTAGTTAAAGATATAAGAAGATTTCACGAAACAGAGGAGATAGTAGTTGTTGATAGTAGTTCTGAAGATAAAAGTTATTTTGATGAAATTAGAAAAATGAATGTTATTATTGAAGATATAGAAAATAAAAATTATGATACTGGAGCTTATTGGTATGCCTTTAAAAAATATTCTGATAGATCATTTTTTTATTTTTTACATGATTCAATAAAAATTAAAGCTAATCTTGATTATTTAAAAGAAAAGGATTTAACTATATTGTGTTATTTTGATAGAAATTTAGAAGCATTTAAAAGTTTAAAAAATAAAGTTAACACTTTAACAGAATATAAATATGTTGATGAAGGAAAAGGAGTATTTGGGCCGATATTTTTTTGTAAAAATTCAATTATGAAAAAGTTATATAGTAAAAAGCTGGATGTTATTTTACCTACTAATAAACACGAAGCAGCATGTATGGAGGCAATTTTTGGAAATGCTTTTGAGCAAGAGGGATATAATCTTCCGGAATGTTCTTTGTGTGGAGATGTTTTAGAAAATGAAAGTGTTAGTGGAAAATCTGGAACATGGCCACATAGGACGGGTTGGCAGTTCCCGGTAGAAAAGTTTTATGCTCTTAGACAATAAAGGTTTTTATGGAAAAAATACATCAAATAGAAATTAATTTATTATTTTATAGAAGGCCAGTAGCTCTGCCGATTCATGCTTATTTTTTAAGTAAAATTAAAGAAGAAAATAAGAAAAAAATACAATTGAATATATTGGGACAAAATGGAAACTGGCCTGACTGTGAACCTATTTGTGAATTTCTTAGAACTAATGGTATTGATGCATATTATAATTTTCAATTTGGAAACTATATAGATAAAATAAAATTTGCTGCGAATACTCCATCTCCTCACTGTGTAAAATTAGATGAAGATTGTTTTGTCAGTAATCATGTTTGGGATTTTATGTTAGATAATGTGAATTTACTAGATAATGAAGATAATCTACTTTTAGCTCCTTGTTTGACAACTGGAATTCCTACTCATGATTATGTATGTGAAGATATGTTCTCGTTAGAACAAAATGCTATACTGGATGAGATGAAGCGACAATCGAAATTCAAAAATATTTGGGGTGTAGATTATACCTTTTTAGATCAACAAACTATTAATTCTGATAGATGGAGACCAAATGACTTTTATAATTTAGTAAAGACATTACAACATGATTACAAGGGTATACATCCAATAAGATTACATTCTGAAATAGTAAAGAAAACTAATGAATATTTTTTAGAAAATTTTGAAAAATTTGTAAATAAAACAAATTTATATGTGCAATCCATTGACTATAATACTAGACCTTATTTTTGTAATTCATTTTTTATTATAAGAACAGATGTTTGGAGAAGTATTATTAATGACAGATCTCTATATGTTGATCCTTATGATGAAGTTCCGTTAAATCGCTATAGAGTTAGATATAACAAGAAGTTTTTATTTATTAGGAATTCTAATGGAGTGCATACTCTTTATGGGTGCAACGAACCTTATGAACCAGGAATAGAGATTGGTCTTATTAGAGATATAAAAAACAGATTAGGCATTAAATGGGCTCTTTGTAATTACTAAAAATATGAAAATCAATAATCTTAAAAACTTTATACGAGGTTGGTTTATAGGAGATTTTAATCCTACCTTATTAAATACAAAAAATTTTGAAATAGCAGTTAAAAGATATAAAGCAGGAGACTATGAACCTTATCATGTTCATAAAATAGGAACTGAATATACACTTATTATTTCCGGTGAAGTTGATATGAATAATATTCACTATCAAACTGATGATATTATTGTTACAGAACCAGGTGAATATACTGATTTTAGAGCGATCACTGATGCGGTTAATGTTGTTATTAAAGTTCCCTGTATAAAAGGTGATAAATATTTATTATGATATTTATATCTCATAGAGGAAATTTATTAGGAAGAAATGAACAATGCGAAAATCGTCCAGATTATATTGAAGTGGCTATTCAAAAAGGATTTTATGTAGAAATAGATTTAAGAGTAATAGATAGTAAACTACTATTAGGTCACGATGGCCCTCAGTATGAGATAAATAATGAGTTTTTACAAAATAAAAAATTATATATTCACGCTAAAAACGATGAAGCATTACAGTGGCTAAATAAAACTAATTTACATTATTTTTGGCATCAAAATGATGATTATACTTTAACTTCTAAAAGAATAGTTTGGGTTTATCCTAATAAAAAACTTTTGATAAATTCTATAGTAGTTATGCCAGAAAACGGTCAGTATTCAGAAGAAGATATAAATAAATGTTTTGGTATATGCTCTAATGATATAGAAAAGTATTTTTTTAGATTTGCTATAAAAAATGACGATGATATAATATAGTGATCTGGAGAGTTAAAGTATGACAAATAATAGTATCAAACTTAGTGTATACGGGTGTGGTTTCGTTGGACAGGCAATTATTCGTGGTTTTAATTTATATGCTGACGTAAAAGCATATGATATTGATCCAAAAAGATGCGTAAACACATTTGAAGAAACTATTATGTGTGATTTTGTTTTTTTGTGTTTGCCTACTCCTATGGTATCAGTCGAGGGTGGAGAATGTAATCTTTCTATTATTTATGATTGTTTTGAAAAGATAAATAGTTTTCATAAAGAACATCCAGAATTATCAAGAGAAATAAATCCTATTTATATTATAAAATCAACAGTTCCTATTGGAACTACTAGAAAACTTACTGAAAAATATATAAACTTAAATATTATTCATAGTCCTGAGTTTTTAACGGCACGATGTGCTAATCTGGATTTTGTTGTTCCGGCAAGAAATATAGTTGGAGGAAACAATTTACAATCAGTAAATAAATTAGCCAATTTGTATAAAGAAAGATTTCCTGGTGTTTTATGTTTAACTATGTCTTCAGATGAGTCTGAAGCAGTTAAATATGCTGCTAATTGTTTTTTTGCTACAAAAGTAATGTTTTTTAATGAGATGAAACTTATATCTGATAAGTTAAAATTAAACTGGAACAATATTATTGAAGGAGTAATGTCCGATGGAAGAATAGCAAAATCACATTATCAAGTTCCGGGACACGATGGAGATGCGGGTTTCGGTGGACTTTGTTTCAGTAAAGACATAAATGCTTTAATAGCAACATTTTGTGAGAATGGATTAGATCCAAAAGTATTAAAAGCGGTTTGGGAACAAAATAAAAAAGTGCGTAAAAATTGGGATTGGGCAACAAGCAAATCAGCAGTAATGGAGAAAAAATAAATAATAGATAAACTGATGAATTGTGAAAAAATAGTAAGACCATCTAATATGGGAAAGAATACACATTAGAAACAATAAATAAAATAAGATTATGGACAAAAATATAAAGGTATTGTTTTCCATAAATTAAATTGTAAGTGGACTGCACATATAACTATAAATAAAAAAGATTGTATTTAGGGATTTTTCTCACAGAAAAAGAGGTTTATAAAAAAAAGATTAAAATATATTATTGATAATAATTTAAACAAAAATATATATTTGTAAAGTGATATTATGGTAGAATTTCTTTTTAAATTTCCAACAAAATCTCGTCCTGTTAAATTTAAGAACACTTTAGAGAAATATTATTCTTTTTTGTCTAATAAATATAGTTATAAATTTGTTATTACTATGAATAATAATGATGGAACAATGGATAATAGAAGTATGATAAATTATTTAGAGTCTAAACCTAATTTAGATTTTTATTATGAAAGAATAATGTCAAAAGTGCAAGCTATAAATGCTAATATAGATAAATATAATGATTTTAATATTATTTGCCTATTGAGCGATGATATGATTCCGGTCGTTCCTGGATTTGATGAAATAATATTTGAAAATATGTTAAAGTATTCTAAAGATTTTGATATTGCTTTACATTTTAATGATGGAAGAGTTGGACAAAAATTAAATACATTGTCTATTATGGGAAAAAAATTATATGACTATTTTGGATACATATATCACCCAGATTATACATCTTTATGGTGTGATAATGAATTTCATGATGTTACATATGCTATGAATAAGGCTGTTTATATAGATCAAGTCATAATAAAACATGAGTGGATAAAATATACAGGCAGAGATATGTTAAATGTAGAAAATGAAAAATTTTACAAAAGAGACAAAGAAATATATTTAAAGCGTAAAGAGATAAATTTTAATAAAGATATTAGAATATCATGAATAGTGAGTATTTATAATATAAAATGGCAAAATCAAAAAGTAAAATTCGTAAAAAGAGAAAAAATAATATGCCTATAGTTTTAGATATGGATGATTTATATAAAATATTAAATAAGGTTCAAATTGATAATGAAGAGCAAATTTTTGAGTTAAATGATTTTTCACTAATTCCTCAAGTAGAAAATATTATTAAGGACTCAACCTTGAGATTTAAGAAAAATATTAAAAAAAGTAAAGTAATATTTTCTATTTCTCCAGGAGAGCATGAGTTTTGTAAAGAAATAGAACTTGATATATTGGAAGATGAGATTCCAGATGAGAGTTTTCTTTTATAAAATTGACATTTTTAATAACTTTTGATATAATAGAGTAATCCTCAAGGAGAGAATAATGAAATTTGAAGATATTGTAAAAGATATTTGTGGAAATGAGTGGCAAGAAGATATAGACAGTAAAAATGGAGGATATGCTATTGCTATGATATTGTCTTTTATGACAGGACAATCTCCTACTTTAAGTGATTTATCAAAAGACATTGGAATTGACAGAGAAGAATTGGATGAAGTTTATCAGAGGCTTTTGACGACGGGTATGTTTTCTAAAAATTTTGATGCTAAAAGTGATTTAGAATTACTTGGAAAAGATTTTAGTAAAACTTCTAAAATAAATAAAAATAATAAATTATGGACAAAAAATAGCGCATATCGTAATGCTTGGTGTCATATAGCAGGAATAGGTTCAGGTTATATTGATCGTAATATAGATAAGAAGAAAATGAAATGAATAAAATAATTATATTCCTAATGAATAATCAAATGTTTTTATGTGAATTTTTAATAAATTTTATTATTATAAATAGTATAAATTGAAAAGGAGAAAACTGTGTTACAAACAGATAAGTCTCATAAATTAGTTCTCGCTACTGAATTTCAATTATACTGGAATGATATTGGACAATTTTTGAATAAATACGGAAAATATATTGAAAGTTTTTCAATGAATACTAAAGATTATTTGTGTCATGTAGCTATGTTGGTATATCCAGCCACAAAGAGAAAAACATTTCGAGAAGAAGTTTTAAGATTAATGGATGAAGTAAATAATGATAAAGATTTGAAACTTGGTATTTTGGGAATGAAGAAAAGAAAAGAAAGAAACAGATATTTTTGGGATTTTATTTTGTATATTAAATAAGGAAACTTATGGCTAAATATTTAGTAATAATAGAAGCACCTGGTAAAATAAAGAAAATACAATCATTTTTAGGATCCGAGTTTGAAGTGGTGGCGACGAAGGGCCATATAAAAGATTTGCCAGAAAAAGAACTTGGCATAGATATAAAAAATGATTTTACTCCTACATATGAAGTGTATAGCGATAAAAAATCATTAGCAGAAAGTATTACATCTAAAGCAAAGAAAAGTGATATTGTTTATTTATTTACCGACTTAGATCGAGAAGGCGAGCAAATTGCTAATTTGGTATCTACACTTTTACCAAAAGGGACTGTCTATAAACGTATAAAATCAAACTCTATTACTAAAGAAGCTGTTCTTAAAGCAATGGATAATGCTGGTGATATAGATGAAGATTTAGTAAATGCGGCAGAAACACGTAGATTGATTGATCGTTTAGTTGGCTATAAGTCTTCTTATGTAGTAAAACAATCAACTGGAGGTATATCGGCCGGAAGAACACAGAGTGCTGGGTTAAGGATTTTAGCAGAGTTAGAAAAACTAATAAAAGATTTCGTTCCAGTTATTTATTGGCCTATTGAAGCTGAACTTTTGACAGAGAAAAAAGAAAAGATTATCGCAATAATAAAATCTCCTAAACCTTTAGATATATCAACTAAAGAAGAGGCAGATAAAATTATTGCTATATTCAAAAAGGGTCCAATAAAAGTTTCTTCTTATGATGTTAAAAATGTTTCTGTGAAACCATATGGACCTTTTACTACGTCATCTTTACAGCAGGCGGCTTCGAGTATATTAGGATTTAGTCCTGATAAAACAATGAGTGTTGCTCAGTCTTTATATCAGGCTGGAACAATAACTTATCACAGAACTGACTCAACTAATATAATACCAGAAATGATATCCAATATACGTTCTTATATTAGTGATAACTTTGACAAGAAGTATTTGCCAAATAAGGCAAACATTTATGCTTCTAAAGTAAAGAATGCTCAAGAAGCTCATGAGGCAATAAGACCAACTGACATTTCGATTAAAGAATGTTCTGGATCGGGATATGATGAAGCAAAACTTTACAAATTGATATGGCAAAGAACTATTGCTTATCAAATGAGCAATGCTGAATACGAAAGAAGAAGTGTAGAGTTTTCTTGTGATAAATATGTTTTATCAGCAAATGGTAGTAAAGAATTGTTTGATGGTTTTAGGAAGGTTTGGGATTACAGTAGCTCAGAAGACAAGTTTTTGCCTGATTTGAAGGTCGGAGATATTGTTTACGGGTTAGAGTTTAAGACAGAAGAAAGACAAACAAGTCCTCCTTCGAGATATTCTGAAGCTTCTTTTATTAAAGAATTGGAGAATAGAGGAATAGGAAGACCTGCTACCTTTGCGTCTATTCCAAAAACTCTTAAAGATAGGACTTATATTGATATTAAAAATAAATCTATTTTAGTGACCGATTTAGGAATGAAAGTGAATGAATTTTTAGTGACTTCTAAGTTTTGTTTTGTAGATTTAGATTTTACACAGCAAATGGAAGAGAAATTAGATGAAATATCTAATGGAAAACTGGCAAAACTTAGTGTATTGACTGAATTTTGGACAAGATTAAAATCAGATTTAGATAATGCTAAGATAGTGAAGAACCAAGCGAGTATAACTAACTTTGATTGTCCAAAATGTAAAGCCAAGTTGGTGAAAAAACATTCTAAATTTGGTCCGTTTTTAGGATGTTCGAATTACGGAAACAAAGAGCATCCATGTGATTATGTTGCCAAAATAGATAAAGAAGGTAATCCGGTAGAAAAAACAGAAGAAAAGAAAGAAGTTGAATATAGTAATTTTAAGTGTGAAAATTGTGATGAAAAATTGATTGTAAGACAGGGTAAGAAAGGAAAATACTTAGGATGTAAAAACTTTTATAAAGAAAAAAAATGTTGTGGTTTTTATGATGCTACAACTGGTGAAAAATTTGTTTTCAAAAAGAAAAAATAATGGCAGATATAAAATACATAAAAAATGATGAGGAAAAAAGTATTGGATGGACTGCCTATGAACTTTATGATAAAAATATAATATCAAATAATACTTTATTGAATGGCTTGGGTATAGATTTTGATAAAGAAATGTCAAAAATGAAAGAAGAACAAAATAACTTAAAAGAGATATCACCTGTTGATTTAGACTGGGACGATCCAGCTATAAAACAGGTATTGAGCACAAATCCAAGTTTTCAATATGCGAAAAAAGTAGAAGAATGTATGAATGAATTAGTGAAAATGGGTAAAAATGATATTGAAGAAGAACTTAAAAATGAACTTTTAATAAATGGACCAAATTATAATGGCGATTTATACACTTCTAATCCATATAATGTAAAGGTTGTAAATATAGGATCTGTTGGCAATAATAATGGGGGTGATTCTTTTGAGGAAAACCAACAGTCTAAATATTTTACATCAACACACTCTCCTGTCTCTTCTTGGAACATTGTAAGTCCAGCATTAAAGGATAAGGCTCAAAAGGCTCAGGGAATAAAAGAAAAAAGTAAAGATATTTATATTTACAAAGACGCTTTAAGTATAATAAAAAATATAAATGATGAATTTTCTTCGGTATCTAAGTGGGCATCTTTATTTATTTTGTCTAAAAATAAAGGCAAACAATATGTATTAAACTGTCTAAAAAGTTTACCCACTTTTTATATAAGTTTAATGAATAATACTTATGGTAATAATATTGTAGAAATAATGGCAAATTGGAAAAACAATGCTCCTCTTGTTGATGAAATAAGTCCTGATTTATTAGGAGACGAAAAGAATGCCTCGGAATGCTGGGAAAAAATAAATCAGAAAATTACTAATAATTCTATTTCTAATTCTTTAGGAAATATTAAATATGAAACTATAAGAGGAGATTATCCTACTAAAATAAGTTTTATACTTATAGATCCTGTTCAAATAAATATGTATGATTGGGGTTTTTACATAATTACAGAAACTTTTAATGATGTTATATTTATTAAAGATAAATTTTTAAGAAATCCTTTACCTAATGGACAGTTATATGATAATTCTCATCTTGATGAAGCTATAAGGAGTTGTTTGGGAAAAGAATTTGAAATACCAGAAGAAATTTCAAGTGTTGAATTTCTAAAATCTATGTGGAGAAAAAAACCAGAAAACTTTGAAGAAACAGAAAAAGAAGTAGATAAAATATTGTTTGGAGATTTTGAAGAGAAAGAAGTAGATATAGGACAGAATAAATATAATCATTTAGACATATAAAAGAAGTTAAAATTATGAAAAATGTATTGAAGCATTCAATTTGTTATTTAATTGGTCCTATAGATAATGCTAAAGATCAGGGGAAAGAGTGGAGAAAAGATGTTAAAGAAAATCTTAAAGATTTAGGTATAATTTTTTTAGATCCAACAAATAAATTACAAGGATTGGCTAAAGAGGTAGATAACGAACAAAATAAAATAAAAACATATAAAAAATATAAAAAATGGAATATTTTGTCAAAAATGATGAAAAAAGTTGTAAGGGGGGATCTTCGGTCGATAGACTATGCTGATTTCGTAATAATGTATGTAAATACAGATATACATATGTGTGGTTCTTATCACGAAATGACCGTTGCTATAAATCAAAAAAAACCAGTATTACTTGTGATAAAAGGAGGGAAAAAGATGGCGTCAAGTTGGCTATTTGGCGTGTGTGACCACAAATATATGTATGATAATTTCGATGAACTGTTTTTATATTTAAAAAAAATAAATAATGGTAAAGAAAAACTAAATGATAGATGGGTTCTTATTAGAAAACAAATACAAGAAAAAACAGAAGACTTGAAAAGTGGTAGATTTTAGCATATAATATGATAATCTTAAATGAAAGGATGAAATTAAAATGGCTCAGACAAAACCAGAATACGCAGAATGCACTGAATTCGGTAATTATGCTTCTCAGTTAGTTAGTAAGTTTCCAGAAGTTTTTGGAGCTTTAGATGTTTCTAAGGTAAAATGTGTTGCTATTACAAATAAAGATCGTTCTGAAAAGAAAAATCTTTGGGAAGTAAAGGCAGTTCCATATCCTATTAGAATGGATTGTCCGTATGCTTATTATGTGGTAATCTTTATGAAAGATTGGACGGAAATGGATGAGTCTCATAAGGCAGCATTAGTTGCTGAAACTCTTCATGCCATTCCTTCGTCTGAAGATGAAGAGGGCAAGACAAATCCGTTTGATCTTAAGGATTATGGTAATATGATTAGAACACTTGGTGTTGATTATATGGAAAAAGATGGTATTCCTAATCTTATTAAAGATGATGTTAAGTGGGTGTTGAGATAATACTTCTTTTTCGCTCAAAAATAATAAAATATATTAAAAAATGTCGATAATAGTCTTATATTAGACTATAAGGAGAAATAATTATGTTTCAATTAGTATCAGAAGATGAGTATGGCACAAGAAATATAGTAGCATCAGGTAAGGATGTTGGTAAATTAGTTCAACAAGCAAAAAAGTTTGTTTGTGAAGCAAATCTTAATAACGCTTTAACGGCAGAAGAACAAAAGAAAAACTTTGAAGAGTATTTTCCCGTTTTTATTGATGAAGATGGAAAAGAAACAGATCAAGTAGTTTATGCTGGAAAGAAAGGAACAAGCACAAGATTAGTTTATGTATTTACAGAAAATACTGAAGGTCAAGAAGTTGAGATTGATAGTGTTGAAGGTGTTGAAATAAGATTTTTTATTGGTGAATTCCTGAAAGATAAGAAGAAGAACGTTGTAGATACTTATTATGCTGAAGATTATAAGAGTAAAGTTATAGATACTTTTAAGAGTGATTTCATTAAAGATAAAACATCTTATTTTATAAGAAAAAATAAATAAACTTATTTTAGGAGTTTAGTTGTGAAAAGTAAAACATTTACTGAAGTAAAAAGAAGTAATAATCCAGAACAAAAGTTTTCAACTGGAGCAAAACGGGATTCTCAAGAAGGAAAGGGAAGATTTGATTTATTACCAGTTCATGCTATAACTCGACTTGCTAAGCATTTTGAGAATGGAGCAAAAAGATATGGTGATGATAATTGGCGTAAGGGTATTCCTTTAAGAAGATATCTTGACTCGATGTTGAGACATGCTTTTAAGTTTACTGGTGGAGCAGACGGGGAAGATCATTTAGCCGCCTGTGCGTGGAACGCTTTATGTCTTTTGGAAACACAGGAGATGATAAAAAGGGGACTACTTCCCAAAGAGTTAGATAACTTACCAAAGAAAATATACACAGAAAAAGATGATGTATAAAAATGTTAATATTACCATACATAGTTTTATTCGGAAATAAAAATAGATCAGAATATATTTCCGGCTTAAAAATTGAAACCAAAAAAGAACTATCATATAAAGATGGCATTATTGAGCAGTCACTAAACACACATGAAGGAAGAGAAGCGATTGCTAAGGCGATGATTGAGCCTTTTCGTAGGAAACAAGAAACTATTTTAGAAGAAACTATTTTAGAAGAAGAATATAAGGTAGAAAAAATAAAATGTCAACCATACCATTATCTATAAAATATAGACCTCATAAATTATCTGATGTTATAGGTCAAGAAGTGGCAGTCCAGACTTTAACAAATTCATTTAAGGATAAAAGTTGGCATCACGCTTATATTTTAAGTGGTAATTTAGGTTGCGGAAAAACGAGTGTGTCCAGGATTATGGCAGCAATGGAAAATTGTGAGAATGGTCCCACGTTAGATCCCTGTGGTAAATGTAGAAATTGTCAAGATATATTTGATGGAAAATCTTTTGACGTAAAAGAACTAGATGCTGCTAATAGCAGAAGTATTGATGACGTAAGAGAAATGAGAAAAGACTCTCAATTTTCTCCAATGAATAGTAGAATTAAATACTTCATAATAGATGAGTGTCTAAGTCATGATACTATGATAGATACAGATACTGGAAAAATAAATATATCAAAAATAGTACATAAAAAATTAAATGTTAAAGTAAAAAGCTTAAATGAAAAAACAGGAGATATAGAGTTTAAGCCCATTATTAATTGGTTCAAAAATTCTGGAAAATATGTATATAAAATGATTTTTAGTTCTAAGGGACATATATATCCATCAGAAGGACATTTAATATCTACCACTGATGGATATAAAAGTGTTAAAGATCTGAATATTGGTGATAAGGTTTTAAGATGTGGTAAAAAACTATCAAATTATCAAAAACAATTTTTATATGGGTCTTTATTAGGTGACTCTTCGATACATAAAAATATTTCTGGCGGTAAAATAATAAAAAATGAATGTAAGCCAAGAATATCATGTGTTCATGGGCAAAAACAAAAAGACTATTTATTATTTAAGAAAAATATATTAAAAAATTTCGTAAAAACTAATGAAAAAGAAGAGTTTCATTGTTATAGCAAAAAATATAATAACAATATATCAACTTGGAGATTTAATACTATAACTAGTAACTCTTTTATAGATATTTACAATAATGTTTGTAAAAATGGCAAAAAGAATGTTACATTAAAATGGCTAAATAACATAGATTGGTGTGGAATGGCTTTTTGGTTCATGGATGATGGATCTTGTGTTTTAATAAAGACAAAAAAAGAAAGCTCATATAAAAGATTTATAAACATAGCAACACATGGCTTTTCTAAAAAAGAATGTTTACTATTAAGGAAATGGTTAAAAACGAAAGGTATTGAATGCATTTTGATATTAGACAAAAGGTGTAATAGATATGGGATATCTATAGGAGGAGAAGGATCTAATATATTTTTGAAGAATATATCTAAATATATTCCTGATTGTATGAAATATAAATTAAAAGGATTTGAAGGAGATATTTTTGATACTTCTTTGATAGAATATGAGAGTGAAAGTGTAATAGAAGAAAAAATTATATATAAAAAAGTTATGAAATACGAAAGTAGCACTTATGATTTAGAAATTCAAGATAATCATAATTATTTTGCTAATGGAACTTTAGTTCATAATTGCCACGGCCTTACAGGTGCCGCAGCAGAAGCTACATTAAAGTTTATAGAAGAGCCTCCTCCTAATGTAAGAATTATTTTATGCACTACTGATCCTCAGCTATTAAAGCCAACTATTCATTCAAGATGTATTTCTTTGAATTTTAGTAAAGTAAACTGGATTGATATTTTTAATCATCTCATAAATATAGCAAAACTAGAGAATATCTCTTATGATGAAGACGCTTTGAAGTTGATGGCAAAAACTTCTAAAGGAAGTGTAAGAAATGCCTTACAAAACTTACAAAGTGTAGCAAGTTTTGTCGGAAAAGATAAAATAGATTTAGAAAAAACTCAAAAAGCATTAGGGATTATTGACGATAATGCTTATTTTGATTTAATTGATAGCATTATTAAAGTAGACGTTCCTTCTGCTATGATTATTATAGATAAATTGATAGTAAAAGGTAAAAATGTTGATGTTTTAATAAAAGGATTAAATGGACATTTAAGAAATTTATTATTAGCAAGACTTTGTGAGAAGAAAATGGCAGATTTTGGCTTTATTGATGATGAGAGTAAGAGGTATGTTCATCAGTCAAAAGACATTTCACCAACACTGGTAGCAAAAATGATGGATGGTTTAATAAATGTTCAAAAAGCTATAATAGTCAATTTAGAACCACAGTATTTTTTAGAAAAATTTGCGATTGATTCGATAATAGATATGGTAAAGAGTAAAAAAGCAAATTAAGGAGTTAAAATAATATATGACCAGGCAACAAAAAAGCCCGGTCGAGTCTAATGAAAAGAAGAAGAGTCAAACAGAAAAAGAAATATTAGAAAAAGAGCAAAGAATGTTAACATTCATTAAGCTCGTTTCTATTGTTAAAGATTCAAAAGACAAAGAAAAAGTAGATGAAGCTTTTAGTGAAATAGTTGAAATGATGAAACAGAAAATAAAACAATTATCTTATAAAATTAAAATACCAGGATGCGGAATAGATGATTTATATGATGAAGCTTTGTTTGCCTTAAGATATAAGGCAATACAAGATTATGACCAAAAAAGGAGCACAAGACAAGAAATATCTCCATTTGATAATTTTGCTGTATTATGTATAAGAAGACATTTATCAACTAAACTTAAGGCTTCTTTTCAAAGCAAACAAAGAGTATTAAATCACTCAATTAGCCTCGATCAAGATAGATCAAGTTCTGATACTTCTAATGATTCTGTCGTTTTATCTGACATAATAACTAAGAATAATGGAACAATTCTTAGTGATTTGAATAAAAAAGAAGATTTTAGGATTTTAGAAAATAGTTTATGGCAGAGGATGTCCTCTTTAGAGAGAAATGTTTATTTACTTTATAGAGATAACTTGTCTTATGAAGAAATAGCTAAAAGGATATATAATAAAAAAGGTATCACTAAAAGTGATACAAAATCTATAGATAATTCATTAAGTAGGATTAAGATAAAAGCAAAGTGGATATACCAGCAGTATTTTAAGGAATAAGAAGGAGAAATTTATGAAATTTTCAGTAAAAGCTTCAAGTTTATTTAAGGCTATTAGTCCTATTATAGATATCTCTCAAAAAGGAAAATTAAAAGATTTTCAGGGATATAATAAGATAAATATGTCAATAAGAGAGAAAGAAGATGGATTGGATATATCTTCTTATAATGGAAAAATATCAGTTGTAGGACAATTGACATCGGTATCAGTTGATGATTTGAATTTCGAATTAAATGACAAGGGAAGTGTGACTGTTGATGCTAAGTGTTTAGGAGAAGCATTAGAGTCGTTTCCTGTTGAAGAAATTGTGGTTTTTGAACTTAAAGAAAAAGATGGAGCAAAAGAGTTATATATTAAAGAAAAAAATGACGAAGATCAATATCAAACTTTAACTTGTTTTGATGAGGCTGTAAAAATGCCAGAAACTCCTAAGAAATTCGTAAAAGAAGTTTCCGTGCAGAGAGATTGTTTTATATCTTCATTAAATAAAATAAGTTTTGCTTTTGGATATGAATCTGAAAGACATGTTTTTTTACATTGGGTATTAAGGGTTAGTCCTAATAAATTACGTTTTGTTTCTGGGACAGGTAAAGTTTTTGCTATTTTAGACATAGAAGACACAAAAGCGGTTAATACTAAAGATACTTTTAATATTTTATTTTTTAATGAATTTAGTCCATCAATAAATAAGATATTGAGTAGTGTTAGTGATAATATGATAAAAATTAAAGAGTCTGATGTTTCGGATAATTATCAGATTTTGCTTTCTACAAGTAAATTTGAGATTGCTCTTACAGGAATGAATCCTGACATAAAGTGGGTTGATGAAAATTCTTTATTGAATAAAGATTATGGAATTAAAGTTATTACAAAGAATTCTGATTGGAATTACGCTACTAAGGGGATAGAGGCAACCCATACAGATGAGATGAAAAAAGAGGGTATTCCTCATAAAGTTGCTTTAGATTTAGATATTAACAAGAAAACTATGTTAATTAAAGCAGAGAATACGTTAAAGTCTTTGAGAAAGATTAATATTATTGACTGTGTTTATCCTAAAGATAAGCCTCAATATTCTTGTATGACATATTCTACGATTTTATCTCAGGTTACATCATGTGGAGACAAAGAAGGATATATGCAGATGGAGTTCCAGGGAGATGTAGGGAAGCAACCGATTATCATATATTATAATGCTTTAGATAAGATATCTGATGGGAAATCTTTGAATAAAACTAATGGAGCAACTGGTTTTGCTGAGAAGTTTGCTGTAATCTTTATTCAGACGGCTTAAAGAAGATGTCACAAGAAGAAAAAATTAGAATATGCTGGTTAACTGGCAGCTTTTATCATACCAGGATAATATTAGATAAAATTAAAAAATCTATTGGAGATTATGAATTATATTTATATGATGAAAATAATACTCCAGAGCATATTGAGATGCAGATATTAGGGAGTGGTTTATTTGCCTCAAATCGGCTTATAATTTTAAGAGGTATTCCTCATTTTGTTGGAACTTCTACAAAATCAAATAGTAGATGGACAGAAATATTTTCTAATGTTCCAGAAGATTGTGTGGTTGTTATTGATAATGTAGATGTTAGTAGTAGACAGGTAATATTTAAGCATATAAAAAAGATAGGAAAAGTATTTGATCCTCCAAAGGTAATAAAAAAAGATGAAGCTATAAGTTATATTTCTGATCTTTTTTCTGAAAAAAACAAGAATATACTTAGAGAAGATATTGATTTAATTGTCAGTAATTCTTTAACTGAAGACGGCAAAGGAATAGACGTAGACAGAGTGACAATGATAGTTAAACAGATTTGTTATTTTGTTGGAAATAAAAAGAAGAATATAGAAAAATTAGATTTAATTAGATCTTTAACTGGAAATAATAATTATATTATTTGGGATATGTTTGATGCGATAGATAATAGAGATTTTATTAAATGTGAAGAATTATTATATAGTGCTTCAGAAGTATCATCTATAAAAGGGGCAATTGAGGAATTGTTTAGAATGTTGTTGTGGAGATTTAGATTGATGTTTTTTTTAAAAGAAGGATTATCTTTAGGAAGATCTCAAAAAGAAATATTTGATGGTCTTAAAAATATTCATAAATTTTCAAGAGAAGGATCAGGATTTTATTCTAAATTTTCAATTGATCTTGATAAGGAAAATAATGAAAAAGTTGTATATTCTGAAAGTGTTGCTAATAATATGATAAATGGAATGTTTGGTAAAACACCAGTATTAGATAAGTATAGTAGAACAGAAGTTTTTAAGATAATGCGCATAATTGAAGAATGTTTATTCAAAATAAGGAATATTTCAAACGAAATAGAATACTTAATAGTAGCAGATAGTTTTTTTATGTTTATTTGTGGAACTGTAGATGAAAATCTTTTGAGCAAACTTAGGAGAATAGCCAATGAGTGAGCCTAATTATATGAAATTGTATAAAAGATTTTTAGAAACCAATGTAGCTCTTTCTGAGTTATATCTTAGTTTGAATGATTTTTTAGAAGAAAAGAATGAAGAAAACATAAAAGATGTTTCTTCAAAAATAGAATTTCTTAATAGGACTATGGACGCATTAAATAACGGGTTAAAGGTAGCGTTAGAAAGTTCTGTAGAAATAGAAAGTGATGAAGTTGATGCCGTTCCGACAGAAAATGGTTTTAAGTTAAATTGACAGGAGGGTTTTATGAAAAATGAATTAAACGGAAACTCTTTTGAAGATAGTGGATCTAATTTTCCGAAGGATGATGTTGGAATAAGAGAAGAACAAGTTTTAGATATTTGTGATCATATTATAAGTCGTTGTTGGAGAGAGATTTTTGAAAGTGAAAATAATAAAAAAATATCTTTAGAAGATTTAGAAAAAATATTAAACTTAGCAAATAATTCTTGGGTTTTAGCAACTGACATTTTAAGAGACGATAATGAAGAAGAGTTTGTTTTCGATGAAAATGAAGATATTGATAATGAAGACGAAGAAGAGGATGGCGAAGAGGCTTAAGAAGTGATATAATGTAGTAGAATAAGAAGGAGAAAAAATGATAGAAAAATTTTACTTTGTTGCTGTGGCTTATTCTGGTGATTTTGATATTAAATATGATGATATCATATTGAAAATAGCAGATAAAAATTGTGACGGTTCATTGTGGGGACAGGAAAAAATATTTGGCTATAAAGATAATATAAGATATATTGCTTTTGACTATAATAAATTGAAATACGCTAAATCAGTTGCAGAAAAATTAAAGACAAAAAAAAGATTGTTTTCTGTATCTGTTTTTAGAAAAGTATATCTTTGTGAGCCAGAAATAGTTAAAAACTATAAGGGAGAAATAAGTAATACATTTTTATTGTTTATTAAAAAACATAATCCGATTGATATGTAATGGAGAAAAATGATGAAAAAAGTATCAGAAGAAATACTAAAGAGATTTAAGCCGATTTGTCTTGTTGATAGTGGTGATGCTGCTGGTATAGTATGTGCAAAATGTGGTGGTATTCTTCTGGATCGTTTTTGTCCTGATACAATATATTATGAAATAAATGAATTTGTTTTAACGGCCATAGATAAGCATAAATGTGAGGAATAAATATGATTAAAAAAGAAGAAAATAAAATAGTTAAAGAGATAAAAGAATATTCTGCTAAAACGAAAAAACAAGGTAAATGTATTCAGTGTCAACATCCTTGGTATGATGGTTTGTGTGAGTGTGGTTTAAGCACTGTTAGAGATCAAGGTATAGAGATAGAAATTGTTAAGAAATATTTTTCAATTGGAAAAGATGTTTTTGTAGATTGAAATAATTTAATTTTTTGGAGAAAAATAATGGCAACAAAAGAAATAGAAATAGCGATTAGTCCAGAAGGTCATCTCTCTATTGACCAGATCGGTTTTGAAGGTAAAGAGTGTGCTGGTGCTATAGACGCTCTTATTAAAGCGTTAGGCAAAGAAGTATCAAAAACTCATAATAAAGATTGGTATAAAAAACAGAAGGTTCAATTAAATCAGCAACTAAGAAATTAAATTCTTTTAGATGTAATATTTTATGAAAAAAGATCTTTACAAAACTTTAGAAGTTGATAAAAATGTTTCTCCTGATGATATTAAAAAAGCATATCGGAGATTAGCCAAAAAATATCATCCTGATGTTAATAAGGAAGAAAATGCTGCTGAAAACTTCAAGGAAGTTCAAGAAGCATATGAAGTTCTTTCTGATACTCAAAAAAGAGAACAATATGATCAATTTGGAACTGTAGATAATAGTTCGTCTCAACATGATCTTTTTGCTAATATTTATCAGCACTTTAATAATTTTGGTAATTTTAATAACGCTCGACCTCATCCAGAAGAAGGAGATGATGTTCCTTTTCAGGTTAATTTAACTTTAGAAGAAATATGTAGTGGAGATAATGAAAAAGAAATAACATATAATAGAATGTTAAGATGTGAAAAATGTAAAGGAAGTGGATTAAAAGAGGCGGCTAAAAAGAATAAATGTAAGAAATGTAACGGTCAAGGAATTGTGGTTGTCTCGCATCACGTGGGTGGTGGTATGACAATGAGGCATACTATACCTTGTCCTTTCTGTAATGGTGTAGGTTTCACTATTAAAAATGAAGATAAATGTGAGAGTTGTAAGGGAGTAGGATTAGTTGAAAAAGAGGCAAATGTTAAAGTAAAAATACCGGCAGGAATGAAATCTGGTCAAGGGATGCGTATCACTTCAATGGGTAATGAGGGAGAAAATGGTGGACCAAGTGGTAATTTAATAATAAGAATAAATGTTTTAGAGCATGAGGTTTTCAAAAGAGAAAATGATGATTTAATTATTAAATGTCCTCTAATTTATAGTAAGGCTGTTTTAGGAGGACAGATAGAAATACCAACCATTTATCATACTATAGAAAAGATTACAATAAAGCCGGGGACACAATGGGGAGAGTATGTGACACTAAATGGTTTTGGAACACCTATATTAAACGATAATGGAAATAAGGGTAATTTAATTGTTGCTTTTTATGTTTTATTACCTCAAAAAATTACTAATGAATATAAAAATAAATTAGAAGAGAGCTCGTTATTAGAAGAAAAACAAATATTTGGTGACGATAATAATAACAAGAGTAATATAAACAAATATATGGAGAAAATACAAAATGGCCTTCAAAAAGAAAATATCAGCGAATAACGTAGAAGTTATTAAAACTGGAAATAATGATTTTCCGGTTGGAATGAGATTTGTATATGATGGTAAAATATGGCATGTGACAGCATGTATTACTGCTGATAATTCAGAACTAAGAAGAATTGTTTCTGACAGTGGAGAAGATACAGTTCTTTCTCTTACTAGTTTAAGAAAAGATGCTAAAAATATAAAGTTTGTTGAATAATGAAAAAAACTGAATTAAATCTTGATATTCTTCCTTCTGGAGAAATAAGATTTTGTCGATGTTCACCAGAAAAGAACAAAAAACTCTTAGAAATGTTAAAAGATTTTGGTATTAAAAACATTAGTGATTTAGAAGAGTTTTTTAATGCCGGAAACTCTATAGAACAGATTTTTGGTGATGAGCAACTCTGCGGATAAGAAGAATTATATTAAAATAAAAAAGACAACTCTTGATATAACAAGATTTGTTCTTAAATGAAACTAATATCGTATGTTTCTCCGATATATTAAATATAAGGAGAAGCATATGAAAAACATAATAATTGGTATTGATTGTGGTTTATCTGGGGCTATTGCTACAATAGAAGATGATATCATGTCTGTGGTTTCTATGCCTGTTAAAAAACAAATAATAAATAAAAAGAATAAAAACGTATATGATATTCCTATTATTATATCTTTATTTGAAGGGGTTAGAGGACAATTTGACGGTCATTCAGGAAATAATGTTATTTGTTTAATAGAAAAACAGGGAGTAAGACCAGGAGAAGGGTCTGTTTCAGCTATGACTATTGGAGATAATTATGGAGTGCTTAAAGGCTTAGCTCTTGGCTTTGGTTTCGCATTACATATTATTAGACCGATTACTTGGAAAAAAGAGTATCCAGAGTTGACTAATTCTATAGAGGTTATTAAACTTAGGGAAGAAATAAAGAAATTAAATACTAAAATTAAGAATATAAAGGATAAAGTAGAAAAAAAGATAATTAAAAAAGAAATAGATAAACAGAAAAGGCAGGTAAAAATTATAGAAAAAGATGCCGCTAGGGTATTGGCAACAAAACTTTATCCTAATATGGTTTTAGAATTTGAAAGAAAAAAAGATGACGGTAAGGCTGAAGCTGTTCTTATGGCCTTATATGCTAAAAATAAGCTGTCATATGAAGAGGTAGCTAAAAATACTTTAATGGGAAAATTCTCATAGGAAAACTAAATGGATTGGTATAAAAAAGCACAGAATACTTTAGAAACATTTGAAGATCGTAATCGTCTAAATGAGCGTATTAGATTTTTTAAGAAGATGATAGGAACTTTGTTATATATGAAAAAATATGTATATCAAAATGCTCCTCATGCTCGAAAGATATTATTAGATTTTTATGAAAATAAAGTAATGTCGTCTTTCCCGGGTATCAGAGACATATTAAAAGAAGCAATAGATAGGTCTTTAGATAATTATGGCAATTTTGCTGAAATATGTCAGAAAGCAGTAGATAAATTATACGAGAAAATAAAAGAAATGGAACAAGAAAGAACAGATTTTGTTAATAAAAAATTGCCACAAAAATTAAATAAAGGTAAAAAATGACTGAAATTACTGAAATTAAAAAAGCAGAAAAATTAACACCAATGATACAGCACGCAGAAAGTCTGTCGGAAAACGTTATTACTAAATGTAATTGTAAGTTATGTAATTCTCCTTTTAGGATAGAAGCGGAAGAGATATATGAACAGATGAATAGCGCTAAATATGTTTGGAAATGGTTGTTGGGTAAGGGAGAAAAAATATGTTATCTTCCTGTTCGAAACCATATTATTCAACACTACTTAAAACAAGAGCAAAATGTTAAGATTAAAAGTTATTCAGAGCATTTGAAGGTGTGGGTAAATCAAAAAATAGATAAAAAAAGTTCTATAGAAGAAAGAATAGCGATGTTAAATAATGAACTTATTATTATAGCATCAGAGACAGAAGGACTTTCTTTAGAAGAAAGAAGAAGAAGTTCTGAAGCGATTAGAAAAATAACAGATAGTATATTGATGCACGAAGAGAAACTTGATGCGATGGATAAAAGTATTGAGCCTATTTATGTTGTTATTAATAAGTTAAGAGATATTATTGCTGAAAAAATAAAGAAATCTTCAAATGAAGAAGTTAAAAAAGAATTAATGTCTTTATTGGAAGAATTATCTGCTAGTTTAGGGGATCTTATGATATGAGACTGAACGTAAAACCTCAATGTTTTAACTTGAGGAGTATGTCAGGCTTCAGAACAGAAATAAAAACTCTGTTATTTCTACTCGAAAGAGTAAAAATGAGATTGAACCTCTTTGTAAGAGAAAACCAATTTTACGAAAGTTTGATCGTGGAATGAAGAATCCGCTAAACTTTAGTTTGCGGAGTGTCAAGATAGAGAGATAATGTTTAGTGTCTAAAAAAATTACATCAATGTATATGAGATACAAACAGAGAAAAGAGGAGGCTGTTGCTAAAATTGAACAGTCTCAAAAAGAAATGAAAAATATTTTTCCATTAATAAAAAATAATAAAGAAGAAAAAAAACATAGTGGATGTAATTGTTCAAGAAACAAATAAAGTTATGAATAAAAAAGAATATATCAACATAATAAAAGATTGTTATAAAGAGTATCAGAGTAAAGAAATGTGTCTTGGTTATGCTCAAATTATCTATGATCATTTAATGTCGTTAAGATATGTTAAAGATGAATTCATGAGTTATCCTAAAAGTGTTTTAGAAGATCTTTTTAAGGAAGATAATTTATCTAAATTATCATATTATCCTTGTGATGTTATAGAACTAAGATATGTTATTAGAAGTGAAAAGATTTTAACTATTAATCCTACAATTTATTTTTCTTTTGAATTTTCAAATAAACATTTTCAAGATTATCCTTTACTTTTAGGATTTGAGTGTGAAAAAAAAGATGATGGTTTTTCTTTGTCTCGAATGAATAAAAATCCTGAATTAAAAAGAGTTTATTTGAGAGAAGAATATATAGAAACAGAAATATGTGAAACCATTCAAAACATTATTAAAGACGAGAAGGTTTGTGTTGATTTTAATGTTATTTCTGATGTTCCGGGATTAAAAAATAAGAAGTTTGATTTGTCTGTATTTAATTTATTGAAATTTTCAGGTGTAGAAGAAATTCAGTTTACAGAAAAGGAAAAAGCTATTTTTGATTTCTTGAGATATGTAAAACAGGTAAATCCTCAATTTGCCAATGTAGTGTTAAGAGTGGCCGGCGGGTTCGTTCGTGACAAATTACTTGGAATACCAAGTGATGATATAGATATAGCTTTATCTGGTATAACTGGAAAACCATTTGTTGAAGCAATAATGAAAGTTGGACAAACAATGAAAGATAGTCCAGTTGGAAAATCTTATTTAGTTGAACAAGATGTAGAAAAGAGTAAGCATTTAGAAACTGCTGGGGTTGATATTTTCGGGCAAAAAATAGAATTTGTAAATCTTAGAACTGAGATTTATGATCCTGCTTCTCGCATTCCAGTAATGGCTATTACAGATGATCCTGCCGCAGATGCCATAAGAAGAGATTTAACCATAAATGCTTTATTTTACAATATAGATACTGGAAAGGTTGAAGATCACGTAAATGGAAGAGAAGATTTGAAAAATATGAACCTTCGCACTCCATTAGATCCAGTAAAAACATTTACTGATGATCCTTTAAGAATGTTGAGAGTATTAAGGTTTTATAGTAAATATCCTAATTCTCATATTGATCCTAAAATAGTAGAAGCAATGAAAAATCCAGAAGTTCAACAAAAATATTCTAAATTATCTACCGAAAGAGCTTCTAAAGAAATTCGCAAAATGATGGAAGGTGACAAAGCTGTTCCTGCCGTTAGAATATTATTAGAAACTGGTTTGTATAAAAAGGTATTTCAAATTCCAGAAGACTGGCATGATATTACTATGGATCAAGCTAATGCTCATCATAAATTAAACTTGATGGAACATACTCTTGCTGTTATGGAAAATTATGATAAAATAGCAAAAGAACAAAATCTTCCTAAAGAAGAAAGAGGTTTAATGAGGATTTCGACACTGATGCACGATTTTGCTAAAATGAGCCCTCAAATAAGAAAAGAACATCCTAAAAAGCCGGGGCAATATAGATATATTGGACACGATCAGGAATCAGCAAGGTTTGCTGAAAACATTATGACAAGAATGGGATTTGAGCCAACAGAGAAAAAGTTTGTTACCACAATAATTTCAAATCACATGAGTCCTCACACTATAAGACCTAATATGGATCCAAAAGCCATTGGTAGGTTTTTGAATAAAACAACTCAATATTATAAGAGAGTTATGGAACATGCACATGCTGATGAATTAAGTAAGGGTTGGTTTGAAAATGGAGAAGAGGAGACCTTAAAAAAACAACACCAAGATGCTATAGCAAAAATAGAAGCATATCGTCAACAGATGGGGGAAAGAGTTTTTAAGCCTGTTATTGATGGCAATAAAATTAAAGCAATAGTTCAAGAAGTTGCTCCTGAAATGGTAGCTAAAAATGCTATGATAAAAACTAAAGAAGGTATGAAACCGGTTCATTATATGACTTATTTGATTGGGCAACTTATGGAACAGCAATGGTCTCAGAGAGTAAATAACGAAGTAGAGGCGGATAAGTTTGTTCGTGGAGCAGTAAAGAACATTTTTAATCTATGGAAAAGCCAACAATTAAATAATCCGGTAGATAAAAAAGCAGACGCCTCTTCAAGTGAAGGCCCGGATGGTGGAGACGGATATGAAGGAAATACTTTTAGGGGTAGTAAAGATGATATGGTTTTTATGTGGCATTCTTCTCCTACTCGTTTTAGAAAAGGTTCAAAAGTAAGAATGAATACTTCTTTTGGCGGAAAAGGATTGGGTTCTGAACAAATTGAGGGAAGAGTTGTTTCTCTAAATGAAATTAAAATGATAGTAGAGTGGGAGTCTCCTGAAAAATATAAAGGGAAGAGAACGGGTTATGATTTGACTGACACCGTTCGATTAGGAAAGTTAAACGTAATATGAACTGGTATCGTTTCATAAAGTTTGCTGTAAGTCAGAATATAGCAGATAAATTACAGAAATGGCTTGAAGCAAATAAATTAGAACAATTTCCTCAACTATTTGGTGAAAATGATAGGATAGTTTTACCATTTGTCAATAAGCCAATGACATTGATAATGAATATGTTAGAACAAAGGGGTTATTCTATTGATATAAGTAGACAGATGGCCTATAAAAAAGTAAAAACTAACTTTGGAGAAAAGCTTCAACCAATAAAAATATCCAAAGCAATACAAAAAGAGTTAGGAGAAGACACTCTTAGACTTTGGAATGAAGAAGGTGGATTTTGGTCAATAGTTATATCACGAAAGCCTATAGATGTAGTTAGAATGAGTGATTTTAAGGGAATACAATCTTGTCATTCTGAAGGTGGAAGTTATTTTAAGTGTGCTGTAGCGGAAGCGCTGGGCTATGGAGCAGTTGCGTTTTTGGTTCCTACTAAAGATGTAAAATCTGTTCCTGATTTACAGTCAGAAGAGATCTTTGAAGACAGAAAAAGAAAAGTTCCCGGAATAGTTCCTACTTCAAGAATAAGATTAAGAAGATTTATCAATGAGGATAAGGGATATGATTTAGCTATTCCAGAAAGACATACTTATGGAAATTCCATTGACGATTTTAGGGATGAACTGATGAAATTCGTTTGGGAAAAGCAAAAAGAAATGACTGATAATGGAAAAGACCTTTCTGACCTAAATAATTTTCATAGAGCAGGAGGTTCATATCAGGATACTGAAAGTAAAAAATTATTTTTTGATTACCTGACATATGGCGGAATAAAAGGTAGTGATATGAAGTTTAAGGGAAATATAGAATATCGCGGAGAAGACGACTATGAAAGTGTAGTGCAACAATATGAACAAGAAATAGAAGAGTTTAAGGAAGCAATACCATTAAAGTATTCTTATATTGAAGCGAATGTTGAAATAGAGGGTGATGAAAATAACTTTGTTATGATGTACGTTTTTGGAGGAATAAACTTTGAATATGATTTAGGAAAAGAATTTTCTGATGTTAGCAAAGATGACTCTTCTCTTATTCTATTAGAACGTAAATTAGAAGCAAACTATAGAGAAATAAAAAAAGTTATTCATGAAATTCCATCTTCGGGATTATATTCAGACATAGATGATATAGGATGGGATTTTAGAAATGGAAAATTAGTTTTTCGTGTTAAATTGTCTTTTGAAATGGAACAAGATACTCCTGACGCATATAAAGCAGAAAGAATGGATTTGAAAGATTTTGAAGAAAAAAAATATATTTATTTGTATGCTAAAATAGGAGATATATTAGCTTCTTATATTAAACTTCCAATTAAAGAACATCCTTATTATCAAGCCCTTAACAAGCAGCTAATATTTAAGTATTTAAGTGTTGAAAATAGTGATTATCACTTACGGATTGAGACTGCTAAAATTTCTTTAGGAACATCAGAAACTTCTTTTAATGATTATGAGATCGAACTTGCTATTAAACAATTTTTATCATCTGAAATTACAAGAATATATCAGTCAGTTCAGCAATCTCAATCTCAACAGATGTATTTTGAATTATTTAGAAAACCAGAAATAAAAAATGTTTCAAATATAGTTCCAGAAATATGGTTTTATAATGTTGACAAAACAATACCACAGATTAAAATAGGATTTGAACTAAGCGTAGTAAATAGCATTGAAGATTTTAATAATAAAATGGAGTTTTTGAAAGTTCTTGATGAATATTTGCCTAAATTGGTTGTAGGAATACAAAATGTTTTTGCGCAAAAAATGAAAGAGACAATAGAAATGAAAAAGAAAATGGGAGTGCAATAAGTGAACTGGTATAGTTTAATAAAACTTTCTAAAAACATAGAACTTCCACAGTCTATCTATAAAGATATAGAAGATTTGGCGAATGTCATTATAAATGATATTCTTGTTGGTAAAAAGCAAACTTACACAATAGATTACATTGATAAATATACAAATAAAAATAGTATTATTTATTTTAAGACAAAAGATAATGATAATAGTAAAAAAAATACTATTGCTATATTTTTAATGGTAAATAAAGATCCTGTAATATGTATATTTCCAGGTCACATGATAACAAATGGTCTTATAAAAAACTTTCGAGATAAAAATATTAAAAATATATTGATGTCATATTTAATTCACGAAGTCGTTCATGCTGTCGATATTAAAAGTCAAATGGATAGTTTTAGGGAAAAAAGAGAAAAGTTAAATAAAAATTTTGATAAGAAAAAATATTATAATTTTCCACCAGAGTTTGACGCATTTAGTAAACAAATGAGTTATGATATAGTTGAGTATATTAAACAAAAAAATAATGATAGTAATGTAATAAAGTATATTTTTGATTGGCTTCGCAGTAATGCTGTAATCTTGCCATCTATTCTGAAAGATAAATATAGTGGCTTTTTTAGTAACATAGAAAAAAATAATCTAAAAATATTAAAAATGAGAATATATCATGATATATCTCAAAGTTTAGACAAATTTAAGGACAACAAAAATGGCACTACATAAAGTTTATCTTACTGAACAGCAAGAGTATGTGATGGATAGATATTTCTATAGCAAGGAAGGAAGCTTACGACTTTCTATTTATATAACAGCAGGTGATGTAGATACAAATGATAGAGAGGATGAAGAAAAAAGAAAAGAGATAACTGAAAAGTTTGAGAAATACCTAAATAAGCAACTGAAAGATATCATTAAAATTCAACCATTTTTCTTGAAAATGTTTGAAAAATTTAACATACCGATTGATATGTTAGATAATTTAACTTTTCAGATTAAAGAATTGAAAAATAGAAATGCTCAATCTGATAGTAAAACTATTATTTTTGATGAAAAACTATTTGACAAAAAAGATTTTATTAAAGAAAAACTTCATTTTTTAGTTCACGAACTATGTCATTGGCTTACTCGTCAAAGAGAAAGAAACTTTTATTTTGCTGATCCTGAAGAAACAGATGCTTTTTCAATAGGAATGGCATATGAGTTATTGAGAGGTAGGAATAAAGAAGAAGTATTAAAAATATATTATCCGATTATAGAAAAACATTTTAATGACGGAAGAGATGCTAATAAAATGTTTGTTATATTATTCAATAAAGCATTAGATAAAGTGAAAGAATATAAATAATGTTGATAAAAAATAAATCACTTAAAGTTGATAAAAAGTTTTTTGAAGATATCCTAAGTAGTGCTGATAAGAAAGATGATAAATGTATATTAAAATCAATAGAGTATTGTTCTTCATTATTTACAGAAACTTCTTTTGTGGAATATAAAATGCTAACAAAAATAAGTAAAGAAAGAGAAAAAGTAATACGTTTATTATTTAATGAAGGAAAAGTAGAAGAAGGTAGTTTGCCTAACTTTATAGATCCTAACTTTATAGATAAAAATGTTATTTACTCGATTATTTCCGATATCGCTCAACTTTTAGTTGAAGCAAAAAGAGCAAAACAAAATGAACTGGTATAAAATAATAAAAAATAAAATGTTTATAAGAATGTCAAAAACAATAAGTAATAAAGAGGCAAAAGATATATTAAATGGATCAATAACTCATCCTAATGCTAAAATAGCAAGATTGATGGCTAAACAATCTGCTAATGCTTTGGACTCTATTGCTTTACAGATTGCTCAACTTTTAATTGAGGCATATAGCGGAATAAATCAGGCTAGCTTAAGTAAAGTGAGAAACATTGTTTCTTTTATATCTGATGGACTGTCAGTGGAACAAGCAATTGAGATGGGAACTGCTTTAGCACTAAAATCAACAGGAGCAGAAACATTAAATGAAGGCCAACAACAACTTATTCAATTGTTATATGGTGCTTTTTTTGAAAGAAATGGACAAAAGAAAATACAAGAACAATCAAAAGTTCAAAATGAAGATCCACTTTCTCCGATTGGTGAAGAAAATGTTCCTCAAAACAATACCGCTCAACAATCTCAAGAAAACATTTCAACAGAATTGCCAAAAACTTAAATAAAAAGTTGCTTTATTTTTTTGCGCGAAATATAATATGATGTAAAAATGGAGATTGTGTCGTGGAAATTGAAATAATAAAATACAAATATAATAGAACGCCTCATCTTCCCTGGAGTGAGAACGCTGATCTTGATGACATTTTTATTGAAGATATACATCAGTTTGATGGTAAAGAAGTTATAGTTGGAGAAATGGTAGACGGAGAAGGTACCACAATTGCTAAAGATTATATTCATGCTCGTTCTTTAGATGGAAGATATCATATTTCTCGGCATTGGGTTAAAAATCTTTGGAATAACATAAGACACGATATCCCTGATGGTTGGAGAATATGCGGAGAAAATATGTATGCGTGTCATACGGTTATGTATAGAAAATTACCTTCATATTTTTTAGTATTTGGGATTTATAATGAAAAAAATGAATGTATTTCTTGGGATGATACTTTAGATATATGTGATATGCTTGGTTTAGATATAGTTCCTGAATTATATCGTGGTATTTATGATGAAGAAAAAGTAAAAGCTTGTTTTACGGGAATATCTAAATTTGATGGAGTTGTAGAAAATCCTGCTTACAATTCTGATCTTTTAGAACAAAAAGAAATAGATGAACAAATGCTTGGACATTATTTTTTGCCAGCACAAGAAGGATACGTAGTAAGAAGTGTTGGTTCTTTCCACTATAATGATTTTGCTAAAAATGTTGGAAAGTTTGTTTCTAAAATGTTTGGCATAAAAATGAGAAAAAATGATAATGTTCACTGGATGACAAAACCCGTAATAAAAAATCTCTTAGGATAATAAGATGAAAATCATTAAAATGACAGCGACAGGAGCAGATAATTCTGTTTCTCCTAAATCTTTATTGGAACTGTCAGAAAGATATCCGTTTGTTGAATGGGGAATACTTTTTTCTAAAAATAAAGAAAACTCTTTAAGATATTCTTCTCTGTCTTGGATTAAAGACTTTTGTGAAATCATAAAAGATAAAAAAGTAAATACTTCTGGTCATATTTGTGGAAGTTATTGTAGAGAATTATTGCTTGGAAAAGAAAATATATTTCTTGAAAGATCTTTTATATTAAATGCTTTTCAGAGATTCCAGTTAAACTTTAATGCTGCTTTTTCAAAAATAGATTATTTGAATTTCCCTTTGTTATTGAAAAAGTATAATTTAAGGGATATAATATTTATACTACAAATGAATAGCGATAAGAGTTACGGGGTATTGGATGTTGTCAGAAAACAGGTAAAAGTAAATGTTTTTTTTGACAAATCTGGAGGAAAAGGCTTTGTTCCGTTTGCCTGGCCGACACTAATAGATGGTGTTTTATGTGGATATGCTGGTGGATTGGGTCCCAACAATATAGAAGAAGAATTAAAGAAAATAGAAAATGTAGTTGGAAATAATGAGATTTGGATAGATATGGAAAGTGGAGTTAGGTCAGAAGATAATTTAACTTTTGACTTAAATAAAGTCGAATTTTGTTTGAACGCTGTAAAAAAATACATTTAAAAAGGAGAAAAAAGATGCCTACAGGATTTACCGATCATTTGTTAGACAAAGATTTAAGTTTTCCTGATTTTGCTAAGATTTGTGCAAGAGCATTTGGAGCATTAGTAGAGTTTAGAGATGATGCTTTGACTGCCAATATTCCTGAGAATATTCCAATAGATAATTATCATTTACTGCGACTTAAAGACGCAGAAAAGAAGTTAAAAGAGTTTAAGTTAAAAAATGATAAAGTTTTACGTGATCAATTTGTGAAAGAACAAAAAGAAAGCTTAGAAAGTAATAAAAAATATTTAGACAGAGAAAGAGAAGAGAATAAAAAATATGATGATATGAAAAACAAAGTTTTAAGCTGGGAACCTCCTACTTCAGAACATTTTGGTCTTAAAAAGTTTATGTTAGAACAAATAGATTTATCATATAATAAAACAACATATGCCGAAGAAGAAGAGGCAATAATAAAAGAAAAAACATTTGCACAATGGAAAAAAGACAAATTAGAAAGTCTTGTGCATGATGTAGATTATCATAAAAAAGAATGGGAAGAAGAAGAACAAAGAAATGCTGAAAAGAATAAGTGGATTAAAGATTTGTTGAATAATCTAAAAACTTGTGGCATAAAATAAGGAGAAAAAATGGAATATCCTACAGACAAAATGATGACAACAGAAGAGATTAAGCCTATTAAAAGAATAACCGGACAGATTTGTATGGGATCAGGTAATTTTTCTTTAGCAGAAATGGGATATCTTTATTCTCGTCTTTCTGATGCTTTTGATATATTAAGTGGCATTCAACAATCTCCTATGGCTACTGATGCGAAAGAGGTTTGGGAAAAATATAAGAAAGAGACATCTGATGGAGAATATGATATAGAAAAAATAGCAAAAGAAATTTATCTCGCTTTAACTGGTGAAAAAGTTATTAAAACAGAAAAGGTAAAATAATATGCCTTATATTAAATCAGAAAAAAGAAAAGATTTTGAAACAGAAATTCAGTCAATAGTAGATAAATTAGATAAATCTGAAGAAGGTGATAATTCGGCAAAAGGTGAACTAAATTACATTATTTATTCTATTATTAAAAGATATTTGGATAAGAAGGGTATGAGATATTTTAGAGCACAAGATTTTATTGGTGGAGTTTTAACCTGTTGCCAAATGGAATTGTATAGACGACTGTTGGCTCCTTATGAGGACAATGTGGCTATAAAGAAAAATGGGGATGTATTATGAGCGAGAGCGTTGTTTATTTTTTAAGAGGATTACCGGCAAGCGGAAAAAGCACTTATGCTAAACAGCTTCTTCAAAAAGATGGCAATGCTATTCGTTTGAATAAAGACGACATTAGAGAAATGTTGGCACAGAAGAAATATACTTTTGAAGGACTATTTGATATAAATATTCTTGCTAAGATGTTTTATTGTGACACTATTTGTTCGAAGTTGGATGAAAAGATTAAATGTAGTACGGCACAATATTATTATACTTTTGGTCCAGGACATAAATGGACTTTTGTTGATAAATGTAAAGAACATCTTGTTAGTGTTTTTAAGAAAGAAAAAGATTTTTTCGCAAAAATAAAAAATGGCAGTTTAAGTAATATAGAAACTTTAACACTAAAAATAGAAGACGAGTGTATGAAGTTGGTTGTTTTAAGTAATAAAGACATTGTGTTAGATGATACAAATTACAATCCGAAGCACTTAGGTCGTGTTAAAAAGTATTGTAGTTCTTATACTATAAAAATAATAGATATACATAAAGAGTTAGGGGTGACTTTAGAACAATGTCTTGAAAGAAACAAAAAGAGAGATAGAGTTGTTCCTGAGTTTGTTATTAGAAAGATGGCAAAACAATATAATGTGTTTTCTGAAAATAGATCAAAAAATCAGAGATATGAGACAAAAAATCTAATAGCCTTATTCGATGTTGACGGAACTTTGGCCAACATAGATCATAGATTACATTTTCTAAAGAGAGGAACTAACGAAAAACCAGATTGGACTGGATTTTTTGAAGCAATGGATAAAGATATAGTTAGACCTGAAATAAAAAGTATGATTGACGATGTTTATCCTTATCACGATATAGTGTTAGTCACTGGTCGTCCAGAAAAATATAGAGCAAAAACAGAAACTTGGTTAAAAAACAATAATATAAGATATAATGCTTTACTTATGAGAGAAGATGGGGATCGAAGATCAGACGATATCACAAAACAAGAGATTTTAGATCTTTATATTGACAAGAAATTGGTGGACATTGTTGTGGATGATAGAAAAAAGTTGTGGAAATGTGGAGGAAGAATGGATTAAAAGTTTGTGATGTAGGAAATGGTGAAGATTTTTAAGGAGATAAAATGATTGAAATTTTTACTCAACTTGAGGGTATGATTATTACTTCTATTGACACAGGATGTGGTAGAAAAGTTCTTTTAAGTTGTTTTAATGATGCTCATCCTTCTTTTTCTAAATCAAAACTGATATATTCGCAAAAAGAAGTAGAAGAAGCATTAGATAAACTGATTAAACTTGATTTTGTAAGAGAAATAGATGGTCATTTAACTCTTAGTAATAAAGACATTTTTAAGGTATAA